GTTATTGATGGTGAAACAGTAGTATCCTCCCATTCGAATCTTTGATTTTTATGAACACCGGGTTTTCCACAAAGTACTTCAATCTCAGTAGACGTTGAAGTTATAACAATACCGCCGGTTAATCTATGATTTTCTTGTTCACCGTCTCCTACTTCAGGTATTTTAGGATTATCAGGCATAACTATTCGTAATCAAACGTATTTACTGGAACGAAATCTTGATCAATAACAAAGATATTTTTAACATCAGAAGAAGCACCTTTAAATAACCATCCTTTCATTGTAAAACTAGTATCTGCTATAATTCTCGCTGGTTGCGAACCGGATATTTCAACAGGATAATCTAAGCTTATATTACCGTCCCATAATACTTCAGTTCTTATTTCTAAATCATTAGCTAAATTCTGAGAGGACGGTACTTTCCAACTTATAATAATATATGGGTTATTGTAAGGTACGAAATTGCTTAAAATTTGATCCATATCAGTTTGAAATTTTGTCATAATAGACATTGATATACCTATATTAACCGGTATAGGAGTCTTTAAATGATCTGAATCATAAGAACCAGCACTAAGTGTAGGTGATTTACTATAATAAAACCCCGGTATTTTATTAAACACCCTATCTGGATCTCTAGAAATAGATGTGTAATGAACTGCAATAGTTGGGAGCTTTAATGATTGAGACTTATTAACTATATCCTGAAGAGCTCTTTCTTTAGGGCCGTAATAAAAACCTGTCTGAATTTGATCAACAACAGTTTTACTTCTATTATATCTATTAATGACAATACTATTAAAAGCAGTAATAAACTGCCTTATCATGTCTTTTAGCTCAAAACCATAATACCGGTTTTTCATTATAAATATTTATTAAATAAAACGGTCTATAAAATAATCTGGCAATAAACTTCTATATTCAGGTAGTAATTTTCTTATACCACCGGCGTCAATAACATACGTAGTACTGTAATCATTTTCATCTCTAGTACATCTTCCACATTGTTGAATAAACGTAGTAAACATTTTATTTGTATACCATTTATAATCGTTTTTGGACATTTCTTTTACTCGTATATCTCCTAAATCAGGCCACGGGCATTTAATAATAATACAAAAACGGGCCGCATCACCTTTCAAATCAACACCAAAACTTAACGACGGACTAGCTAACACAGTAGGCTCCGAGCTTTCAGAATGCTCGGTCAATATATCTATATTATCCTTATCACCTCTTATACGATATAACACCCTATCGTTTTTTAATTCGTTTTTTAATCTCAATGTCAAAGCATTTGACTGAGTGTGAATTAAACCTTTTACATCTTTATGCTCCTTTAAAATTTGATCTACACATTCAACAACTTTAGGAAAATATCTATCAATATTCTTTTTTGAAAGTTGAATAGTACCAAATACAATTGGTGACAGTTTCGGATCAAACGATGAAGGTAAGTCTATATATTTAAAATCTTGCTCTTCTATGCCTAAGTTTCTCATAACACGTCTATAATCGACGAATGTAGCAGACATAAGAAGTACCTTATCAGCATATCTAAATAAATGCTGCGCTAATACATCAACCTTTTTGGGTATTAATTGTATATATTTTTTATTATAAATAGAAGTCTTATTAACAATATATTCAGATTGCTGCCAAGTATCAATAATAAGAGATAAGTCGCGCTTTAAATCTGCAATAAATTTAAACTCTTTCTTTACTGCGTCACTTATAGTATCAGAATGCTTCTCAAGCATACGGAGCAATTCAACATACCTACCTTCTAACTGATGATGTAAGTTAATTAAATTATTATAAAACCGTTTTCTGTTAGATGAATATAATAAACTAAAACTATACCTGTTTAACTTACCTAACTCAATACTACAACTAAACCGACTAACAATTATATTTTCTAATTCCGACGCCTCGTCACATACAATAAGCTGTCTATATTTTAAATGATCAGGTTTGTGAAAGAAGCTAGAATAATTTTCTACGCTTATTTTTGCAATTATAGATTTATTTTTAGCTTCATAATAATCACACCTATTACAATCCCAACATTCTCTTTTTAGTTTAGAACTAAAAGCACATGGAGCAGCATCAGCAGTACTTCGATCATCTAAATTACAAACGTATGAACCTTTACCTTTAAGAGGTTTTATATCTTTAAAATCTTTTGTGTATTGATCTTGTAATGCTTTTGTTGTTGTTAATATTGATGTACCGTAATTCTTATCAATAAAGTCATCTGCATATTCATAAACTAATTTACCATTGTCCCATGATGTCTCAAACGCTCTATAATCGGAAACTAATTTTGATAACCTTGACGGTAATTTTTGTAATCCGTTTGCTATTGCTTTGGCAATAAAACTTTTTCCACAGCCAGTAGGTCCTTGCATAACAACAAACTTGTGCTCTTTAAACGCATCAAGTATATTAGGGATTGCATACTGCTGACTCGAAGATGGAATGTATCCTTTCGGGAAGTTTTTAATACCCATTCACATATTATAATATTTCTATAGAGAGAAGCAAGTCGTAATATTTATTACGTTTATTTTTGATCATCCGGTTAAGTCGAGCTTTCCATATAATATCATCTCGGTGTATGTGTTGTAAGGTATAATCGAAATATATAATTTTCTTTTCAGTAATAATATTAAAAGGATATAATAACTCTACTTTCTTATTATTATTAAAAAATAATTTAATATTAAAATCCTTTAACTCATATAACATAATTTGACCAGTACCGAGAGTACGTTTTTTCGATGTAATCTTAACATCGTGAAGTAATAAATGTTTTAATGTGTTATTAATATCCTCGTACGTCATGTATTCATAAAGGCCATTTTCTCACCTGCAGACATAGGTGCAATTTTTTCATTTATATATACCCAAAATGTTTCATCTGCTTCTAATGTACTAATTAAATCTACTGTGTCGCAATTTATAGTTCTATAATCTTGCATTATAATATCCCAAACTATAATTAAATTTTCTTGATTAGGATTATAATTCGGAGCTTGTCGCGGCGGGTCATAATTTAAAATAGTACGACCCTCTACGGAATTTAAAAGCTGTACATTATTAGTGCACAGCATTCGTCTAGTTGCTGGACGTCCAGGTTTAGGGTTCCGTCTTACAAACTTTACCTCACATACCTTATCTAATAATATACCTTTAAGATTAGCTAGACTGGTTATCATCGTCTTCTAAGTCCTGACAAATTCCGAAAAAACGTTGTTCATTTAAAAAGATACAATCCCTAAGAGAATTTTCATAACCTACTACGCGTAGATTATCAACCTTTATTCCCTTGTCATCTGGAAAACAAACAACATCACCAGGGGATGAATATTCACATCGAGGACCTACTAATATAACCCTAGCTAATCGCCATGTACGTTTAACTTGAGATAACGGAATATGTATACCATTCCGTACAACAGACCGACCATCATTTGATAAATCTACATATTGTGCTAAAACAATATCATCCATAACTCTACTCAACTTATATCCCTGAAGACTAAATGTATCAGTATCTTGATATGTATCTAAATTAATTAAGCTACGTTTTACATCATGATCCAAAGCGTCTCGTTGACTATCAGTTAGATCTAACTTATCTAATGCTTTGTCGTAATGTTTTTTCTTTATTTTCTCACTCATATTTTTTAATATTTATCTTAAATGTTTCTGAATACAAATCCACCTCTCTTTGTGAGAGTTCGTACTGTTTACATACCCTTTCATATGCGGTTTTATCTTTTTTTATTTTTTTAGTATAGTTAATATATTTCCTTTTTGTTTTTGGAATCAAACAATGCAACAAATTATAATGATCAACGTTTATACTAAAAACAGAACCATACATATTAACACTATTGTTTATTAGTGGAACAAACCTAGTATCAGCAAATGTAATATACCTGTTAACTATATACGGAGAATAAATCTGCGCAGATGTCACGTCTATATCAATTTTATTTTGTTCAAATAAAATGTTAGTTACAAAATCAAAAAAATTATTCGCTTGTTTCATATCTGGAAATCCTTATAAGGATTTTTTCTCAATTTTTGCAAAAAAAATTTGGACTACGGTCATAATCTAAAAAACCAAAAGTACAAATCACCAAACAGGGAAATTCCCGGGGTTTTGCGAAAAAAATTTGACCGCAGTACGTAACCTCACAGTGTTAATTTCGTTGTCGCGATAAACGCGTCATCCGTCATGGAATAGTACAAATCCACCACGATTTTCATGAATTCCTCTACTTGATTATCGGTTAAATTGGTGGAAAACGCAAAAGACGGTGCTTTTTGACCAGCCAGCACATTAATTGCCGTGTGACCAATCGCAACATTGTCTTTTGAATAGGTTATACTAACACTACACTTACCTTTTGGTTGTATAATGCCGTGTTGCTCAAATTCTTTATGTACGATTAAGTCATCACCATCAACTTCGATGGGGGCCTTCAAATATTTCGTCGACAGCAAATTCGCAATTTGTGTGTTAAATAATCTTTGAAAGAAAACAGCCCCAAGAGGACATAAATTAGGAAGCTCCCAACAAAAATTGACAGCGTCATCAGAGTAAATAAAATCATTGTTAAGAAGGTCTTCATTATCAATCATCCCCTCGGTTTCTACTTTCATTGGAGCGCGAAACGCAATAATATTACCAATTGGGAGTGTTTTTTTACGAAAATATTTATAAGCAAACCGACCGTGAATCAAATTTCCATCATAGATATCGATATCTTTTAAAATCATGCTAAATATTATAGATTACCCGCAAAAATAATCAACTTAAGAGGCAGATTTTTCAACTTTCTCTACTTCTTTTGTCCACGGAACATCAATACCAGAATCTAAACATTTTGCTGTTCTTTCGTAGTATTCATCTTTTGACATCTGTTTGCTGTTAACACATCGATTACCACCTGGATGATAAAAATACGGTTTCTTAAAATTATAAGTTATATCATCAGTAGTCCAGCTTACATAGTCAGAAATATCAGATCGTATGTTTTTCAAAGTAGTATATTTTTTTAAGGCTGTACCCAACCTCAACTCACTAAACATATGCTCATAAAAATATTTGTTTTTTATAATTTCATTTCTATAATTTTTTAATGTACTGTTATTAAAACTAACACATGTAGTCTGACCACCCGCGCCATAATCGTCATCATACATAGAGACATCTCTATGTTGATCTATAAAGCTTTCGAACTTTTGAATCCAAACCCAAGCTTGACCTGGATTATTATCAACATTACAGCCTAGAAAATCTTCCCCTTCTATGTCGAAAAAGTCTAAAACCGGTACATTGAATATAGTATCATATTCAACAAAAAAATAATAATCATACTTCGGTTTATGTCTATATGCTTCGCAAAATAATAAATCAGCTTCTGACCACTCCACTGGAAGGGCACCCTCAATACAAGAATTCGAAGGGTATTTATCCTTTTTCGCAATTAATGACCCGGGTAGTAATTTATTACCTTTAAAACCAATACTATAAATATCCCACTGAGGGTTTAACTTCTGAAGCTTTTTAAATGTATCACGTACAAACTCGTCTTCATAATGGTGTGTGTAAAAAATAGCATTCACAGGTAATGTAAAAAATAGTATATATTACTTTAAAATGAAAATCCAGTGATTAAATATTTATATGCCAGAGATACCTCCATGGGTCCCGACCGGGCCTTTTGATTTAAATAACGTTGTTTTATCTTCTTGGGAATTTATATACGATAACGGTGGTTGGGAAGAACAAGGCTCCGGGCCAGGTAGTACAGTAGCTAATAGCACTGAACTAATAGCTTGGGTAAAAAACTTTATAACTACTAATAACTGTTCTAGTCTAGTTGATATAGGTTGTGGAGATATGCAATGGACAGCTCAAGTCTTAAAAGCAAACCCCTTGGTAGCATATACTGGTATAGATTGGGTACCTTCTGTATGTAATGCAAATAAAACTAACCACCCAACACATACATTTCTAACTCAAAACTTCATACTTTCTACTTTTAGTAATAGTAATACGTATGACATGTTAATATGTAAAGATGTATTACAGCATCAATGGAACGCTGTAGATCAAATAATTACTAATATAGGAAATATTAACGTTGAACATTCTGTCTTTATTGTACCAACAGTAGCAGATAGTATTCTAGAAAGTAAATTAGTAGCAGCAGGTTATACATTATCTACAACAGTATCTTCGGATGAACAAAAAAGTATATTTATAAAATCTACTTAAAATAACCTGATTGATAATTATCCCGTTTATACCTCTGAGGACGTGTCATATACTTTTTACTAATTTGTTTTTCATTATCTATTTGACTTTCAAATATTGTATTGTCACATAGAAATGGTCGAAAGACATATGCATTATAAAATTTTCTAGCAAAAATATTATTAGAAAGTGATGCAGTGATACCATCAGATGGTAAAATTATAGGATAATACTTCCATAATAAATGCTTTGCTGTTTCTATAGTTAAAGCGTAGCAAACAGTACCACCATGCTCTCTATAACCGATGTAAAAATAATCATTAAACTGCTTTCTTTTTTTACTTAAGTTCGGTTCACGAGCTCCTTCGAAATCCCTCCAAGAATGAAAATGAATAATGTCCCAATCATCAGGTATATATTCCTTCCACTCTAATGCATTGTTACATAATTCCTCATTAACAATAGCGTCATCTTCTATTACAAGAAAAGTATTTACATTATCATCAATCGCTGTTTTATATGCTTTAAGATGACCATATGAACAACATATTTCAGCTAAAGATATTGGATGAGGAGAACCAGAAACATGACGTGTATTGTCATATTTAGCTGACGCCTCCATCCATAATTTTTTAAACCTAAATTTTCGATTTTTTTTACCCTTAACCGTTAAGTTATCTGGAACGATACTACGAATGAACTTATAGTTTTCAATATTACATTTTTTAAAATGATCCTTAATATACTCTTTACGCATAGGATCTCTACCCCACACTACATATATTTTATCAAATAGTGTGTCGAGCATTTTTTAAAAAATAAAAAACTATCGCAATAGAGTTTCTTTATAACCTAGCATTTCCCATGTATCGGCTTCCGCGGACCAATAAACAACAATACCAATTGGAAGCTCGGCAGTATCAACAAACTCATCATTAACGATACCTTTTTTAATCTTTGATTTTTCTACAAGAAAAACCTTTTCCTTAAAGTAAATAGCTTGACACTTCCGCTTATACTTTATTTCATATGCTTCCTTATCAGGTACTTTAGTCCAGTCCCAGATTAACGGATTCCAAAAAACAGAAAGATTAGGTTTAACCTTTGCTTGAATTGTTTTAGTACCTAGAAATGAGATTTCTTGTACATCTTTCTTGCCAGGTTTATATGCAGCTCCATTGTAAAAAATATCTACATTTTCGAACATACTATCAGTAAGAGGATCCTTGAGCTCACCTGGATCAACATCCTTTGCGGCGGCTCTCTTTGTTTTAGGTTTAGTCTTTGTTGTCTTAGTTGCAGTCATAATTAGTATTGAAATAAGTGTTCATTCTTGTAATTAATTATACATGTCAGATGATCTTTCAACTAGGTTTTGCGACCGGCCATGGACTTTTTTAGAAATACAAGAAAAAGGATTATATAACTGCTGTCCGCGCTGGGTAAACCTTAATAAAATAGGAGAAATTACACCAGATTTAGATTTTGCTAAAGAATGGAATAGCGAAGCTAGTAAAGCGTTTCGTCGTAGTATTCTAGATGGGTCTTTTAGTATGTGTAATAAAGAGGAATGCCCTATGATTCAAAATAAATCACTACCAAAACGTGAAGACGTATTAAATGGATCACACGGCACTAAATTACAACAAACTGTAGAATGGGATTTAGATATAGCTGACTTACCTTCTACTATTAATCTATGTTATGATAGATCTTGTAATTTAGAGTGTCCTAGCTGTAGGAAGCAGAAAATTTTCTATAACAAGAAAAACTATCCCCGTCAATATGAACATGCGTTACGAGTTAACGACAAATTACTAAGAATGATTCATAGTAAGCCTCATGACGTTACTCTTAATATTACGGGTTCTGGTGACCCATTTGGATCACCGTCGTTTTTTGAGTTAATGAAAAAAATTAACCCGCGTCTAAACCCAAAAATTACCTTAATGCTACAAACAAACGGTGTATTATGGGATCGACAGAGATGGGCAAAATTAAAAAATATACATAATTTACAAATAAAAACTATTATTAGTTTAGACGCGGGTATAAAAGAGCATTACGATAAAGTTAGAGTAGGGGGAGACTGGGATCGATTAATGAAGAATTTAGAATTTATAAAATCTCTTCAATTACCATGGGTTAGATTAGATATGTGTGTACAAAAGAATAATTACCAGAGTATACCTGAATTTATTAAGATAGCTGAACATCATAATTTTAATTCTTATACATCTAGAATATTTAATTGGGGAACATTTAAAGAGGATCAGTTTAACGAACACAATATTTTTGATACAAAGCACCCAGAGCATAAAAAATTACTAGAAATAATAAACAAGGAATATGATAGCCCAAGACATGATTGGGGAAATTTGACTGACTTTAGAAAATGAAATTAGCAGTAGTATTATTTGGACAACCTAGATTTTGGGATTTAAGCTATAAGAGTATTATACAAGAAACTACTTTCGAAAATAGCACCACGGATTATTATTTTCATTTTTGGGATAAAATAGCGTATAATACTGATGATCCGGAGTATAAATTAACCGATACAGACAAAGCAAATATAGTAGACACTTATAAACCCAAAAAATATTCTTTTACTGATTATTCTGTATTAGAAGAAACATGCGATGATGTATACCGTATAGTAAAAAAACAAAAAAAAGAATTAAACAAATTTTTAGATGAAAAACACGGTACACCAGAAAAAGAATTACTACCAACAGATACTATAGAAGATATTATAAACAATGTTCAAAAACTTAACAATGATAATATACAGAGACACGCCAGTCGTTTAAGGAAGACTATTTTTGAAGTCACACAACCGAAAAATTTAACATATTTTCTTGGTCAGTTTGTATCATTACAAGAGGGAGCGAAGTTGGTAGAAGAAGAAGGAGAGGAATATGATTATATTTTTAGATTAAGAACGGATGTATTATTTGTTACTCCTGACTTATATAAAAATAAAACAGATTACTTAAATGATAAACAATTATTTTATAATAGAATAGAAAATTTAGATAAAGGTATTTTCTGTAGAACCGGGGATTTGCAAATCTGGGAAGGATCATGTCATTCAGACGATGTAGGTGTAAAAAATAAATCTGGGTTACCAAACTACGGACCTAAGGAAAGAATTTTTTGTAGTAGATTTAAGTATGCGAATAACAAAATGACAGCAAGGCCACATAAATCGAGCATAACGAAGAAGCTACATACATCGAATAGTAAAAATACAAAATCTCATACATATAACCCTGAAACACAATACTTACACATGAAAGACTGGTTTATGGTAGGATCTGGTTCAGAAATGTTATTAAGTATGAAACAATATGTTAACACTATTATACATTTAATTAAAAAATCTAAACAATTTCTAATAGAAAATGGTATAGATAATAACTGGGCTGCTGGGGAGCTCGTATGCGGAGAAGTTTTAGGTTTAAATGGTATATGTGCTTCAGAATTAGGTTTTGAGCATTATAATAAAATGATTATTCCTAACCGATTTATAAAAATTGCTAATGAACATACTAAAGAATTTATTTTAAACCGACCTCATGTTAGAGTATTAGCGGATTCTGATATATCGGTAGAGGAACAATATAAAAAATTAATAAGATGAAAGTGGCACCATATAGAGCCTATACATAAGGTTAATTTTTTTAAAAAAGTCAGTAATTTTTACAAATTTATCATATTGATGTATAACACATGGAATAACACTATTAATATAAATTATATTATTTTTTATTTTAATATCAGGTTGTTCATTACATTGCGTCATTGACGACATTGCACATACTAACCTCAAATAATTATTCTTAAGAATTTTATATTGAGGACGTGGTTCATTATAGACAAGACTATTAATTACACCTTGATCATTTACTTTTCCCATTCTATTATAAACACATCTTTTAAATTTACTGTTATTATTCATACATATGAGTTGATATGATGTATATGCGGATAAAAACTGGAGGAAGTTTGCTAATGTATCAAAATATATAGCACCTCCACATATGATATTATTATGTGATATGGTAAATTCGTCTTGCTCTGTGAAGAACACTGTTTTGTTTTTGTTTTCTATTTCATTAAAAATATTTTTTTGGAAAATTGTATCTTTACTATTACAATGAAAGAATTTATCATTGTTATTAAATCTATGTATATTTTGTTCAATATAGTTTCTATATAAATACCATCGTTGAACTGGTGAGTACATAACTGGAATCCAGTTACCTCTATTATTAATGTCTACAATTGTAAGGAAGTCTTTATATTTGTGAAATAGATCATCATCATACCCATGGTAAAATAAAATTACTCTTATTGTATCATCATTTAATGACTGTATAGAGTCTAAAAGTATATTAATACCGGGATGATGTTTTCCTGTACTGGGTGTTATATGTTGGGTAAAAATATAATTCATTCACCAGGCTACATAAAAGGATAATTATTACCAGAATCATATCTCTTTTTATGATATTTCTGCAAATACCATTGTTTTAAAGACGCAATCTTTAATCGTATTTTTAATAATATTTTTTTCATAAAAACTGTTTAATTTTTTCTGCTATTAATTTTGCTCCTTCATCATTAGGATGTCGAGTATCGTTCGTAAGATTATTTAAACGGAACCATTCTGTATTAAAGTTTTTTTCATTTATGTATGTTATATCATTTTTATTACAATAATCTGATAAGTCTTTTTTATAAAACGGTTTACAAAACTCATAAATTAACGGCATGCCACTTTCTTCATAGCGTAAGAATATAATTTTTATATTTGGCCATTGTTCTTTAACTAAACGAACCGCTCTATCTACTTCGTTTATTGCTTTTTTAAAATATTTGTCTTCCGATTTAAATATATCCATAATAAATGAATTAATTGATATAGCAGTATGTGCTCTTAAAGTACTCCACAAAGTAGCTGGTATACAAAAATTATCCTTAATATGAGTCCATGAAAAATTATCATACGTAAATTTAAAAAAATGTTTATTATAATCATCTGGCTCAAGTTCAACAACACTGACGACACGTAATGCTGATTTGGTTTTATGATCAACGGAACAACCAAAATCGACCTCTGGTAGCACTTCTCGTTTCTTTTTCATAAAACCTCTCAAGTCTCGACCTGCCTTATCAGTCCAATAATTCATTGGAGCTTCAAAAAATTTTTCGTCAGTTAAGTTTAAATACAGGGTTTGTCTTGACGGGCTTGGTATTTGAAAAATAAAATGTGTTAATTCGTTATTTAAACTATCAAGCTCGGTCTTCTTTATAAATTTCTCAACACGAGAGGAATCAATACCAGTCCCTGGTTTAGCAATATTATATATTTGACCCGGTAAAAAATCACAATAAGATGTTCTGCTTCCATGGTAATTGATTTCTTCATCAGTTACCGATTTTGCAGAATGTGAGCACCCGTCGTTTAATATCACCATATCAATGTAATTATTTATAGATTAATGTATTAGACGATAATCTATACCGTCTAAAGGTATTTTAAATTTACACCCTTGACTTGCGAAAAACTGAGGTATTACCTGATGATCGGTCAACAGACCTAAACGATCGCTTTGTTTGTCAATTGAAAACATCTGTTTGTATATTTTTTCTACATAATTATCAAAAATACCCTCGACTAAAACGTGTGATGTCGAAAGAAAAAAACAACACTGGAAATGGAGATCCACATATCTTGTATAATAAAATAATGGATCATTATGATATTTAATATCTATATTACCAAATGGAAATTGTATTAACATTCTCATTTTTGGACGTCTACAATATGATATAATATCACATTCAGGTAATTTTATTTCTATATCAGATCTAGTTCTAATAATTAGATCATATTTTATATTATGGTTTTTTTCGTATTTAAGTCTTAATAATTGACATTTACATAAACTTATTACTTGTGATAGAGTAGGGATATTAGTATATTTTACTATATCCCTAAATACCTTTAAATCTTTAAAATAGGAACACCATCCTTTAAAATACGTTGGTTTGATGATAAAGTCTTTAGTCAGGAAACTGTGAATATAATTAAAACTTTTATCTATTGGGTCGTTTAATTCTTCTTTACTTTCACATACACCTATAGTAGGCTCAAACTCATTTTTTAGATCACTTGAATTTGCATATTTTATTTTAACATTATCCCTGTCAAATTCATATTTATATTGCTTATAAATATTTTCTGTTACGGAATCCCAAAAATGATAAAATACATCAATATTAACATCTGCTCCATATTGCTTATAACAAAAAGCTTTTAATCTTTTAATACTAGCACTCGATAAATTACTCAATCGCGGCTCGCCGCTTAAACAAATAGCAATATTACACTTTGACATATTTACTTTTTTCGGGTGTCGCGCCACTGCTGTAGCGCTAAGGAATAATCAAACGATGAATCGCTAAGTATTACATTTTTTAAAAAATCATATTTCATTTCACCAGTTCTACCAGGTATACCCGTATATAATCCAATATTCTTCTTATTATTTTTACTGTAAATATATAAATTATCCGCTAATTCAAAATCTATATGTTTTTGTATATTATGCGTATGCATTAAGTGTGCCAAACTACACTCTTCTCTCAAAAACCCAATATCTAATTTCCATAAATTATATATATCATTAAAATTAAATATCTCAGCTAAATTATATTTATAGTTTTTTGTTAAATAAAAAAAACTAGCATTAAAATATGTATTAATATCTTTATCTAAAAATTGTCTACATAATTTAATAGGATCATGAACTATTCTACCGGGTTTCTGAATTTTTCTTTTTATATTAAAACACTCGTCATATTTAAATACATCAATATTATAATTTTTAATAAAATGATCACAATCAATATAAATCATCTTATCATAATTACTTTTATAAAATTCACGTATTAAGAAAAATTTTGTATTCCATGCTTTATATTCATGCTTTATTTTTTTATTATAAACAATAGATATATCGTTGAGTAAGTTAGTAATGTCGTCGGGTATATCCTTTATAATTTTTAAATCAGCACCATGAAAATCGGCATATCTTTTTATAGTTACAAGAGAGCTATTAATACAGCCATTTACTATATCAGAATGTTCATCTTCATAACTACAAATAGTATATATAACTTTAGACATTTTTACCGGTTACCGAGATACACCCCCTCGCGTTGACCATCCCAATTATCAAATCTATCAGTGTATTTGGTCCAATATGTACACTGATTGTCATGTACGATTTTATATTTACCTCCTGCATTTATTATATCAGATATCATAACAAAATCATGAGTGCGACGCTCTCTAGAAGTTTCTGGAATCGTTCTTAAAAAATCAGTCCTAACAATCACATTACTATGACCTACACTCCCTCTTACAATACCATCATTCTCATTTTTTTTCTTACCTTTAGACCGAATATACGTTTTACTTTTTCGAGCTCCTCGGCGTGTTCGCGACTCACCGGCATAATCATCGAGAATAATCATATCGTAATCAGTATCTTTAATATAAGAAAGATAATTTTCAAAATGATTTTTAGTTATAATATCATCATCACTGAGCCATATAAAATATTCTCCTATAGCATATTTACGTGCAAAATTTATAATACCGGTGCCCCACTTGCCGGGGCTTCCTAATATAGGATATTTTTTATAACCATATGGCCCAGATCCTTTCGATCTGTTAAAAAAATGAGGTACCGGGAGCACACTTTCTCCCCATTGCTTACTTGAATGTATTATATTACCACGTCTTCTGGCTCTGTTTAAGTTTTTATTAACCTCAACATTCGGTATAACTTCTTTTTCAAACTGTTCGCAACAATCTCCTACTATAAAAGCTTCCCAACTATTAATATTTTGCTTACAAATATTTAAAATTTGTCTTTTAGCTCCATTTGGACGGTTATAACATGGCATCACGGCAGTAATAACTGGTCTTTTAAGATGACTAACAATAACATTAAAATCGTTAACTAATTTAGTATCAAACCAATGCTGTCTATCTCGTTTTCGTTTTTGATTTAGATAAACGTATTCAACTGACTCAGCGGAATCAATAAAACCAATACCGAAGTCTATAAGAGAAATATATCCTGCCTTATTCACGCAAACATTTGATTGTTTTACGTCTAAATGATAAATATTATTCTTTTTTAAATTATAAATAATATTTTTTATTTGATCGTTAATATTATCTAATACATTATTATACTCACTGTGAGATTGTTGTAGCAATGTACAATGATACACGTTTTTAATTGTATTACCACAAAAATTTAACCATAGTTTAGGCTCTGTAGGATCATCTTTTATAATTCTAGGGAAAGGATAAAAATTTACATTATACAAATCTTCATAATTTTGTTCCAATAAAGTTAAGCACTTTTTTTCGAATAAGTATTGCTCGGGACCAGCTACACCTAATTGATTTTTACTACTATAATATCGTTTTTCAACCTGTATATCTAAATTATCATCGTATATCGGTACAATTTCCTTTTTAGGATTTATTACTTCATCCTTATAAAATATCTTACATCCCATATTTAAGAATCCATTTGTTACGGTTTAATTGCACTTCTATTTCGTCATATATGTCTGAATTTAAATCATCTATAACTATAGTGCCGTGTTTATTTCTTAGCCAAGTTTCCTTACAACTATTTAAATACGCCACCCTAAAATATCTACATCTCTTAATTCTTTTAACTTCTATGTCAAACAATATAGCAATATCGCCAAACATAGCATCATGTCTTTTGTATATTAATAATTGATCTGTATTATGATTATGTATATCATTAGCTAATGTACAAAAAGTGGTAGTGAAAAAATACTTAAAAAAGCAATCCGATGCTAATCTGTTAGTCGCTATATTTACATCTCCCATTCTTAAGATATTATGTCTATCTCGGTTTTGTACCATACAATCTTTTTTAAAATAATCAATCTTTTTATATGTTGTCCACTGCGGAGGGTCGTTAAATGGAAGCCATTTTTTATAAATTATATCAATAGTCTTAGCAAATCTTTTATGTTTATTTTCTTCAAAATTATCTACATAATTTTCTCGCTTCGCAGCTAAATATTCTTCGTCAGATTTATAAAACCGTCGATCTTTATAAATAAAATCAGACCGAGCCTTAACTACAACGTCATATTTAAACTTGTTTTCAACCTCATATTCCTCCATTAGGCAATGTGCATTATACACACTGACATATTGACCTAGATAATATCGATACCCTAGTGGATTAGATACTTCTTTAAAGCTTCCCTTTAATAGAAAGTTATGAACAGTGTTAAACGTTTTACACAAGACGTCTAAACGTTTATAGTCTTCGATCAACTGTTTTTTTACATTTAATTTAGTTAATCGATCTTTAACTAAACTACAATTATCAATATACCGTAATTGTTTATCGTCTTTCGGTGAAAAACCAACACCTTTCCAAAAATGAGCGAAAAAATCAAATTCTACACCGGGTAGATTAAACTCTTCTTTTAAATATTGCCATGTTTGCTCAAAAAAGCGAGGCTGTCCATATAATAAAACTGCTATTCTCATTTTGATTTCCTTTGGTTTATTGTTAATAATTGTTTTTGTATTTCTTCTTTAACATTACACTGCAAAGTAGGTAATATAATAGATATATTCTTATCATCTGTAATCCAAAATTTCTTACAATCTTCAAAATTAACTACTCTATGACATCTACCAATTCCATAATTTAAAGTAATCTCTTCGACTTGTATGTCGAATAAATTAGCAATTTCTCCAATCATAAAATCGTGCTTTACATGTAATTTAATATCTATAGGAACCAAAACATCTTTAATTAAGGCATTAAGATTAGCTAAAAACCAATATTTAAAAAAACAAGGCGCTGCTGGGCGTGTTGCTATAATATACGGGTCAAAGCTCCTTACATATTCTTTATTATTATAAATTTTCTTATTTACATATGTTGTTCTTATCATTTTTCTGCTCACATCAGAGAAAAGATAATTTTCTTTCTTTGCCGTAAGATAGTCTAACTCTGATGTATAACAACTCTTATCTTTATATACCCAGTCGCTACGAACTTTTATAACGATATCATATTTTATATCATTATCACGTTCGTATTGCTCCATTAGATTAAAAACCTCTAATAAACTAACATATTGACCGTAGTGATACCTATTATCGGGATTAAATGGTTTTATTGATATATTACCTTTAGCAAGAGATCTAACGACTTCATTTGAAGAAGTAATAGTATTTAATTTGTCGTAATTAGTAATTAAATATTTTTTTATATTTAACTGCTCCAATAAAGGAATTAAATCTATAATATTAGTCTCAGTGCTCGCGGGAGTATACCCTACTTTATCCCAAAAATGAGCGAAAAAATTAAACTCTACACCAGGTAAATTAAACTCTTCTTTTATTCTCTTATAAGTATATTTAAAAAAACGAGGCTGACCGTGTAGTAAAATAGCAATTTTCATGTTTTAAACCACCATGTAGGACCTTTTGTGTTTATTCTACCAGACAAACCATAATGCTGTTCACCGGTAACATTTAAATTTAATTTTTTATCAATTGCGAACTCATTAATAATCTCCTGTACGTGTGGATATTGCCAGTCATGACCTGAGAAAATACCTCCTGGAGTTAGTTTAATAAACCAATTTTTTAAATTAAGTCGTAATTGATGATGGGCTTTAGCATAACCGTCAATATAAATAAAATCAAAAAAATAATCGTCAAACGATTTAACTACTGTGTTAAAATCAGAGCGAACTACATTAATATTTGTAATTTTTTTGCGTGATATCTTGCGTTTAAATCGCTCATATTGTTTAGTATCATGTCGCACATCACACCAACTATCAATGCTCCAAAACTGATCAAAATACTTATGTACTTGAAATGTGAAATTACCTTTTGCCACACCTAATTCAACACCACGCTTGTTACAACCTAGTTTTTGACATAATGCTCCTATATCTTTTCGAGTTTTACATGGACCAATGACTTCTCCTTCTGTTTTATGAGACTCCCATTTAGGAACTTTAGGGACTATTATTATGTCATTTGTTTTCATGTAAAGCTTGTTCGATATATTGTGGTATATTACAATTCAAATCCGGTAAGACTATACGACGCCTAGAGTTCACCCATTTTTTCTTACATTTATCCTTTAACATAAGTCGATGAATTTTTATACTTGATTTTGAACACTTAAAAGCTCCGATACCATTTATCATACAAATATCGCCTAAAATACGATTAATTTTATTATATGATTTTTCTTTTTCTTCGAGTATATTTTTTAAAGAACCATAATTATGGGTGTATATGCATTGAAGATAATTATAATAAAATAACCAATCTTTAAAAATATACTTCGCGGCGCCTCGACTACAATTAATAAAAATATCAGATATAGATATCACACAATTGTGTAGATCAGCCTTTTTACAATCCGCTTTTTATAAATGATATTCTGTTTTCGTACGTAAGTCATATTTTTTGAGACTAAGAGTCGTAAGTCGTTTGCATTCGAACTTCATGAAATTAGGTTCAACTAATTTTTCAATATATGCTTTATATTTTGTAATGGAGTCACTAGGTGAATAGATCCAATCACTACGAACCTTTATAACGACATCATACTTAAAGTTCTTTCGACGTTCAAATTTCTCCATTAAGCAAAAACATTTATGTAAACTCAAGTGTTGTCCATAATGATACCGGCCTCGTGTATTAGTAACTGGACGGATTCGAGAAATGTCACGGCGCGACTGAGTTAAAAAATCATATATTATCTTTTGCGAATCACCAAGGAGATCTAACTCAGTATAATCTTCTTGTATATAATCTTTAACCTGTAAATCTATAAGGCACTTCTCTACTCTCTCTTTAGTCCTTATATATGTATCTGTATAGTCGTCACCAGGATAAAACCCAACATCTTCCCAGAAATGAGCAAAAAAATCGGTTTCACACCCGTCTATAGTATACGCCTCTTGTATGTTTTTATATGTATGCTCAAAAAAGCGAGGCTGACCATATAGTAAAATAGCAATTTTTATTTTTTTTGCTGAACTGTCCAATCTGATTTTGTTTTTGTTTTTGGTTTCCATCTATCCCATATCCAACTATCGAGATCTATTTCATTATTCGACGGTACTACGGCTTTATTAGATAAACTATCTTTAGATTTTTCTCCTTCAAGTTTATCTTCTCTGACCAGTTTCATATCTCGTCTATTGACTCTGTTAACTTTAATGTCATTATATAAAGCTATATGACCTTGAAGGGTATGATCAGATTGACTTTTATACCAATATCTGTCTTTACGATACAATAAATCTTCTCCATAAGTTATTAAATATGTCTCAAACCATCTACCAAAATAATAATGAGCTGCCGCTCGATTAGCGATAATAGTCCAGTCGTTAAAACATAACCGTGTATTTAAATCAAATTTAATAGATTTTTTCTTCTTAGCATAATCTTCATCCGGTAAACTATACTTTCCTTTATAAAAACATGATATATCTTGACCTTTCCATGTATTCTCTTTTATCTGTAATCTATTAATACGTAATCCTTTAACATTAATACAAGGATAATCCGTAGGAAAATCTGTATAATGTTCTACTTTATGCAAATCATACACCTCTGGAGATTTATATAAATTAGGCGTTCTATAGACTATATCTGTTCTAATTTTTATTACAATGTCATATTTAAAACCATTTAACTCTTCGTACTGTTCAATTAAATTAAAACATTTTTGTATACTGTAATGTTGTCCGAAGAAATACTCCAATCGTTTGGAATTAGGTATAGGAGTATCTCTATTATAACTAACAAAATCATTCATAACACTCCAAGCATTACACAGATCTACCAATGAATGTTGATCTTTCCAGCGCCACTTCCTATGTTTTTCAAACATAATCTGACAACCGGTAGATTTATAATCCTCGAGAATCCACATTTTTGGATTAAAGCTCTGAACTAGCTTATCAAGATCTGGTACTGTGTCATATGTACTATTAATTGAATCTTCTGGGTTATAACCTACACCTCTCCATAGATGGAAGAAGTAATCGACATCATGACCGGGCATATTAAATTCCTGCTTAATATATTCATGTGTTAGATCTAAAAATCTAGGCTGACCAAAACATAAAATAGCTATTTTCATTATAAAGTACTTACATCAATGTATAGATTTTTAAATGTATTAATTAACTCCGCTCCTTTTTTATATTTTACGTCGTTCAATTGTCTTGGTATATTAAATTTTTTTATAAAATCTATATAACAATCAAATATTTTAAAAATACAATCTCTATCGAACTGCTTTTTCTCAAAAAAATACTCTCTAATATGCCTAGATGTTTTACTAGTACCAGCAATATTTTTCCATAAAGATAAGCTAGTTAAATGATAAAATTGGGTTGTAAAAAAATAGTCATGATAAGAAATATGTACATTTTTTTCTATTAAACACTCTTTGTATGAATCATAAATAGTATGAGCGCGAATATAACCATATGATTTTATGTTTTGAATAAAATCTGGCTCATTTAACACAAAATATATTGCATGATTTGATTGTAATTTTTTAGGAAGAAACGTACAAAAATTATCATCCAATTCATAGTCAAGTCTTTTAGTATTTGTTATATCAATATAACTATAATTATAAATGTTCATACCGGGAGATATATGGTCCGGTATAAAGTATAATATATCATCATCGTCTTGACTATATAGCATTATATTATCAATTTTATTATTTTTTAAAAAATCACGATACAGTTCATTGTTATATAAAATAACATCAAATTGATTTAATTCTTTAATATAGTTTATAGTCGCTTCTCTTATGCGTAATTTAAATTCTTGATACGGTATGTTAAAATATTCTTTCCAACATTTATACATTAAGTCTCTATTTTCTTCTGAAGGACAACCTGAAATTCTAGGAAGATTTTCATGCTTCCAATATTCCGGTGTACCACGTATATGACATATTTTAATCATGCTTGCTTGGGTTAAATTTTATACCTATATTATTACTACTTAATGGTGTTACATGCCCTAAAGACTGTTTAATTATGTGATAACTAATTTTTGATTTTTTTATAGCATACGGTCCTGAGATTTGATCACGAGAAGAAAATTTACATATTAATTCCCACCAAATTAATCTCATTAACATACTTTCATGACTATTAGTAGTAATAAACATAGAAAATTGTAAGAGCATATCGTCTATGTAATTAGAATTAGATAAAAATTCTATATAATTATCTATATTAATTAAATGATCTTTCTTGCGCTTAATTATTTTTTCTATATCATTAAAAATAGTATTATATCTATAATGATAAAAAAATATAGCGTCAACAGAGTACTGTTCAATTAATTTAACCGGGTCTTCCTTAAAAATACAGTTTGCGTCACACCATATATAATAATCATACCCAGGTAAAAATAGGTGAGGTAAAATTTTATATATCTTTGCATTTCTCCTATTTGAATAATTATCTATAGTGCTAAAATCATAAATCTTTTTTTGGTTCCATACTTTTATATTATTATATGTTTTATCGACGAACGCAAAATAATCGATATTAGGATGAACAAATAGCGGATCAACTAATTTAGACCTATCACCCGTAATACTAGTAATACAACACGCTTTATACATCTTTAACTACAAATAAACAACGATCCAATCTGTATATAGATGAATTAGGAATATACTCTTTAAATTTATTAAACCACCAACCACGGGATTGCTGTATAAGATGCAAGTTACCGATTTCTTGTATATGCGGATTATTTTTTCCATATTCTGCTGATGCGGCGGTTGAAGATATTTTATGTAGCATGTATTTTTTTGTTACTCTAGAAAACTCTTTTATTGTTTCTGTTATATCTTCTGGTCTTATATGTTCTAATACATCAAACGAAACCACAAGATCAACAGAGTTATCTAGCAATGGTATTTCGTGTGATGTATTTTTAATAAATTTAATATTTTTATTTAAATAATTTGGATTCGGGGTAATAGCAAAATCCAAGCCTGTAACGTCTTGACATAAATTTTCAATAGCCCAATTACAAAAGTCTCCGCGACCAGTTCCGATATCTAAAACAGAATTAACATTTTTTAATGATTTTACAATCGGCAATAATGACTCACCGTGAAAAGATGAACCATAGCGTGTGTGCTGATCGAACCACTCATATGTTTTTCTTACTATATTCGGATCTGTATTATTAATAATTTCCATATATTCTTATAACATGTTCTCTGCTAAACTAAAATCTTCATTTGTATCTAAATCAATACACTCTGCTCTATCATTAATTATATAGAAATACGGAGTAGCACCTACACGACATCTAAACCTATCATATGCGCTTTTCGATATACCATATAAACCGGTTGTCTCCTTTATAACAGGTGTAGCATCTTGAGATCTAGGTAAGATATTAGGCTGATAATTTACAGGTTGATCTTTATGCCAAAACCACCCAAATTCTTCTGTAGCTGTAAGTATAGAATCATGCTTTGAACTATGAGTTAACTTATCTACACACTCTCTAATAGTTTCTGGCTTTAAAAATGGTGCTGTAGCATATAATTGAAAGTAAAAATCGTAATGCCCTATAAAATCTATATCATAGTGAAAGACATCATTACCATTTGCAGTGTCTAATGTGAGTTCAGGTTTACGTTTAATGCATATTACCTGATTTTTTACACAATAACTATTAATCTCAGGACTATCAGTATCTACATATATATCATCAAAACATTCTGCTTGTATGCAATGATCAATAATATACTGATATAAAGGCTTACCTCCTAAATCTTTAAAATTCTTATCCTTTACTCTAGTAGAATTACTTTTAATTGGAATTGTCGCGCATACTTTCATAATTAGATATAAAATTATTCAAATCCTCCGGGGTACCTAGACCCCACATTTTCGGTACATCAAAAATTTTAATATTTTTTCCATCTTCTATAGCTTCGTTAAACACAGGACAAACATAAAATTCATTATTTGTCCTAATATTTTTATCTATCATTTGCTCAGCATATTTTACATAATCGGACCCTTTAGACCAATAATAAATACCAACTGTAGCAATATTAGATATAGGTTTCTTTTCAGCGACCTCTGTAACAAACCCGTTATCTCCTAATCTTGCATAACTCCATTTAGGATGTGTAGATTTAAAAGTTAAAATACCACCATCCACGTTATCTCCGACCATAGAATACATAAATTCATTACTATCCCAATCTACATATTGATCAGAATTAGCCATAATTAACGGTTTATCATTATTAATAAACTCTTTAGCTAATAGAGTAGTACATGCCGCACCCTCTGTTATACCTTCAACTTGTACAATTGTGCATTTCGGTACTATGTTTTCTAGTACTGTTTGTAAATGATATTTCTCATAATGAGATTTTTGGACAATAAAAATATAATTGGCTTCAATATTTAAATTATCGACCACCGTCTGTATCATCGGTTTACCATTTACATCAACTAACGGCTTTGGAAAGGTGTAACCAGCTTTTTCAAACCGCGTACCAGCACCAGCCATGGGAATTAATACATTCATATCACCACCTAGCCATTTAGGTTTTATTTCTTCCATAGTCTTATCTTTATTTTGAATAAAATTAGTTATATAATTAAATGTTACCTCTTCTGGCCCTGTTACAGGACACAGATGAGAACCACTTCTAATAGCTCCTTTTCTTCCAGTATGAGAATCTTCAACAATTACAGTTTCATCTGGATTAGTCTTTGTGTGTATCATACATCTCATATACATTTCTGCATTAGGTTTACAAAGAAACACATCTTCATTAGTTAATACATGATCACAATACCTAAGTACTCCTATTTTATCAAGGCATGTCCACACTGTTTGACGTATTGCATTAGATGCAATAGATATTTTTAATCCTTTATCTTTTAAAAATTTAAATAACCGTTGTAAGTCTAAATTCTCTTGTAAGGATTGAAGGCGGTCGGTTGTAAATTGTTGTTTTAGATTCCAAATTTCGTCATACTTGCTCTCTGGAAGCTGCTTGGCCTTAGTTAACAATTTAAGTTTTGTGGTAGTTGTATGACCGTCATATGAAGATAGATGCTCTTCTCGAGAAATAACATAGGACTCATTAATTGAACGTAAGGCGTCATTAAATGCGTAATAATGTAAATCTCTACTATCTAGTAAAACACCGTCGAGATCAAAAATAACGTGTTTTATATGATTGTACATAGTCGGAGCAAATACCCTTACAATTATAATTAGGAGGGTTTTTCGAATTATCTACAATAATGCAATTTTCTGAAGCGTATTTACCTGGATACGTCCAAATAAATTGCTCCGAAGTAATAGTATATTGATCTGTTTCATGCCAAAAGCAATGTATGTTACGATTCTTTAACATCATCTGTAATGCTTCTAAATTTTTAGCATGACACCATAGATGAGGATGTTCAAGTGCATACTCCTTAATACGAATTTTCGGTTCATCATGTCCTAATAAATATTCGCCGTTTATAAACCAAACATCTATCTCACAATGAAACCCTAAGTCTAATACCGTTTGAATTTGGAGAGGTTTATTCTCTAATTTAGAATTTTTACCAGTTAAATTACCTCTATGAGAGATTAAAATCACTTTACGTCCTCGATCCTCTTTATTCCGTCAATAAGAAAAAGTGTATCCATTGATAAAGCTAAAAACTCTGAATCTCTGTAAATATCTAATTGATCTTCAATATTTTTAACTATGTGATAACCAAGTTTATTTCCGACTTTCGATTTTAATTTTTCTATAGCTGTTTTATATACAGGGGAATCAAAATTACCAACACATCCTAAGCTTGCGGATAAATCATATGGCCCAACCATAAAATAATCAAAATCTACTTCTGCGATAATGCTTATATTATCTAAACCTGTTCGTGTTTCTATTTGAGCTACAACTATAGGGTCACGTTTTTTAAAATCTTTATTACCCCACTCATTTTCTCTGACTAAACCTTGTCCTCTACTACCTTTAGGTGGGTAAAAACAGTAATTATAATACTCCTTAGCTTTAAAATAATTCTGTACTGTTGAAAATATAACTCCTGACACACCAGCATCTAAACTCATTCTAATAACAGTCTTATCTAGCCAAGTAACTCTAATAAAACATAATTTGTTTTTAAGTAAACATACCTGTATACAGGTATACAATGTCTCATTATTAAAGCATCCATGTTCGAGATCGAAGACTACTCCGTCAAATGTAGAATTACATAATATCTCTGTAATTGTTGGACTAGGAAGTTGTTGCCATAAGAGTCTCATTAATTTTTAAACACTCCCGCCAATTATCTTCTGTGTCAATATCAAAATTCTCAGGATGATCGACTTTAAAGAAAGCTGGGTTTTTACCTACCCTATTTTTAATAGTAGTAAATACACTTTTTTTAAACATATAAAAAGCAGAATTCTCTTCATACAACGTTGGAAGTGATTGAGTTTGTTCTAGTTTTAGAGGGTTGTGATTTACGGGACAATAACCATATTCTTCCTTTCTCCATAAACGAGAATTTATTAAATTACAACTAACAACGGAATCACACTTATCATTTTCAAAAAACTTATACGCCTTCTCTAAAGTTTCTAATTTAAGGAAAGGACTAGTTACATGAATTTGACATACGACATCGCTAGGCTCTATAACTGTAGATGTCTCTGCTCCGCCGCGCCAATGCCCATTTAAAAGATTATCAATAAGTTTATTTACTGATACATCGTTACCACATAAATAATGAGGTCTCTTAAGAGTAACAACATTCCTTAAATTAACATCATTACGTATATTATGAATTATTTCATCACTATCCGTATCAACAAAAACCTTATAATCTTTTAATTTGTAAAGTGTATGTTTGTAAAGAGGTAGACCGCTTAATTGCCGAAAATTCTTACCAGGTACTCTCTGAGATTCATGTTTAATTGGTATAAAAATCTTCATCCTTATATATATAATTACAATAGTTTGTCAAATAGTCTATAACAAATAATTTTTACCTTTCAAGTTTTCTATATCTTTTTCGAAATACAAATACTTTATGATAGATTTAATTTTAGATTTTGTTATATCAGGTGGGTTATTAATAAGTTCCGCTGGCCATGCCTTGACCCACTGAGATTTTTCCGGTTTTTTAATCCATGTACCGTTCCATTTATTAAAAAAATACATCCAAGCATATTCTTTATATATACCAGATCTAGTTTTCCAAATTTCTTGATGCTCGGAGTCATCTGCTCTTCGCTTTAACGTTTCATCTCCTCTAAAACCTTGTTCTTTAACAAATACTCGATCAGCTACTGTGTCTAATTCAAGAGCATCAGTGTTATTCAATTCAATACCATGTAGGATGTCATTAATACACGATTTTTCTTTATTAAAAATTAAAGCTCGTAACCAATAATCTGCTTCTTTATACTGTACTCCAAAGAAATTTTCATCCCAAATGCCAATCTTCTTAACAGCTGCTGGTGTATAGCTTACTAAATTATCGCCAAACTTACCTACGATAAAATTATACTTCTTATGCATTTTTAAAAGATTACTACACCAGTTAGGATGAACACTTGTATCATTTTGCATTGTAACTAGATACTCACAATCTGGTTTATTGAGATCTTTAAACCCATTAATTAAAGCTTGGTTCCAATTTTCAGCTAAATTACCGTTAGACCAATCTGGTCTAAGGACGTTATGTAATACATTAACCTTGTCTTTAAATTGCGAATTAAGTTTAAAGTCAGTATGATTGTTAATTATATTAACTTCTGTATTTGGTATTTGAGAGAAATCAGATTTAAATAATTTTTCTAATGTATCATTTAAAACATCTGATCTCTTATACGTTACTATATAAATCTTGAGTTTTTTCATTAAATTCTTCTCTACTAAGAGTTTTTAAATTTAAAATTTTAGTTAATACGTCGTCTAAAATAACTTTAGGGTTATCTTTTAAATGTTTACGAGAATACTCCCATTGATTTACTTGATTATGTCGTTTAGATGCAAAACATTGCTTAGCAAATTCCTCTTCATCTCTCGTACAACCTTCTTTATAACCTGGTGTAAAATTATCTAAATAAAAACTAAAGCCAGTAACGTAAAGAGACTCAACATCGCGATTTAACAGATCAAATATCGCTGCAAAACCAGTATTAGCTCTACAAGCTACTCCTTTGTTTAATTCTCCATACAATCTATAATCCATTACGTGAAAATTAAAATTGTTTGCTATCTTAGATACGGTTTGTAAATTGACCATCGGACTTAACCTGTTATTATGGCAATTACCTTTAATATCAGAATGTGGTATTGTACATACCCACTGTATGTTATGATCTTTAAGTCTATTAATATCTATTATACCTCCATTATCTTTATGCTCTATAAGACAATTATAAAATACATCTGTTTTAGAGCCGATATATGGTTTGTACTTATCTATGACATCTAACCCTCTGTTCAATCTTACTACAACGTCAAATTCTTTATCTATTTTTTCACCAAAACCATAGAACGGTTTAGTAGTAACATACTGTGCTGGGCCAATAATAATAACTTTCTTACCTTTTAAGAAGTTAGTATACGACCCCGCCGTATACTCTATGGCTTTATCTAGTTCCGGGGTTTTATCCGTCAGATGACGAGCGGCACCGGCAATTTGTACATGATGTGATTTAAAATCTTCGTAACAACCTTCAATAAACTCTATACTAGAACTAGCTATATGAGGTGTCATGAAAAACTTATCACTTTTAAATTCAGTAAGCTTACCTGTATACGGCTCTTCCCAAAAAGCATCAAACGCGGCACGCATGTTAGTAATTTTTAAGTGATGGTAAAGATCATCTTCATTAACTAAAGGACCGCGAGCCGTATTAATTAAAATAGCATCAGATTTAAATCTCTTAAGATTTTCTTTATTAATAAAATTCTTATTTTGAGGAGTATAAGGTATATGAAGAGTAACTATATCAGCTTTACTGTAATCAGGAGGTCTATCATCATTTAAAATATCATAAGTTAATATATTTTTAATAAACGGAGCCATTTTATGTTTAACTCTTTGTCCTATATTACCTAGACCGATAATAAGAAGAGTCTTATTTGTAAGAACGTGTCTTTGAGTACTACTCCATGATGTTAAGTCTCCTATACCATCATATAACATTTTAAATATTAAACTACAAGTAAAATTTGCAGTTTCTTCATAGATGTAATTCTTAGTTTTTACTGAAGGAAACTCTACTTGTATGTCAGAAGAAAAATTTACATTATCTGTACCAACTCCTGCACGAAAAACAAATTTAACATTAGGGAATAATTTTATATCTATAGGCGGAGCACCTAATATAATTGACGTAGCTTTACTTGGAGTAGTTGTTACTAGCTCTTTTGGTAAAAGAGAATCAAAAAGAGATGTATTGGTCCAAATCATTAATATTCAAGATAATTCTCTAAGCAATATTGTAATGCTGAATCGAGATTTTTTTGTTTATGATGCATATGAAGAATTCTCTCTCTAAGATGCTCATGACCAAATTCATGATGAAACGTTCTTTGTTTTTCTCTGTTCTGTTTACTCCTAGCATTATACTCTGGAGGTAAAATATATAATCTAGCTTTTGATTCCCATAAAGAAACTCTAAATGTAGGTTGATCATATGGACAAACATTGTAATACTTACGATAATATTTCGGCCAAAGATCAAATAAGTTATCTATATTATCACACTTTTTAAATCCTAAAACACCAGTATTAACTTCTGAAAAAGCATATGGAATGTTTTTATATTCAGGTATACATTTTGAATATTTTTCTCTCTTTCTAGCCAAACAATGAGTAATAACTAGCTCATATTCATCTAACATATCAAATATGTCGTAAACATTATAGTTAAAAACTGTGTCTGTATCAAGGAACAATGTCTTTTCATATGGAGAATGCTTAAGTACATCGACCTTTGCTCTTAATATCTGGCAATTAATTTGTATGCATTCATCAATACCTGGTACTAACTTTAATAACTCATCTGGCTTCATATCAGAAAAGCAAGTAATATGAAGATCAGGATGAAATTTTCTAAAAGACTCTACAGAGATACTTAATTCTCTAAAAAATTCCATATTACCCAGTGCATTATAAACTGTATAAATTATACCTTTATCTCTTTTTTGCATTTTTAAAAAAACCTACCTTTCCTTCTACCATTTTAAATAAATTTTCTTTCCCAAAATAATGATCTGAATATGTTTTTTCAATACCTCTATTATAATCATCTATAACAATAATGCCATCTTCTTTTATCAATGAATAAGCGGAAAAAATACTACTCATCCGACCTGGTCCATTATATGGCCGTGGTGGTTGATGACCTAACGGGCCATCTACAATTATAAAATCCCATAAAATATCCGTTACTTCAGAAGGTAAATCGATTTTAATTTCTTCCTCATCAAAAAATGAATCATCTCTAACACCGAGATTTATTTGATGATAATCTTGTATCTTTGTTTTATAATTTATATGATGTACCGTTAATTCATTAGTATTCTCAAAATATGAACAATCTTCTGTGCTTTTATTTGAAATTTTATCTATCCAAGATTGATCATCTTCTAAAAAAACTGTTACACCCTTAATGTTTAAGTTTTGCCACAAATGAGAGTCGTCTCCTAAACCGAAAACTAGTAAATTACAAGGACAGTGTGGCTCTAACTCTTTAGCTATTTCAGTATACTGAACATGACTCATTAAACCACGGCCATATTTTGAAACTAATTCTTTATAACTCATTTAGCTGTGTATATATTCTCTTCGCCCATACTAACGGATCATAAAGCCTGTCAAATTCTTGTTTCGCCTTTAATGCCATTTCGTTTCTGTTATTAGAAGATGATAGCTGTCTAAATGCCTTTAGCCACCCGTCTTTATCTGCGGCAATTAAACCATGTTCAGGGTTTCCTAGAATATGTAAGTTGCTGGGAGTAAGATCTGTTACAACAGGTAACCCTAATTGATGAAAAACAAACGCTCTACCAGCGTTAGATTTATTTTTAAACCTAACTACATAATCCGTGTCATATGCTCCAGTATCAATAACCTGATCTCGCTTATAATCATCTATATATGTAACATTAGGGCATAATCCTATATCAGCTGATAGAATATTCTGAGCTATTGTACCTGCATGCCATGGCTTATATTTTATTTTTATATCCGGTCGACCAATTTGCCAATCAAACTCTGGATGGCCATGAATAATAAGCAGCTCAATTTCCCTCTCTTTAGAAAATTCTTCCAATGCGAGTTTGACATGTGGATCAAACTTAGCTAAATGAGGGTAATGACCATGAAAGCAAAAACGTAATACATCTGTATCAGTATGTTCTTTTATATCTATATTTTGATATAATTCTTCAATTAACGGATACAAAAATACATTTTTGTTCATTGATAAACTTGCTTGTTCTTCTATCGAACCTACAATAAGAAAATCACAATAATCATATTTACCTATCGCGGGATTTATTAATCCTACCTTTTTTTCTGGGTGAGCTATTTTTATATTGTGAGCTAATTCAAGTTCACCCTTTACAACAATAACAATCTCTTCATCTCCAATATCATGAGCAATCTGAGAGGGTATATTTAATTGTTGAAAATAATTATTAAGATCATGAATCCAGATCCTGTAAGAGCCTGTGTTGAAGTCACGATGAGTTGTAAGAAATGTTATTCTTTTCTCCATAGTATGTTAACTTTTTTATTATTATCAGGGTTATCAAATATTTTTACAATAGTCAGACCGTAACCATAAGGTAATGTTGTTCCGTCGTGTTTATATTTTTTAATTAAATCACTATTTGCTAGGCCTCGTCTCATTTCAGGACCGAGATCATAATGAGCTGTGTCGTGTACTAAAACTAATCCTCCACTTTTAACATATGGAGCTATATTATTTAAATCTTTAGTAACTTCTACATCAGTATGAGAACCGTCATGTAATACAACATCATAACATTCACTATGATCTAAAGTAGGTACAACATCTAAAGAGTTTCCTGGGCAAAATGACCATATATCCTTACTATCAGTTACAAAATCATCAGGAATATCTTCTCGCTCAGATAGAGACCTTTTATCTACACTAGTTAATTTACCGCCAGTTAATTTTAACGCCTCAACCATTGCTTGAGTCGAAAAACCGGCGCCGAATTCAAATACATTCTTCGACTCCATTCCTAAAACTATAGAGTATAAAGTTAAATAATGTCTCGTTAAACCAGTATCGTTTAAGTGATGTTTTTTTACTATAAAATCTATATCCGATTTTGTTTCCATAATTTAAACTCCTTTCTTATTATCTCAGATATATTCGCATTCAGTTCCGGGCGCCAATCAGCTACAAATCTATGAATGTTTATATTATTGTCTTTAATAAGCTTCCAATATTTGTCAGAATCAAGTTCAGAGACTTTATCCACGTCATGACCCGCTCCTAAAATAACCGGAAAGTATTGTAACATATCATTATCTACCATGTCGTTAAATAAATGCCATTCCGCACCCTCTATATTAACCTTTAAAATATTAAAATGCTCTTCATAATCAGGTACGTTTTCTTTTAACCATTTAGAAAATATAATACCTTTAACTTCCTCGTACTCATCTGTTACATTATTTTTAGTTCTAAAAATAGAGTTACCAACTTCGTTCGGTTGTATATCCAAGTTAACGTGATAGAGTTTAATCTTATCTTCTGTATTTGAGATAGCCTTATGAATTATTGTTGTATTTAACTCTGGTTGGGGATGATATTGCTCCTCGAGACGTAGGGCGAACTTCTCAGATGCCTCGAAGCCGTAAGTTTTAAAATCTATTACCTTTTTATGAGGCGTTAATATGTGAGTAAGAACATACTTCAATTCTAAACCAGTATGTAAGCCTAAATCAAAATAATTAACTCTAGGTTTTTTTCGAATACTGCTTAATATGTTAATAAATCTCTCTGCATATCTTTCTTGAGTAAAATCTTTAGTATACTGAATACCGGAGTTTACTTTTTTTTCTCTTTCAGAGTCATTTTCTAAATAATAAATAAGTTTTTTAATAATTTCTTGATCAGACATTTGCATATTAATATCAATCAAAAAAGATTTTAACAGATCGACATCTTTTGGATGATCATCGTATACATCACCCGCTAAGGCGACCCCGCACATAGGGACTTCTATATATTTTCCAAACCTAGATTTAGGTGCACCACTATCTGTAATAATAATCTTCGAAGAATTTATTTTGTCTGCAAAATCGTGTGCATATTTATCTGTATATGCATCAGAATGTGATCCACCGACATGAGGAATAACTGCCCATTTATATTTTGATGGCATTAAATTAAGTAATCTAGCCATTCTTGCTCTTAAAGGATAATGCTCGCCTAACATTGTTGTAACATTTGTGGCACCAACTAATGCTACATCATATTTTTTTTCTATTTCAGGTTTAGGTTTAAATATACTAGACTCTGCGCTATGGGGGACCCATGTTAAAGATTTAATATGATTAAGTTTTTTATTTTTTAAGATAGTTATATATTCTTTATAGTCATTATAATGATGACATACAATAACATTAGCTTTACTCTCAGTTATTTCTCTTAAGGTCCATTGTTTATCATACATTTCATTATAACGAATACATTTAGTATAAGTAATATCCGCAAAACCAGAAATCTCAAGAGGTTTATAACCAATAACTAAATGACATTCATCTCCTTGAAGGATATTATCTAAATTCTCCTGTGCTAATAAACCAGAATCCCAATTATCCCAACCCGGACCAGTATATATACCGTTAACATCTACATGATCAAATAAAGCTCGTATAGAATGAAACCTAACACGAGACATTTTAGTATCAAAATATTGTTTATTAACTAAAAATACTATATTATACATATTTTGCTTTTAATTGCTCATAGATTGAAGTCGGTGGATAAGTACCCTTCTTATCTAAACCTATACGTCTCCATGCTTCATTCCATAAATGTAATCCGTATATACTATTACTAGGTTTCATTACTTTGCCTGGAGTGATGAACAAATTTGATCTAAAGGGAGCAATAAAACAAAAAGTATGTATAGGTTTAATATACTCATTATAATTAAATTTGTTTACAGCTTCATTCAATAACCTAGGACCGACAATTCCCCACTCTAATGTTTTTTTATCTTTCTTTAAACACTCATTATAACAATAATCCATTAACTTATCTCCCTTCGGACATTTAATGGCTCCTGTGTTTAATATAGGTTTATGTGTATCGTAGTCTTCCTCTGAGCAAAATACATATTCGTCTTCAAATTCCCATGGCTGTAAGCAGACCATATCAGTATCAACCCACCAGCCTCCCTTTTCGTACAATAGTTTATACCGAAAATAATTAGAAAAAGCAGAATATGAGCCCTTACCAGGTCCCACTTGATAAGCAAAAACATCTTCTTTAGGAAGAATATCCTTACCGTCTTTTATGATAACACCATCTGGTACATTCTTTATGTCTTCATAACAATATAAATGAATTTCCATATCGTTTTTAACAAACGAATTTAAAGACAGAATCTCCATACATGAAAGTGTATCTCCGATCCATAATGTTTGAATAATATTGCTCATAACTCTAATTGATCTCTCCAAATCTTTAAAATACCAACATTCGACCACAAACTTTGTTCTATAATATTTTCATTACCATGAAAGCTTACATCAGTTAACTTACACTCATCTGATACAAGAGAAGCATTTTCGGATAATGACGAATGATACACGTCAGTTATGGTATCATATATTGTTTGTTTCTCTTCTACATAACCAATTAGTTTGACTTGTTTAGAATACTTTTCAATAACAGGTTTTACGTCACTTTCGTAATAATCAGGATCATTTATTGTCCCGTATATTCGAATATCAGTATGACCATCTTTTATAGCTCTCTCTATAGAAACATGTACTTGTTTATTTTTATCAATACTACCTATAATACCAGCAATTTTTTGTTTAGGTTTGTTAAAAGGTTTTAAATCTTCATTTACGTTACCGCAAATAAACCAAGATAAATTTTTTATAGTATGAGCTTCGTGCCATAGTAACTGCTGTTTATTTAAAAAATGTATTTTATCAAAAATATGAACAGGTGTTTGCTTTAACGGATATAGCTCTTTTTCATGTAAGCTTAAAATAAATTTATCAACATTAGGTCTAGTTTTTCTTACATGTAAAAAGTGATATATAACTTTATCTGATTCTTTAGTGGTTGCAGTCTGTAACTTTGCACCATTACATTTATCGAGATGCCAGTCATGAGGACCGTACATTATACATTCATGACCGTTGTTATTAAATAAATTGCATAAATTAATAAATGCTGTAGTAGAACCACCGGGATTACTCCATCCTGTAAATATTTTTATCACCAATAACTGTTAATTATTGATTTCGATCTAGGTAAATTGCAATAAATATTTAAAGATATGGCTAGAAAAGGACGTTCCGCGTCGGTTTCTAACTCAACTAAAAAGACTGCATTAAGTGGCAGACGAGTTAGTAAGAAAAAATTAGTTAACAATAAGGAAATTAAAGAAAGTATAGAGAAGAATACATTCCTAAATTTTGATGTTAAACAAAAATATGAAATAACACCCGTTCACGAACAATTCCTTGAAACATGTTTTAAGGATATATGTAGAATGGCGTTAGTCGATGGGCCTGCCGGGTCGGCAAAGACATATTTATCAGTATATGTCGCATTACAATTATTACGTACACAAAAAGTACAAGAAATTATCTACATACGAAGTATTGTAGAGTCAGCGTCAAAAAGCATGGGCTCATTACCGGGAGAAGTTGATGATAAATTTTTACCGTGGTGTTTTCCGTTATTTGAAAAATTAAATGAATTTTTAGATAAGTCTTTATCTTCTAGTCTAATAACTGAACAATATATTAAGTGTGTTCCGGTAAATTACGTACGTGGATTAACGTTTAATAACGCCTGTGTTTTAATTGATGAAGCACAAAATTTAACCTCCGGGGAATTAACTACAATTTTAACACGATTCGGTGAAAATACAAAATATATAGTAACCGGAGATACTCAGCAAAGTGATATAGGAAGTAAGACTGGTTTTAAATCAATTTTAAATGCATTTAATACGGAGGAGTCCTATAAGCACGGTATATGTACATTTAAATTTAATGAGTTGGATATTGTACGGTCTGAAATCTTAAAATATATTGTAAAAGTATTGAGAGATTTAAAGATGGAAGCTTAAGGCTTTACGAATTCTTTCTAATAATGTTTTTTTGTTTTGACCGCTTTCAGCTAATCGAGAATATTCTAATTTAAATGCATCAATAAATTCTTGTGATAATTCAAATTTACGTGGATAAAATGAACGCACCTGTCTAGTCATATATCGTTCACATAATTTATCATAATCCGTCATATAATTATTTATTCATACGACCCGCCTTATCTTTCTCAATTTGCTCTTCTAATGCTTTTCGTAAATGAGAATGCTCTGTAGGATCTACATCTGCCCACACACCACTTAATGCTTTCATATCAGATAGCATATCTTCATCGATAAGATCGCCGCCCGGATGTATATCTCCCTCAGCATCAATATAAAGTTTAAGTATTTGTATACGTTCTCTCTGATTACCAAATACTTCTATAATACCAGGTTTATCATCTTTAATAAAAAACACACTCGAATCATTATTCATGTATTCTCGGTGCATAGCTTTAAAAATATTATCTACTTCCTCTATAACTTTAGGGTCAGTATCTCGTAAATCGTCTTCTGTTAATTCAACAGGAGCAACTTTTGTTATAGGTGTAAAAAATATAATATCTAAATTACGAAAACTCTCTCTAACGAGAGGAATACATTCCTGTACAAAATCATCATCTATATCTACCTCAGGTTGTTCGGTTGCCCACATGCTATATACAAGATTATCTAGTGGACATCTATCAAAAATTACATTATCAGAGCTACGATATTTTTTTTGCTCTTTAATCATAAAATCTAATATTTTCTTTTGTGTTTTTTTATTAGTTTTTGATGAATGCTCGAGATTATTTTCTTTAATTATGTCTCTATAGGTCTTTTTAGGGGTAGTATAACTCGGCCATTGCTCTAAGAAGTCTTTAATTAAAGTAGTTTTACCCTGACACGCGGTTCCACTAATTGCAATCCTCATATTAATTAATATTTATTTAGTTATACCTTTAAGGCCATATCCCATACTAGTAAATGCAGCCTAGGACTAAAATTAAAGTGATGCTTTTTAGCTAACTCTGCAACCATAGGAGCAACTTCAATATGCTCTTTTCTACTACCAGCGCAAGGCATTAACCAGACACGACCTGTAGGTATATCAAACTTATCAACATACTTTTTCATTACTTCATCTAAATCTGATTCTTTACTTATGACGAATTTAAAACCAGATCCCTGGTTTGCATGCCATTCTAATACATTAGGTTTATATCTCCTATTTTCTGGGTCACCGTTATTACTAAGCTTAGGAGAAGTAGTAAATGTAGCACCAACTCTAATCCATTCTTTATCAGGCATAATTGTAGCGTTGGTTTCAAAATCAATTCTAGGTACCCAACCCCATTCTACCTCCATATATGCTAAAAACCTAAGCAATGCGGGCTGCTGTACTAAAGGCTCACCGCCTGTAATCTTCCATATAGCTCCGTTATATAAATGCTTTTCAAAACCTTCCTGTTCTAAGTGTTGTAATAAGTCAGCATTTGTAATTCTATTCTTTACACTCCAAGATACATAACTATCACAACCATGCGGAGAGTCATCTGAAGCGAAACCCTGACATGTAAGGTTACACATAGATAATCGCATAAAGACTGAAGGATATCCTACAAACTCTCCTTCTCCTTCTACAGTATAAAATACTTTATCATCAGATAGCAGTATTGTCTTATCACTAAGATCTTCTTTATAAAGATTTGTCATTTAAATATAAGTCTTTTATGTCTCGAGCCTTCGGTTCTACTTCCTTCTTCTTAGGTTTATCCCACTTTATGTCATCCCAGTTATCATTAAGTTTACTGGTATCCTCTTTCCGGCGCTTACTACCTTTACCCATTATCTTGATCCGTGTGGTCAACAAATCTCATAGTTGTGACCATTTTATCTGTATAAATAGCAGAATTATTTTCGTGTTCAAATACTTCGACTTTATCTACCCAGCACCTACCCTCTGTACTCTCTTTAATAAAATTATTAGCAGTATTAAAACAATACTCAGCAAATTTCTCAATACCAACACCATCCATAATTCTTAAATCCACAATGTCATCGTCATTTAACATTTTAAAGGCTCTTATCGCAGGATCATCTGCAGCAATTACTAGAGTGTGATCAAATTGACCTTGTAGTACTTTTTTAAGATGCTTTAAACTACCGAAATCAACTACCCAATTATTTTTATCTAATTGATTAGCCCCGAACCAGAACTTAGCAGTTAATCTATATCCATGTATAAATCTGCAATGTGATTCTGCTTTTGGTTGTCGGAAAGCACAACTACCGAGTTCAATAATTTTTGTACTAGTAAAACTCATAAATGAGATTATATATTATTTCTCTTCTTTATCAAGTTTTAATTCTATGGATTGTAAAACATTATTAAAATTATCGACTATCCAACATACACCAGCGCTGACAAATGGAAACAAAATATAATCGTTTTTACTTACAAAATACACAATAACACCTGACCAGAACCCTAAACATAAACTACATTTAAACAACTCTCGTAAAAACGACAATCTAGTAAGAAGTTTTCTAGGAAAATTAAGAATAGTACCGTATTTAAGAATAAACGTTAAACCGATACACGCTAATATATCGATAATAATTATTATTGATCCTCCTTTAAGAGGTCCCTTAAGGCTTTATCAATTAATTTAGCTTGAGATACATCCATCTTAATAGTATTATTATCATCATCCGTAATTTGGACTGTTTTTTTGTCTTCATATAAGGATAACGTCGGACAGCATGCTTTTCCTCCGCATAATAAAATAGATTTCATGTAATTATTTAGTTGATTTATAAATCGAATACACTATAATGATTCATATGAATGAGGATTTACTTCAATACGCTAATGGTAACAAGCCCAGAACTGAACAAGAAAAAGAATTAATTATTGAAAAGGCCTCTGCTGCTTATGAGTGTTATATGGATGCCTTAGGTTTCGACTGGAGAAATGATCCAAACAGCGCAGACACACCGAGACGAGTAGCAAAAGCGTTTGTTAATGAATTAGCTGAGGGTTGTTATAATGAACCTCCTAAAATCACAGCATTTGATAATGTTGATAAATATGATGGATTAGTATTTCAAGGTAATATTAAAGTTAATTCTTTTTGTTCTCACCACCATTTACCGTTTATCGGTCAAGCTCATGTATCTTATATACCAGGTAAAGATGGTAAGGTGATTGGTTTAAGTAAAATTAACCGAATTGTTGAATGGTTTTCAAGAAGACCACAAGTACAAGAAAACTTAACTATGCAAATTCATAATTATATGAATGAAGTATGTAAAGATAATAAAGGGGTTGCTGTTTTAGTATCAGCTAATCATACTTGTGCTGGTCTTCGTGGAGTAAAGCATGATAGTATTATGAAAACTGCTAGAATGTCAGGAGCGTTTTTAGATAAAACAGATTTAACTCGTCAAGAGTTCTATGATTTTGTCAGAGATTTAAAATAATTACTGAAGAGAATCAAAAACTTGCTTAACCTCCTCAGGATTGACATGCTCCGGTATGTCAGTCCTTATTTTTTCAAAATCGTCAAAATTATCTCTAATATTACTAGCGCTATAAGGACGGCCTGATGGATTTGTACTAACATTAACTGCAGTCTGTTCCGGGTCGAGGATATTTAAACCTAATCCTTCTTTCTCGGCCCATGGACGTGCATATGACCAGCGCTTCCAATCATTATCTTTTGTACTAGCTCCTAAAACTACCGTTGTTCCAGTATCTAACGTCTTAAGAGATTCATACGCTGCCGTAACTGGGGACGGATATTCAGAAATACTTACTGTTACATTATTAAGAGGTTGAACGTATAGTTCAAAAATCTGCGCAGCAGCAGATGGAGTAATTACTTTACCGTCTTTAGTTCTTCTCTCACTCTTAGCAGACGGTGCAGAAATTAAAACATGTACATGACCATCAGGATAGGCTCGGCTATAATGTTCGACCATTTCATAATGACCTTTATGAGGTGGTTTAAAGCTACCAGGAACAAGAACAACTACTTTATCGTTTTTTTTTAATAGATCCTCGAGGACCATGTCTGCTTTATTAACAAAACTTTCAGTATATCCTTGATCGACTAGTATCTTGTGTACAATTTTAGCTACCTTTTTAGCAGTTTCTGGTTCAGCATCTTTATTAATAAGTTCTCTATCAGCGTCTGATAGTAATACATCATCTAAGTTAATATGTAATGCTTTACGAGCAAGATTTACTAAAAATGTTTCTCCTTCTGTCGTTAACGGTTCAGCTGGCTCTTGAACAGGATCCGGTAACGGTGGAGCTCCAACTCCAGGAGGCGGAATAGCTGGTTCAAATTCACCACCAACAGGTGGTCCTTGTCTAGGAACAAATTCATCTCCTGGAGCCTCGATGAGCATTGAGTTAATTACTTCTGTTGAAGAATTTAAGGCCTGTATATCCCGTTGAACCTTGGTTTGGAGCTTTTTAGTTCTTTCATCATCATCTTTTAATGCTCGCTTTTCATCATCAGTAAGATCATTAGGCGTCTCCTTCTGCTTTTTTCTTAGGTTAGCAAGGGTTTGAGTCTCAGTAGAGTGCGTATCATCATGACCTGTTGTCAATTCAGCGATTTTTTTAAGAAACTTACTCATCTTAATTATTTATAGCAGCGAAAGCTTATTTCTTATATCATTGAAATATGTTTTATCTAAAAAGGTTAACTCATAACGCTTACAAAAGTATTGTAATTTACTAAAATAAAACTTACCGATTTGTATCTTTTTAAGTTTTCTCATTAACAATATAATTAACTCTATTGAAACACCATCACATTTAAGTGTTTTCTTAAATTCTTTAAAGGATAATGGTTCACGTATTATAATAACTGGAAATTTCTTCGCAAAAACGTTTAAAAAGGGAATATACTCTTTATTAAGCGCGTTAGTGACGTCAAAATATATTACCGGTTTTTTCTTATTATTACAAATTTTTAATACTTCACAAGTATAATGTATAAAATAATGAAATATATATTTTTTATGCTGTTTGTTATTAAACTTTAACTCACTATCAAATTCAGATATCTTATCAATCGATGAATTATGAATATATTCTATAACCGGAGTAAAATTAACAATATTGAAAAAAGAATTAGGTAACTTATAGCTCTGGTGGTGGATTTTCGTTAAGTTTTCTAATTGCATCTACATTACTCTTCCAAAAATTATCATACTTAATTATAATATAATTCTTTGTATAACGCAAGTAATTTTCAAAACGGAAATAATGAGATATATCTTTATGGAATAATAAATAACTACCTTTTCTAGTTACTTTAATTATTAAAAACCATAATCTACCACTCTCTGCTTGTTTAATCCATTTATCTAATGTTTTATTTTCAGTAAATAACCTATGATATTCAAACGTTTTATAATTCTTACATTCTAATTTAAATTTAGACATGCACGGAGGTACCATTATATCTCCATCCATCATACGTTTTTGGTCTTCGGTTAATTGATCAAGTCGGTGAAAATTAGCGCCTCCAGTATAGGCTCCGGAATTTGGAACTCTAATAAAATTTTCATTAAAAACTTCACTTAAATCCTTAGCAACTTCTCTCTCCCATGCGTTACCCTTCTGTTTGGCTGCGCTAGGCATATATAGTTACTTATTCTTTAGCTAGAACTTGCAACTTTTTTCTTTTTGCGCTTCTTTTTTGCTTTACCTTTACGTGTAATAGTATCACCTAATATCTTAGGCATTCTTGCATCACCAGGTGCATATGAATCCGCAGTAGTAAAATCTCCTGCGCCTTGCGCTCCTGTTGGACCTATATTAGCAGACGCAACGGTATTATCAGTTAGATAGTGTGTAACTGCTTGATCGAATAACTTAAGAGGCATATTAAGTATTTATCGCATAACGGTTAATAAGTTGACTTTTTTTAAAAAACGGTATAATAAATAAATGGAGATTGGTGATATTATCAATCAGTATCTTAAAGAAGCAAGTATAGATACAAATTTAGATCGATTAGAAGTTACATCTACGCAAGAACAGCTAGTTGCTAATAAGCATAAGTGGTCGGCTAGATTAATTAATCATAAAATTAAATTAAATAATTTTAAATCTGAGCGATCTACTCTCCTAGAAAAATATATAACTGATTATCAAGATAAAGAACCCGTACGGGTGAATAAATCAATTGCTCAAAAAGCCGTTGAGAATAAAAAAGAAATTAAAAGTATAGATCGGAAAATTGAAAATGAAATTCTGATTATTAGTTTTTTAGAAAATATATATAAAAACATAAGCTTCGCAACAAATGATATAAAAAATTTAGTAGAGTTAATGAAACTCGAAACTCAATGATTGATATAACATTAAATTCAAACTCTCAAGCTGTATTAAAGGGACCTGAGTTAGATATTATTAGAGAGCATTTTAGTGTAAAAAATGAAAATGCGCATTTTCAAAGAAGATTTGGAAGGTTTGTACCTCCACGAACTTATGTAATTACTCAACAAGGAAAAACCGATGTTGGTCTTTTGGTTGAAATTGCAAAACTCTGCAAAACAAAAGATATAAAAATTAATTTTTCTAAAGATATAAAAAATTCACTTATACCGACATTACGTAAAGATAATATTATCGACTATGATTTAAATTTAAAATTTAGAGATTATCAACAGGATATAATTACTAAATGTATTAATCAAGGACGTGGTACAATAATATTAGCTACTGCAGGAGGTAAGACTTTAACCATGGCAGGGCTATTAGAATTTTATTATCAAAATTACAGTAAAAATTTTAAAGGGTTAATTATTGTACCTGATTTAGGATTAGTAAATCAAACAACTTCTGATTTCGAAGAATATGGAGTATCCTTTTCGACTACCAAATATACAGGTAAAGATGAATTAATATTGTCTCGCAATATTATTATAGCTAATCTAGGCATACTACAAAGTTCGAAGCAAGATATTTCATGGATAGAGCATATTGATTTTTTAATTGTAGATGAAGTACATAAAGTAAGGAGAGGTAATAAAATAAATAATATTCTTAAAAAAATTACTACTCCTCACCGCTTCGGTTTCACAGGAACGTTACCAGATGATCTACTCGACAAATGGAATATTCTAGGAAAGATAGGACCGCAATTATTCGAAAAGAAAGCTCATGAATTAAGAGATGAAAATTATGTTGTACCAGCAAAGGTACATGTCTTAGAATTAACTTACAACACTCCCTCGACTGAAATCTATCAAGGAAATAATTCCAATGCGTATTATTTACAAGAGAGTGAATTTATAAGAAGGAATTCTTTTAGAAATAATTTATTAGCTAAATTAGCAGATAAATTAGATAATAATGCATTAATTCTAATCGATTATATAGAACATGGTGAGTTATTGCTTAATACCTTAACAGATATTTGTAAAAATAAACAAATATATTTTATTAGGGGAGACGTGGAAGTAAAAGAGCGTAAAAAAATACAAGAATTAATGGAGCGCCAAAAAGATATAATAATCGTCGCTATATCAAAAATATTTTCTACAGGTATTAATATTAAAAATTTACATTATTTAGTGTTTGCTAGCGGTGGAAAAGCAAAGATAAAAATTATACAAAGTATAGGTCGAGGCCTGCGCTTGCATAATGATAAGAAAGAGCTTATAATCTTTGATATCGCTGATAATCTACGTTACGGTCAACGTCATGTAGAGCAACGGTTATCATTGTATGACAGCGAACATATAAAATATAAATTTACCCAGTATCATGAAACCAAAGACAAAGAAACCAAATAAAAAAACATATTACGTTAATCCAAAACAATTTTTACAACAACTAACAGAATATTATAGCACGGATGATTTAATCGACGAACTAGCTGAGTCAGTTTATAAAATCGCTGTCGGTTTAAGTTATTCTCCGAACTTTATAAACTATAGTTATAAAGACGAAATGATAGGTGATGCTGTTGTAAAAATGATAGCTGCTGTAAAAAATAAAAAATTTAATCTTGATTCTGAGTCAAATCCGTTTTCATATTTTACTACTATTGCATATCACGCATTTATTAATAGAATAAAGAAGGAAAAAAAATATAGAGAAACAATTAATGATTATCAAGAGCAAGTATATGGATCTTTAGCTAATGAAGAAAAAATTTTTAATAAACAACCAGTTAAAGATTACGATCGAGAATTATACACATAATGGTAACCGAAAACAATAAAAAAATCGGTTTCTTCTCCGATTTACATATCGGTATACATCAAAACAGTGAAAAATGGCATGATGTGGCGTTTGAGTGGGCGAAATGGTTTACATCGGAGTTAAAAAAGGAGAAAATCACTAAAATAATATTTGGCGGGGATTTTTTTCACTATAGAGATGAAATAAACGTTAAATCTTTGCACTTTGCAAATAATTTACTAGATTTATTTAATGATTTTGAAATATTCATGATCCCCGGGAATCATGACGCATATTACAAAGATAACTCTAACGTACATTCACTATCTATTTTAAGTAACAGGAACAATATTCATATTATTAATGAACCAAGCGTGCAAAATATGTTCGGGTTTAATATTTGCTTTTGCCCGTGGGGAACCAGTGTAAGTGAGATCTCAGACTCTGATTTAATAATCGGGCACTTTGAAATTGAAAATTTTAATTTTAATAGCTTTAAAGTATGTGAATCAGGCGTTCAATCGTGTGACTTACTAACAAGATCCAACCTTATAATATCTGGTCACTTTCACAAACGTCAGCGTCGAAAATATTCAAACGGAGAGATAATTTATGCAGGAAATCCGTTTGAAATGGATTTTAATGATATACAAGACCAGAAAGGCTTTTATATTCTTGATCTTAGTGGACAAAGCATAGAATATACTTTTATTGAAAATAAAATATCACCTATTCACGTAAAAGTAAACTTAAGTGAGCTCGAAAAACTAAAAACAATCGCAAAAGAGGTCGGTTGGTCAAAGTTAGCCATAAAAATTGTTATTGATAAGGATATAAAGACAAACATACTCGATAAAATAATAGCAGCTATAAATTTTGAAGCACCGTTCTCATTAGTAACAGATTATTTACATAAATTTAGTATCGGGGATAATATCGCAATAACGAATGAGATAGGAGACTTGAATATTAAGCAATGTATTATAGAATATATTGAATCCTTAGACATAGACAGCAAGGAAGAAGTAATAAGAAGAACCGTACATTTGTATAATCAATTTGTATGAAGTATATAAATTTTAATTCAATAAAAATTAGTAATTTCTTATCAATCGGAAAAGAGCCAATCGCGATTAATTTTAAAACAGGCTTAAACATAATTACCGGTGTTAATAGAGATAAGGAAGATAGAAGAAACGGAGTTGGTAAGTCAACAATTGCTGATGCAATACATTTTGCTATTTTTGGCGAGACTATACGTGAAGTGTCGAAAGACTTTATTGTAAATTCTGTAAATAAGAAAAATACATATGTTGAAGTACATTTTTCAATAAACGAAAATAATAAAACAAATAACTATCGTATTATACGTAAATTAAAACCTACAAAATGTTATCTGTATGCTAACGACGTTGATGTAACAGAAAGTACAATACCGAACACTAGTAAAAAAATAAAAAACATACTTAGTTGCTCTCCTGAAGTATTTCAAAACTGTGTTATAATGTCACTCAACACTACGTTGCCTTTTATGGCACAAAAGAAGGTTGAAAAAAGAAAATTCATTGAAGGTATTTTAAATTTAGAAATTTTCTCGGATATGTTATTAAGAGCACGGTCTGAATATAATGACGTACAGAAAAAATATGAGCACATTACAAAAGACTTTGATCATGCAACTAATATCTTTAAACTTCTCAACGACCAAAAAGAAAAAATAGTAACTAATATTATTGAGAGGAAAGATAAAATAAATGATAGAATAAAAATTATAAATGAAGAAATAGAGCAAAATAAAATAAAAATTAAAAAAATAAATAAAGATTTATATAACAAAAGTAAAGAAAAACTAAAATTTATAAAAAATAAACTAACAGATATTCAAAATCAATTAGATTCTATTTCAAATAAAATTACTCAACATCAAACCGAGATTAAATTTTATAAAAAACAAACCTCCAGTATAGGCACAGAGGGGGACAGTTGTCCTGTCTGCTTACGACAAATTACTAGTGAAGATAGAGATCATATCTTACAGGAGAAAAATAAAATTAAAAAAGATATCGATAATTGTGAGCAAGATATTGAAAGCTTATTACAACAACAAAAAAATATTTTTAATTTAAAGGAAAATAATATCACCGCCGAATCTCAACTTAATGAATATATTTCTACTATAAAAACAGTTCATAATAACAACAGATTAACCACGGTACATATTAATAGTCTTAAAAACGATCGCGGTGAAAATGAAAGCGAATTACAAGAACTAACAAAAAGAGAAACGAGCTTAGAAATAAAAGAATTAAACAATAAATTAAAAGTAAAAGCAAAAGAAGTTGAAGAATTAGAAGAGGTGTCAAATAATATACATTCTGATTTAGAAATATTAGAGGTGGTAAAATATATTCTATCAGAAGAAGGTGTCAAATCATTTATTGTAAAAAAGATTTTAGATATTTTAAACACACGATTATTATATTATCTACAAAAAATGGACGCGAATTGTATTTGTAGGTTTAATGAATATTTTGAAGAAGAAATTGTAAACGAAAAAAATGAACAGTGCTCGTATTTTAATTTTTCTGGCGCTGAGAGAAAAAATATAGATCTTGCTATTTTATTCACATTTATAGATATGAGAAGGTTACAAGGTGACGTGGCATATAATCTATTAATGTTCGATGAATTATTAGATAGTTCACTTGATGAGAAGGGAGTAGAACTAGTGTTAAATATAATTAAAGAACGAGTTGACAAACATCACGAAAGTATATATGTTATCTCTCATAGAAAAGAATCTGTTAAAGCGGCTTCCGGTGAAGTTATTATGCTAGAAAAGAAAAATAGCGTTACAACCCGGGTGGATTTATCCAGTAATTAGTAATAAATTTATATAATGATTTCGCATCTTAATCATATGCCTCGCTTACCATTCGCACCGATACCGACAGGTAATCCGTCTTTAGCTCTACCTCGACCTAAAAACGAACGTCCTAAGACAGATGGTGCTGCACCAGATCTTCCCCGAGGTTTAAATTTTTACGCAGATTATTCAGGTTGTGGTCATTGGAGAATGATCTGGCCAGAGTTGCTGCTTAACTGCTATAGCAAAGCAAACGTACAGGGTGGTACGGTAATGATTGGAGATAAAGCTTTTTACAGTGGAGTTAAAACAGTCCGAATTCAACGACAAGCAACTAAAACTCAAGCAAGTTATATAAAATGGTTAAAAGAATTATCCAAAGAATTACATTTTAACGTCATATACGAAATAGACGATATAATATTCAAAGAAGATATACCTCATTATAATAAATTTAGATTTGCGTTTGAAGATCCAAAAATCAGACAAACTAGTATGGAAATCATGGCTGCATGTGACGAAATTACTGTAACCAATAAGTTTATGCAGGAGTACTATATGGAAAAAACTGGTAATAAACAGGTAACTGTTGTGCCTAATTTTATTCCTAGATTTTGGATGGATAGATATTTTGATCTTACAACAATTAAAGAAAATTTTCAAAAATTTAAACGCAAACCAAGAGTAGTATATTGTGGTAGTGGTGCTCATTTCGATATTGAAAATAGAATCAAACAGAAAGATGATTTTTTTCATATTAACGATGTGATAAGAAAAACAGTAGACAAATTTCAATGGGTATTTATAGGGGGCTTTCCATTAACATTAAGAGACTTAATATCACAGAAAAAAATTGAATATCATGAATGGACTAATTTAGTAGATTACCCTGCATATATATACAGTAAGAACCCTACAGTTTTTTACGCTCCATTAGAAAATAGTAATTTTAATAAAGCTAAAAGTGATTTAAAATTTATTGAAGGTTGTGCGCTAGGGATTCCAACTATCTGTCAAGACTTATGCACATATGATACTGCATTTCATAAATTTACTACCGGAGACGACTTAATAGATAAAATAAAATATCTAACTAGTGATTATAAAAAATATATAAAAGAGGTAAAACGAGCTCGGGAGTATATGAAATCCAGATGGATGGAAGATAATATTAACTTCTACACTGAATTATATTCATTTCCGTATGGTGATCCAAAGAGAAAAAATCTTAATCGCTTAAACGGAATTAGTTGATTTATTGCTTCATATTCTTTATACTATAAGGAGTGTATAGAAATTTAGCGTACATACCAAATCAGCGCATTATGCGGCTGTATACATGGGATGAGAATGGAGTTAGAATTGAAACTGATTGTCCGTATCGTCCATATTTTTATTCTGAAACGAATTCAAATCGATACGACGCAACTTCATTGTACGGTACAAAACTTCGAAGACACACTGCAAACAGCGAGTTAGATAGAAGAAAAAAAATCGAAGATCTTAATGATCATAAAATTTATGAAAATATTTCTCCCTACCAACAGTTTTTAGTTGATAGGTTTTGGGAAGTAAACGAAACAGACGAATTTAGCAAATTCCCTCTTAAGATATGGTTCTTTGATATTGAGACATATTCCCCTGACGAATTTCCAAAACCAGATGAAGCGAGTCATATGATTAATGTAATTACAATCTATGACACTGTCGAAAAAATGTATTTTACATGGGGTATTAATCCATATAAACCAAAATCCGATGACGTAAAATATATTCACTGCAAGTCTGAGGTTGAATTATTGCAAAAGTTTTTAGATTTTTACTGTAAGGATCGACCTGATATTTTATCTGGTTGGGCTAGTGAGACTTTTGATATACCATATGTAATTAATCGAGTTAGAAACTTATTAGGAGAAGACGCTACTCGGTTATTTTCACCCGTACATGATGAAATTATGAAACCAATTTACCAACGTGTGTACCGTGGTAATTTCGGTCAGCAAACATCAAAATACGTAGTTGAAGGAGTATCAATGCTAGATTATCTAGATGTGTATAAAACCTTCAGCATGGGCATGAAAGACAGTTATAAGTTAGATAACATAGCTCATATAGAACTAGGAGAGAACAAGGTAGATATAGGAGAAACTAACCTTGCAACACTGTCTATTGAAGACTGGGACAAATTTGTTGATTACAATATTCATGACGTAAGATTGCTGGTAAAACTGGATGCTAAGCTCATGTATATGGATTTAGCGAGAATGCTGTCTTACATAGGGTTAACTCCATTTAACGCGGCATTAGGTACTATTAGTACAGTTAACGGTCGCGCTATCGTTGAAGCGAGAAAGTCAGACCCGCCTAGAGTTATACCAACTTTTATAAAAGGAGACGACAGATCCGGTAAGTATGAGGGAGCTTACGTAGGTGAACCTCATCGTGGATTTCAAAATAATATTATATCATTTGATGCTAACTCACTATACCCGAGTGTAATGGTAACTCTTAATTTAAGTCCAGAAACAAAGATCGGTAGTATTGTAGGCACAGATAATGGTAAGGTATATATAAAGACAATAAACAATAAAGATATTGAAATGTCTTATGGGGATTTTAATAAATGGTGCGCTAAAAATGAAATAGCAGTAACAAGAGCTAAGAAGCTTTTTTCACAAAAGAACAAAGGAATTTTTCCTAGAATTACAGATCACTTTTATGCTATACGATCAGGAAAAAAACAAGAATGGAACGAAGCTCGTGAAGAATTACATCAACTATCGGTAAAATTAGAAAAAGAAACTAACAACGAATCAAAGAAAAAATTACAAAAAAAGATAAATGATACTAAATTTAAAATTGATCAATTATGGATCTGGCAATTTACTCTAAAAATTCTTATTAACAGAATTTATGGATATTTCGGTAATAAAAACTCAGCCATGGCTGATGGTGATATTGCCCGGTCAATTACGCTAACTGGTCGCGACGTAATTAAACAGAGCAATATTATTCTAAGAAATTATATAAAAAGAGTAACAGGATTATCTGATAGAGAACTAGATAATAACGATCCTATTATTTATAATGATACAGATAGTTCGTATTGTACAATAACTCCGCTCCTTGAGAATTTAAATATTCCGCTGCATGAAAATAATAAAATAGATGACAGGGTTTATAAATTAGTACAAGACATCGAAGATGATTTAAATGTTCATATTGAAAAATGGGCGAGAGAAACACTATTAACTAAAGATCCTAGATTTGTTTTTAAGCGAGAGTCTATTTGTGATAAAGGTATTTTTTTACAAAAGAAGCGATATGTCCTACACAAACTAGATGATGAAGGAGTTGTTTGTAATAAATTTAAATACACTGGAGTAGAAGTAGTTCGAACTACTATGCCTAATGCAATAAAACCATATGTGAAGAAAATTATTGAACATATGATTATGACTGAAAATCAAGTCACTACAAATGAAATTTTTGAAGAGACATATGAGATTTTTAAATCATTACCTATAAGAGATATTGCGTTTGTTATGGGTGTTAAAGAATACGAAAAATATAGTATATATGCTAAAGACTGGACAGTTAAAAAAGGAACACCGATTCATGTAAAATCTTCTATATATTATAATAAACTTTTAGATCATTATAACATCTCTAATAACCACGAATATATTAGCTCCGGTGATAAGATAAGATATTTTTATACAGTTTCTCCTAACAAGTTTGGTTTGAATTCGTTAGGTTTTAAGTACGACATACCACCGGAATTTGAACAAGATTTTAAAATAGATTATGAAAAAATGTTTGATAAAATCGTTTATAGTGTTATTGATAGGTTTTATGACAACGTAAACTGGAAGTCGTTTCGACCCGGTGAAGCTGTTAATACGGATTTATTTGATTTCTTTAAATAAATCCGTTGCAAATTAATTTTTTGATAATATAATAATTACATGGATATCATTACATACATTGATAGTATAGGTAGGACGTGTTTCGGAGAGCTAGTAGAGCAAACAGATTCATCTTTAAGAGTTAAAGCACCAGCGATGATTATGGTAACGCCCAATGACGCTGCTAATATGAAAGTTGATGTTATGCCGTTATTCTTTACTGAATTTTCTAGCGGTGAAGCGCCAATATTTAAATATCTAAACACTCAATACACAGAAGTCGAGGTTACTATTTCTGATAAAATATTAGTTCATTATAATGCTAAGATTAATGTCAAGGAAGAGTCAAACCCTGAACCTGCCGCGACCACGCTATCTGACGAGAACATACCTGAAGTAACATTATTCGAGGAATAATATGTCAAAACTGGTTGATAAGGCATTTGCTAAGCTCCAAAAGCTTAACAGCAATGCTACTACTTTAGAGAAAAACACTCTGAGTAATGTAACAGAGTGGATTGATACAGGTTGTTTAGTATTAAATTCTATCCTATCTGGGTCACTACATGGTGGCGTACCTAAGGGTAGAATTACAATTTTCGCTGGAGAGTCTCAATGCGGTAAGACTTTTATTTTAAATAAAATTCTCGCTAAAGCTCAAAAGCAAGGAATGATACCTATAATATTTGACACAGAGGTCGCTATTGAAAAAGAAGGTGCAGAAAATGTAGGTCTAGATGTTTCTAATGTAAAGTATGTTCCAATAGATACTGTAGAAAACTGTCGTAATCAAATAATGGCATTTTTAGATGAAGTAGAAAATGAACCAGAACTTCACGGAAAATTTATTATATCAATAGATTCATTAGGTAATTTAGCATCATCAAAAGAAATTCTTGATGCTGAGTCTAATAAAGGAGCCATGGACATGGGGCTGCGGGCCAAACAGCTAAAATCCATGATGCGTATTATTACATATAAGGCCGCGGTGACCGGTACAACTATTATATGTAGTAATCATACATATGCTGATCCTGGTGCACTCCATCCTACCTTAGTCAAGCAACAAGCTGGTGGGTCGGGCCCTATGTACATGGCTTCTTTATTAGTCCAAATGGCAGCTAAAAAAGAAAGAACTGACGCTTCAAACGACAACGACGAGGCGCTATCAGAAAGTAGAAACTATTCCGGAGTTACTCTTAGAATGCTTACCGTAAAAAATAGATTTATTCCAGCATTTTTACAAGCGGAAGCATATTTAAATTTCAAAACAGGTCTAGAAAAATATTCTGGATTAAAAGATATTGCCGTATCTCACGGTATTGTACAACAAAATGGTTCTACATATAGTATGGGGGATAAAAAATTAGGTTATTATAAGAATTGGCGCAATGACGAAGAGACGTGGAAATCTATATTACCTAAGTTAGAATCTTCTATAAATGAAAAATACCGGTATGGTAAATCATTAGACGAGGGTGCTATATTAGAACAAGAAGATGAGTAAAGCAGTTGTACCTATTTCAGGAGGTTTAGATAGTTCCGTAATACTAAGCATAGCAGCGGATCGACATGATGATATATATGCAATAACTTTTGATTACGGTCAAAAGCATCGTAAAGAAATTCAATTCGCAGGGTTTCAATTAATTAATTATGATTGTATCGAACAACATAAAATATTAGATATACAATTTTTTAAAACTATTGCTAATACTTCTTCCTTAACAAACAATAAAATTAAAGTCGCTCATACGAGAGATGTTCTAGGAGACGCTCAAACTGTAAACTATGTGCCATTTCGTAATATGATGATGCTGTCTATTGCATGTTCATATGCTGAAGCGGTCGGAGCTAATACTGTTTATCATGGATCAGCCTTGGTAGATAGTCAGGCTGGATACTGGGATGGTAGTAAGGAATTTTTAACTGAAATTAATAACGTTACAAGTTTAAATAGAAAAAATCTAATTAAAATAGAAGCACCGTTAATTGAGTTATCTAAACGAGAAATCGTAAAACTGGGATTAGATAATGGTGTGCGTTTTGAAGACACTTGGACTTGTTATGAAGGTAAAGAAGTTGCATGCGGTTATTGTACTGCTTGTAGTTCACGTATACAAGGCTTTTTAGAGAATAAAATCAAAGACCCAATCGAATATGAGCGAACAGATATACCATGGTAAAGAGCTAGAATATTCTGATATCTTATTAGTACCAGGATATAGTCAATTAGATACTCGAAACAACGCCGACACATCTTTTAAATTAGGTAAGTTTACATTTAATCTACCAGTTGTTCCATCTAACATGGAAACGGTAATAGATCTCAAACTCTGTAAGCAATTAGATGATAATAATTATTTTTATATTATGCATCGATTTCAGGATGTATTTGAAACAGTGCGACAACTTAATGAGCTTAATTGTAATTGTGTGAGTGTCAGTATAGGGGTAAATGAAAAATCATATCAAGAATTAGAAGCGATTATAGATAATAATTATAAAGTTGATATTATTACAATTGACGTTGCGCACGGACATCATCAAAAAGTCGGTAATATGATTAGATACGTTAAAAGGAATTTACCTGATGTAATAGTTATCGCTGGTAATGTTGGAACATACGACGGGTTCCATTTTTTAGAAGACTCCGGTGCTGACGTTATTAAAGTAGGAATCGGATCTGGAGTTATTTGTACTACGAGATATAAAACAGGCTTTGGTACACCAATGTTTTCAACATTGTTAAAAATTACCTCACATAAAACAAAAGCTAAAATAATGGCCGATGGTGGTTGTCGAGAATTTGGAGATGTCGCAAAAGCATTAGTTGCTGGAGCAGACTGTGTAATGGCTGGTTCTTTCTTTGCAGGGTGTGTAGACTCACCAGCTAAAATTGTTGATGGGTATAAGGAATATTATGGAAGTACATCATATATGCAAAAGGGAAATAAATTAAATTTCGTTGAAGGGAGAGAGATAGCAATAGACTTAGCTCCAGAGTATAATATTAGATTAAAAGAAATCGAAAAAGCTCTTAAGAGCTCTATTTCATACGCCGGGTGTAAAGATTTAAGTTGCCTGAGTGATACAAAGTTCATACAATTAAAATAATATGTGTGGTATTTTTGGTTCAACAGATATTAAAACATTTAGAGAGTTATATACAAAGAACTCAGAAAGGGGTAATTTTGTACGTAGCGTAACAATGATGTTTCCTAGCGGAATGAAAAATAATGTCCGCGTAATGACGAAATACGAACAAGATTTTAATAGACATATAGAAGAAAATCCATTTTGTTTATATTACCTAGGACATGTACAGTCCCCTACGACAGAAGTTAGAACTTTTAATATTGATACATCACATCCATTTTCATATAAAAATACATATTTAGCGCATAACGGCGTACTACAAAATTTTGATAAATTAAAAGAAAAATACACATTATCAAGTAAGGTAAATAAAGTAGATAGTAGTATAATATTACCGTTGATATATATGTCTGGTATACAAAACGCTCTATCGGAAATTGAAGGAACATTTGGATGCTGGATGTATGAACCAGATATGGGTAGGTTACGTATTTTTAGATCCGGTTCCACATTATTTACTGATAATAAATCATTTAGTTCAGCGCCATATTCGGAATGGGAAATGGTGGAAGAGGGTACAGTATATGAATTTAATTTTAGTAAAAATAACTTTACTAAAACTAATACATTTAAATTAAATTCTCCATTTTTTATATGAAAACTTTAATTGCGGTTGCAACTCAAACTACTGAAGCCATCTTTAAAACAACTAGATTATCTAAAAGCTTAACTCATCACGATGAAAACACTATAACTACTTTCGACTTACAGCCTACATATAAAAATACTAGTGGATTGTGTGCTGTTTATAATAATTATCTTATACCAGAAAATTTTAAAAAATATGACTGTATCCTTTTTGTACATGATGATGTATTTATTGATAGCATAAATTTCTTAGTAGAAATTCGTAATGCGTTTAAGCGAGGATTTGATATTATCGGTGTCGCTGGAGGAAGTAAGTTACAAGTTCAAAAACCTTGTTTATGGCATTTATTATGTAAGCCAGATACTATGTCTGGTATAGTGTCACATTATCATAATAATACAGATTATGCCCCTACAATCTTCGGCCAAACACCTAAAGAAGTAGTATTATTAGACGGAGTGTTTCTTGCAATTCGGACAAAATCAATTTCCGAGAAAAAAATAAAATTTGATACTAACCTTAAAGGATTCCATTATTATGATCTAAAATTTTGTTTAGATTGTCATTTAGCTGGTTTGCGCTTAACCACTGCCCCTATTCACATTATTCATGAATCACCTGGCCTACTCAACCACACAGAAGAATATAGCAAATCAGAAGAATACTTCTATAATACTCTGTTAGAACATGCTAACAAACGAAAGTAATTACTTAGATATAGATTTAGAATATTTAGAAAAGGTAGTTTTTAAGAATTGTCTTGAAGACGAAGTTTATCTAAATTCTATTATTGATAATCTTAATTATAAATTTTTTAAGAATAAAGACTTTCAGCAAATAATTAAAATCATTCAAGCACTTTATCGGAAGAATAATAGACGTCCGACTATTACTGAATTACAATTATATTTAAACACACCACAACTTAAACAGCATTACGAAGCAAGTAAAAAAATCATTGATGTTTTAGAAGTAGAATTATCTAATGACTTATTACTTTCTTACACAGAGAAGTTTTTACAAGAACAAGCTGTGTTTAATACGTTTTTAGAAATTGTTGATAATAAAGAAAGAGATGTAAAAAGCATTCATGATAAGTTCTCAAAAGCATGTAACATCTCTATTACGACAAATACAGGTCATAATTATTTTAAAGATGTAGAGCAACATATTACTGACCTAACGACACGGGAAGAAAAAATTAAAACAGGCTGGGATTGGCTTGATACTAGATTAGGAGGAGGATTCCTCGAACAAGGGCGTAGTATGTATATTTTTGCTGGACCTACTAACGTTGGAAAATCTATATTCTTGAGTAATATAGCAAGTAACGCTGCAGCAGAAGATAAAAATGTTTTAGTTATTTCTCTCGAAATGTCAGAAATGATTTATTGTAAACGAATTACATCTAAGCTTACTGGATTACCTATAAATCATTTAGATGATCACGTCGAAGAATTGAGAGATAGAGTAGGTAAATTTAAAATAACACACCCTCGAGGAAATATTATAATTAAAGAATTTGCTCCGAGTTCAATTACACCTCCACAATTAGAAGGTTTTATAAAAAAACTAATAAACAAAAAATTTAAACCTGATATTATTGTACTTGATTATTTAAACTTAATGGCAAGTACATATGGTAATAATTCATATGAACGAATAAAAAGTATATCTGAACAAGTAAGAGCAATGTCATATACCTTTGAATGTCCAATTGTATCTGCAACACAAGTAAACAGAACAGGGTACGGTACAGGTAATAACGCTGGTGGTCCTGGTTTAGATGCTATTGGTGAAAGTTATGGTCTAGGAGCTACTGCTGATGCAATAGTTAGTATATGGAGAACAGAAGAGGATGAAGAAGATGATGCTCTTCATATAGGTATTATTAAAAATCGATTTGGTTCTAACACGGGTAGTACTCGAGTGTCTATAGACTATAACACTCTTACTCTTACAGAAAATAACGATTTGAATATAAATGAAGATGTGAACGCTGCGGAAGATGACGCTGTACAATTCGGAAGAGTGATGTAAATATATATAATGTCTGAGGATAACAATAAAAAAAGACCAAAGATATACGAACGCAATCCCGATACTAATGTAATACGTTGGAGATATTTAGGAGAACATCCAGAAGATTACGGTTGGCCTCATTATGGTAATATTTTAACAGAAGAAGAACTAAATGAATAATAAGGATGAAATAATTTTTACCGACCTAGATCTCGACGGTTGTTGTAGCTATTTAATTTATACATGGTTTAAACAGACTAAACCAAAAGCTGTTACATTAAAGGTTTCTAACATACGTGAAAAACTATTAGGATGGCTCAATTATAATAAAATTGAGGATTATAAAAGAGTATACTTCTTTGATTTAGATACTACAGAAATTAAAGATTTAATAGACAAAAAAAATGTAATTATTTTTGATCATCATAAATCTCATGAGGATGATTATTCTTTTGCTAAAACATATATAAATGTAAATCAACCATCATGCAGTAAACATTTATATCAAATATTAAATCATATATATCCAAATGTAAATCTTACTAAGGAACAGAAAAAATTAATTACATTTGCAAATGATTATGATTGTTATGAATTAAAATACCCGGAGAGTAATAAATTAAATTTCTATCTATGGTACAAAAATGGTGATAAGCTGCAAAACTTTATTAACGATTTTGAAAATGGTTTCTTCGGATTCACAAACGAACAAAATAAAATAATTAGTTATCATTTTTATAAATTTAAAAAAATGAGAGAAACCATAGATTTATTTAAAGCAAAATTATCTATAGGTGGAAAGGAATATAACTTTATTAGTACATTTGCAAATGAATATATTAACGATTTAGGTCAATATATTGTTGATACTTATGATTGCGATGTATGTATGATGATTAATTTAAAAAACAAAAGAGTATATCTCCGAAGAAATAGAAATATAGATTTTAATTTAAGTACTTTTGCTAAGAAGATATGCGACGGTGGTGGTCATGAATATGCAGCCGGTGGTATGTTAAACGATAATGTGCTCTCTTTGAGCAAGCAATTCGAACCACTAGATACAAAATGACAGACAGTCCATATACAATTTTAGAACGAAAAGATATTGTACATGTTTTCTTGTCATTATGTAGTTTTATTTCAATTTCCGAGAACCGAAAAATTAATCTCGCCAATGTATTTTTATTAGTTCTTAAAGAAGAAAAGTATAGAGAATTATTTAAAGCGTCGTTATTATTAGATAGTAATTTTGAGTTAGTTAAATTATTTTTACAACATGATCCTTATTTGTATAAAAGTAAATATATAACTAAATATCTCAAAAGAAATTCTATTGATTTATGAGCGAATTATCAGTTTTTGAAAAAAATATATATAATCTTTATCTGAAGACTTCTAGAAATAAAAAAGGATTCACACCAAGAAAAGATTTTCAAAAACTAGACGATACAAAATACGTTCTATTAAAAAAAATATCACGTACTTTAAAAAATAAAAATATAGATCCAGATATATTTTTTAATGCACCATATAAATTATATTCAGAAAAATACGTGCCTTTAGATTTCTACAGTACATTTAATGCTATTTCTACATATAAAAAATACGTAACAGAATTAGAATTAACAGAACCTGATCACGAATTTAATATTGTTAAATTAAGAGATAGCTTTAAATTTATTTACGATACCTGTGTCAAGAATAACCTTACAACGTGTAATGAATATCTACAGGTAGAATCAGGTATGTATCCAAATTTTATTTTAGATTTAAAAAACAGAGACATCAGTTATTATAGTTTATTAGCGCTTAACGTATCAGAGAAAAATATTAAGCTAGAAAAAAATATAGTTGAATTTGTATGTAGTAGTTTCTATAATACTTTAAGTAGTTTGAGATCGAAATATACATTTTCGAAAAAAATCAAACCATTGGGAATAAAATTAACGAAAACCATTAACGAAATATTAAAAAGAAAATGACAACGAAAAATATGTTTGAATCGATTAGAGGAGCAATGGCTCAAGACGCACAAAAGACATCTACTGGTAATATTATGCGATTGAAACCAGGTAATACATATGTATTGCGTCTTGTACCATTTGTAAAAGACCCTGGTAAGACGTTTTTTCATTATTACTCACACGGCTGGGTGAGTGAAATGACCGGGCAATTCCAGAGTGCAATTAGTCCACAGACGTGGGGAGAGAGGGATCCTATTGCAGAAGCACGATATAGAATCTCCCGTACTGGTTCTGAAGAAGAAAAAGACAAGGCGAAAGCTTTAAACCGTAAAGAGAACTGGCTTGTTAATGTCTATGTAGTAAAGGATCCGGAAAAACCGGAGAATGAAGGTAAGGTAAAGATTCTTAGGTTTGGTCGTCAATTACATAAGATTGTAATGGAAGCTATGGAGGGAGAAGATGCTGAGGAATTTGGTGAAAAGATCTTTGACCTATCAAAGGAAGGTTGTAACTTTAGAGTTAAAGTTGAAGAGCAGGGTGGGTACCCGACATATGTAAGTTCTCGTTTTGCATCACCTTCTCAAATCTCAGGAGTAACAGGTGATACTATTAAAGATATCTACGAACAGACATTTGACTTAGAAAATGTTTTTCCGGTTAAGAGTTATGACGAACTGCAAACAATGCTTAATGAGCATTATCATGGTGTTACAGAAGACCCTGGTCAAGAGACTGCTACAGTACCATCAACAATCTCTTCAGATGATGACGATGATGATTTAAATTTTGATGATTTAGATGCTACTCCATCAAAAGACGATTCTAAATCACCTGCTATTGATGATGATAAAGTTAAAGAACTACTTGATACTTTAGATTAAAATGGAAGACGACGTTGCACTAAAAATGTTCATTCATCAAATGAATGATCAAGCTAAGGAAATGAACAAGAATATTGTTCAAAAAAGCGCTACAATGCAGGATATTCCTGTAGAGAAAGGAATATATAAAAAGAAAAAGAAGAATCCAGCCGCACAACAACAGTTAGCTACACAGCAACAATTCCTTATTCAACAGCAGTTAGCTACACAGCAACAAGCCATCCCTCAACAACAAGTGACTGGAGATCCCGCTCTGTTAAACAATTTAATAGAGCGGGTGTCTTCCGTTGAGAAACAACTTACAAAATTTCTGACTCTAATTGAACGTAGACTTGCAAAAAACGCAAAAGAAATTAATATACGAATCAAATTGAACGAAGATAATGATTCTACCAATAAAGAATAAAGATAATTTTATTCAAAATTTTCTTAATCCAGTCTCGCGATTAGACTCATCTGTAACACTAGATATAAATGACAATATATCTACTATAGTACATAATAATTCTAATATTTTTCTTAAAGCAGAATATAAGATTAACTGGGTGGAGCAACCCGATCGAAATAATATATGTTTACCAGATACAGTAAAACTAATTAAAATTTTATCATGTTTAGATGAAGATAATATTGATCTAGAAATACAGACTAATTGTATAAAATATAATAGCAGTGCTAATCGATTTACATATCATTTATTTGATAATAGCATAGCTAAAAACGGTGTATTTAATTTTGATAAAATTAATGACATTACATTTAGTACTAACTTTAAACTGACAAAAGAAAAGAACAGCGCAATATTAAAAGCACTACCGTTCGTTACCGAATCAAGTAAACTATATCTTAAAACCGAAAACACAAATGTGTACGCCGAACTGTCAGATAAAAAACTACAAAACGTTGACAGTTATACTACAATACTCGCCGAAGGGTATGAAGGAGATAAATTAGATTATGAATTAATTTTAGATATAGAGCTATTTAGACTAATATCCATATTGAGCTTTTCCGAAGCAACGATATATATAAATAACGAGTATAAAATGCTTATGATTAAACTTCAATTAGAAGGCAGTAATCTTACATTTGTCAGTACTAGTTATAAAAATTAATGAAAAATAAAGTCACAACTTGTGGTTATTTTATCAAGCGCTTAAGAGATAACGGTTATAAGGTCAATAGAATTTTTTCTGATTATACTTCTGAAGACCCGAGACGCTGGACAATAATGATTAATCCAGAAAAGGCAGCCTTATTTATAACGTGTTATGTTAATTATGACTGGACAGGTGACTTTAAATTCGAATTACATGATGGTGTGTTATTTAAAAATCTTCAATTAAAAACAGATAGTATGGAGGTTATTATGACTAAATTAATCGAAAAAAATATTACGCCTAATGAAAAAACAAATGCCAAAACCTAAAAATTTTGATAATCTATTAAAATCCAGCATTAACGCAGCCGAGTCTGTTGAATCTATGGAAGAACAAGATATGTCGTTTATTAATGATTATCTTGCTGAGCATCTAAAATCATTTATATTACTCGGATATGACCTTAAAGGAGAAAGTGTAGTAATTGTTTCAGGTAAGAATCCTCAAGATTATGACGCTATTGAAACATTATTACGACGAGTAGGTAACATAGACTTTTTTAAAGACATACAAGAACAAACAAATACAAATGAATAAAATAATTGTCTTAGGTAACGGTTATATTGGGAAGAAGGCTTATAAGCATTTTGAAGAGAACTTAGAAGGTATATACGATGTAGTTCGCTTGTCGAACTATCCATATACTTCACCCGAAAAGTTAAAAGAAACATTATTTACTAATTTAATAACCGAGTTCCGAGGATCACAAAACAAATGGGTAATTAATTGTGTTGGTTTTACTGGTTCTCCAAATGTAGACGCATGTGAAGAACAAAAACAAACATGCTGGGATTTGAACGTAACACTACCTACTATGTTAGCTCAATTCTGTACTCAACATAACGCGAAACTTATTAATGTAAGTTCCGGGTGTATATATGATACATTAGACGTGCTTGACACAGTATCATTTACTGAAGAAGACGAGCCAAATTTCGGGTTAACTAACCCTGATAGTAGTTGGTATAGTAAGACAAAACATGCAGCAGAATTATGTTTAAACAACTTTGGCAATGTTTATACTCTACGCATAAGAATGCCTATTTGTAATGATTTTAATTCACAAAAAAACTACTTAAGTAAGATTTTAAAATACAATAACGTCTTAAACGATGTAAACTCTAAAACTGTTATTGAGGATTTACTAGTCGTAATTAATAAAATAGTTAACATCGAAGACTTACCCGGTGGTGTTTATAATTGCGTAAACCCTGAACCTCTTCAAACATCTGAAGTTTGTAGCATTTTAGATGAGCATGGTTTGTGGAATCCTCATTGGAAGTTTATTACTTACAATGAATTAAAACAACATATTGTTGCTAATAGATCTAATTGCGTTTTATCAATAGATAAATTAAAAGCACGTGGGTTAGATATGCCAACGGAACGAGAATCACTATTTAGAATATTAGGTAAAAAAGAAACATATTTTACTAAAGAAATAGCAGATGAAAGATAAAAACATCCTAGTAACAGGTGGCTTGGGATTCATTGGAAGTCATTTCGTAGAGCTACTTCACCGTGAATGTGAAAACTGTAATGTAACAATAATAGATAGTTATGCCTATTGTGTATCACAGAACACTGAAGATTATCTATGGGATTTATATAAGCACCCGGATGGGTCTAGTAATAAATTAGATATAATATATGTAAGTGTCTCGGATTTTAAATTGGATAAACAATATGATTATATTGTAAATTTCGCAGCTGAATCACACGTAGATAATAGTATTAACGACGGGGATGTTTTTATTGATAGTAATTATGTAGGTGTGTATGAATTATTAAAACAATTACCTGACAATACGAGATTTCTCCAAGTAGGGACAGATGAAGTATATGGTAGTTTACAATTTGATTCGAACCCTAGTGAAGAGGATGACTTATTAGAACCATCTTCTATATACTCTGCAACAAAAGCAGGCGCTGATTTATTAGCATTATCTTTTCATAAAACATATAAGAAAGATATTATCGTAACGAGATGTACAAATAATTTTGGTCCTAGGCAATACCCCGAGAAACTTATTCCAGTTATCGCTCAAAAAGCTACTAACGACGAACAGATACCGGTATATGGTAAAGGTGATAACATACGTCAATGGATATACGTCAAAGATCATTGCGAAAAAATATATAACGTATTAAAACTAGGAACCTCAGGAACAATATATAACCTTGCTCCTGACTCGCACTATCAATCGGAAATACCTAATATTGAAATTGTAAATCTCATATTAGACATACTCGATAAACCTAAAAAATTAATTAGTTTTGCTGAGGATAGGAAAGGTCATGATCTTAGATATAGCTTAAGTGATTCAATATATAAATCGATGATAATTAAAGCAGGAGATCAATTAGAATTTTCTGAAACTAAAAAAACATTTGCCGATGATTTAAAATATACTATAATGTGGTATATTAAAAATGAAAAATGGTGGAACTAACAATCTCATAATTGATGGTAATAACCTCTTATACCGAATATTTTGGACTAATAATTTCAAATTAGACGAAAAAGATAGTCCTGGTCAAGTATTTTTATTCTTACGATCTTTAAAATCGTATGTAGACAAGTTTCAGCCAAAACAAATTTATTGTACATGGGATAAGAAGTTAGAATGGCCTTCGTCTAATTTCAGGAGTGAAGTTATTACCGTAGAGTATAAAGCAAATAGAGACGACGATAAGTTCAAAGATGTTCATGAATACTCAGAAAAAATACAAGATGTTATTTCCTTATTAGGTGTACATAATATGTATCCGTTAAGGATGGAGGCTGATGATTTAATGTCTTGGTTATCATCTCACCTACCCGGTAAAAGTGTTATAGTAACCACTGATAAAGATTTACTACAAACAATCTCTGTTGATACTAGAATTTATAGCCCTATAAAAAAGAAAATAGTTACGTTACAAAACTTCGAAGAGTATACAGGAGTAACTAAAGAGCAATATTTAAATTACAGAGCAGTAACAGGTGATAAGTCTGATAATATACCTGGAATACCTAGATATGGTCTTGCTCGATTTAAAAAATTAGATTTAAATCGATTAACAGATGAACAACAAGTTATTTACGAGAGGAATTTAAAATTAATGGACTTAACTACAGGTTATGATTACTATCCTGACGAAGTACCAGTATATGAAGAGCAATTAGAAAAATGCAAGAAACATAAGAGTGATTATAAAAAGTTTATAGAAGAAGCAAAGAAATTGAACATGTGGTCTGTTGTGAGAAACTATTCTTCATGGCGCGAATCGTTTAATAATAACGAAAATATAATAAATATTATTAACAAGGCGATTAAAAATGCGAAAAGTTGAATATAAAAAAAATCCAAATAACATAATGGGCCCAGCAGGTAATACAATTACACCTACGATGAGAGAGGTTAGAATGGGTAATGAAATACGTACGGAAGCGCATTATAACGATCCTCATACTGGTCAATTTATTACAAAACAAATAGTAGATGTCCGACCAGTAAAAGATGAGCCTAAGTGACGTTATACCGCAGGAGTATATAGTAGAAAAATTTTATCAATACGCAGGGTATCCTAAGTATAAAAAATTAACTAATGTATACGAAGGCGGTTGCCCGGTCTGTAGAGAAGGTAAATCTTGGAATAAAAAAAGAAGACTTTACTATATAGTAAAAGAAAATCATATTTTCTGTCATAATTGTGGTTGGAGTGGTTCACCTGTAAAGTGGGTTCAAGAGGTAACAGGTAAAAATTACATTGATATAATTAATGAATGTAAGAATGTAAATGTATTTAATATTCCTATTGAAAAGGACATTCCCATAACTCCGGAGAAACCGCCACAGTCTCTTCCCGGTGATTGTGTTAATTTATATGATAAAGTACAGTGTAGTTTTTATAATCATGAACCTATGGTAAATCATGCTATAATTACATGCAAAGAAAGGAGATTACTAACTGCAATTAATAAACCTAAAACGTTGTGGTTTAGTAGAAATGATTTCGTCCATAAAAATAGAATAATAATACCTTTCTATGACGACAATAAAATTATATTTTATCAATCGAGAAAATTAAAACAAAATAAAAAAGATACAAAGCCAAAATATCTTTCAAAAATAGGAGCCGATAAAACAATATTTAATATTGATAAAATAGATAACGATTTAGATTATATTTTTATTTTCGAAGGGCCTATAGATAGTTTTTTTGTTAAAAATGGTGTTGCAGTAGGAGGTATTAGTAAAGGTAGATCTTGTTTTACAAAACGACAACAGCAACAAATAAATCAAAAACCCTTCCATAAACGTATTTGGGTTCTTGATAATCAATATTGCGACGAGACAGCAAAAGAGAAAACTCGACTATTACTCAGTCAAGGAGAAAAATGTTTTATATGGCCAGAGGAATTATTAAATTATAAAGATTTTAATGACTTATGTGTGCAGATAGACCGAGACGAAATAACTCCTCAATTTATAATTAAAAATAGTTATACCGAATTAAAAGGTAAATTATTATTATCTAAGATTTAATTATTCACCCCAACCTGCAGGCCGTGGTCCAGCTATTTCATCGGCCCATGCCTTGTCAGTTAATGCTCTATCACCAGCTATGTAAACCGCCCATTTTTTATCTAATTCAGACGCATAACCTGCTTTATCAGCTGGCTTTGGCGCTGGTTTTGGCTCTGGTTTTGGCTCTGGTTCAGAGAAAACTTCAGTATTTTCGGCATCAAAAGCAGCTAATGCTTTATCAGCATTCTTTCTAGCACTCTTTGCATCTCTATACACTCTTTCTAACGCATCAGATTTATCTTGCTCTTCGCTGGTTGGGTTGGCCTGGTCGACTGGATCAAACGCCTTCCACTCGGCTCGCGCTAGCTTAGCTGCATCTATTGTGTCGTCTACTGCTTTTTGTAATTCTGCTCGTGTTGCCATAATATTAATTATTTATGCTTTTCTATATAAAGGTTCTTTAAAATTTGATGTAAACCTGCCAATCTTTCACATACATCTAAAATTTCATTTTTTGTTGAATCAGAAACATCAGCGAAAATAGTACCTACTTTATTATCGTTTCTTAACTTCCCTAATACACTATTAACACCGCCGTTAAGGTATTGTAATACATCATCAATGTTCGTAATCCACTCTTGTAGATCTTTAAGTTCTTCCTGTTCATTGGGGTTTTGATCTATTACGTCCTCGAAATCAGCTGCATGACCTGGTTCATCTAAAGCATTTGCGAAAGACTCTTTATCATCTTCTGGTGCAGCATCAATCGCTGGAGCAGGTATTGGCGGACCTGGTTCATCTTCTGAAAGTAAAGATAAAAACCTATTTTCAAACTTTCCCATGTAATTATTTATTAAATACTTATGATGAAAGGCATACTTTTTGAAGATTTATATAAGTACACTAACAAGTACTGGAAAGACGTAAAGTCTAGACATGTTCGACCCACTACAAAAACATTAGATGATATTGCAAAAGCTAGTCCTGCGACGTATAATCAAATTTCAGCTGACCTTGTTCCTTTTCCTGGTGATCATTTAATCGAGCAACTCGGTAGCGCATTCACAAACATATCTGACGCTACTTACTTATTAAATCAGCTTTTTGAAAATCCTTCTGTGCACTTAGACGAAAAAATTGTAAAATCCGCAAATTTAAAGTTGCAAAAAATTCAGGATCTTATAAAATCTGTGTCGGAAGATTTAGATCATGACGAGACAGATAGTTAAAAGTATATTAATTGTTTCTTTAATTTCACTTTCAATAAGTAGTATAGCGACATTATTTTACCCTTCTCTTATAACATTTATAAAAGTTGCGATCGGTACAACCGGAATACAAATATTATTCTTTTTTATTTACAATAATGTTCTTAGATATATCGCTCGGTTAAACCTAGAAAAAGAAGCTCTTCAATTATCTCAATTAGCTGAACAAAATCGAATTTTAGCTGAGTGTCAGGCATGTAAGAAAATGAATAACGTATATGTAAAATTAACTGAAGAAAATGAATTTAATTGTGAAGATTGTAGCACACTTAATAAAATACAAATTGATATCAGTACTATATTACCGACGAATTTCCCGGACACTGGGACAATGATTTATGATAAATAAAAAACCCACGAAAGACTACTCACAACTAGCAAGATGGTTGTGCTTATTTGAAGCTGTTAATATTATTTCAGAGAAAGCCGACCAAATCGGTCGAGGAAAAGATTGCTTAAAGCCAATACCAATTAACAAATATATTAACGAAAGATACCCTTCAGTATTAAAAGACGTTGAATATGAATTTAGTAATAGTCACCGTACACATCGTCGTTAGATCCATAATCAAAATAAGTTGATTGTTCTGTATCCAAATCATTAATATAATCTGTATCAATAGCCGTTAAAGAACCAGTACCAGATTGATCGGCAACTTGAGTAGATTTAGCCTCAGCAGGTAATCCTGGTAAGAACGTATGATCATTTCTCCGAGCTCTAAGTCTAAACACATAATGACCTTGAAGCTGGTTAATCTCATTAACCATTTGATCCATACGTTCTGTGATTTCAAATATCTTTCCGTCCTTTCCTCCAGGTCGGTCAATTGAACCGTATTCGGTTAATTGAAATACATCTCCAGCGTTAGGCATAGCACTTAAAGTACCGGTATAACCAGAGGAGTGATAATAAGAAGAAAGAGTTTGCTGGTAAGTTTCAATATCTATTACTGCTGTTAATTCATCATCAGATACTAAACCGTATTGAGAATATGTTACTGCACCGTCAGTTAAATCCATTAACATAGTCATGGTCTGAGGAGACTGGTATCCTTGAAGCGGGTTTTCGCCATATACTTTATCAGTCTTATCTAAATCAAATTTTCGGACATAATAACTAACGTTAGTACCATATAACCGTATTTGTTCTTTCCACCATTTTTTATATGTCTTATTACGTTCGTTAGCGCCTAACGATTTATTATTAAACCGAATAATATTCTCAGCGTCACTATGATAGTTAACTGCCGTAACTGTATCTGTACTCCATGCTGATGCCATTACTTTTTAATATAATATCGGTTATTATCAATATACAATGTTATTCCGGTATTACCTAGATTTCTAGAACCTTTCTCTTCAAGATCTGTAATTCCATATATATCTTTTATGGTTTGAACATCTCGATCATTTAAAAGAAATATACCAGTTTTTTTCTTTTTTAAATTATCTAATGTACGACATGAAGCAGCGGCAGCCCTATGACTTGCAGGTAATAAGTTCTGACGAGTTCTACCAGAACCTGTACTCCCTCTTAATTTGTATAAATTCTTACACCCTAAAGCTTCAAGAAATTTTCGAGTGAATAACATTTTAATTATTTAATAAAAAAAGCCCCCTACATTAATGTAGAGGGCTATCAAAGGTATTATATATTTATCTTATGTCTTTGCATTAGCCTTTAACGGGCCTTTGCCATACTTGGTATCACCAGTCTTTTTACCATCAGTCGTCGGCTTGCCAGTTGTCGGATCGTCGTCCGTAACCTTAGCATCACCCGTACCTGTAGACTTACCACCTAAACTATCAGCAGCTGGATCTGTAGCATTACCACCACCATCAGAAGGATCAACACCTGTCTTTGCACCAGCGCCTGTCGGCTTTCCAGTAGATGTTTCATCTCCCTCAGACACTGTTTCAGCGTTCTCTGCACTTTCATGTGCAACTCCCTCTTCCGGTTCTTCAGCAGCGTCAAATTCATCTTCTGCTGTGTCGTCGTCGGCTGGAGCTAATTGATCAGCGACGGCTTGAATGGCAGCGGCTTGATCGGCAGTTAATGTGATAGTAACATCACCGTTTTCATCACCTGTTTCGTCGTCATCAAACCCGAGATCATCAGGGCTAGGCAGACCTAACTCAGCACCGAATTCATCGTCTTCATTCATAACTTGCTCGTAGAGCTTATCAAATATAGATTTATCTTCTGACATAATATTACCTTTGTTAGAATTATTTATACTATCCTCAACAACTTTCTCTTCCTTTTCAGCAACTTTTTCTTCTGCTTCTTTAGGCTCTTGCAAATCATCCTCGACATTACATGTAGGTGACTCCTTTGTTGAATCGGTTTCTTCAGCAGGACGTTGTGTTTTATCGTCAACCTTATTATACTTACTTTCATCAGGCTGCTTATATGACGTACCGTCCTCTTCATTTAATCTAGCTTTTAACGAAAAGCCTTTTGAACCTGAAGATAACCGACTTTCATACTCTTCCATTATATTTGTAAAACTCATAATTTTCTTTTTCTCCTTAAGTGTGACTAGCTTTCTTTCAACTCTAACTGATTCTTTCTTTACAACACTGTCTCTTTTAACCTCGATTGCGTCGCCAACGGCAGCTAAATTAAGATACTCACCGTCAACATCAATAACTACGTAATCATCATCCTCACCCTCAACCTCTACTAGATCCCCGACATCTAATGGCTCATCATCTAAATAATCACCACTATGACGAGAAGGATCACCAAAATCCTCTTCATCACCAAAATCTGGACCGAGGTCTTCATTAACTTTCTTACTATCCTCTTCAAGAATAGTTTCCGTCTTCGCAGTGTCTTCAGCAACTACCTTTGCCGTAGCATTTGCAAAGGCTTCATTAATAGAGTTTAAATCTTTGCTGTTCATGTAAATATTTATAGTGCCCAGGCTAAAAAAAGACGATAAATTCTATTTAGGTAATACAAATTTACCTAACCCTAACATGGAGTATGAATGGACTCCAGACATGGTCAAATCGCTTAAAAAAGCTAAACAGAACATTCTCTATTTTGCAGAAAACTTTTTTCACATTGTTAACCTTGATCGAGGTAAAATAAAAATAAACTTATACCCTTGTCAGAAAAGAGTATTACGTAGTCTGAGAGATAACAGATTTGTAGCTTGCTTAGCTAGTAGACAAACAGGCAAAACTACCATGATGACGATTTACGCTTTATGGATTGCCTGCTTTCAGGACGATCAGCGAATATTAATCGTGGCTAACAAAGAACAAACTGCAATTAGTATTTTTTCGAGAGTTAGACTCGCATATGAAAATTTACCGAACTATCTTAAACCCGGGGTTTTAGAATATGGTAAAACATCCATGAAATTAGCAAACGGTAGTAGTATAGGTATTAGCACTACTAGCTCGGACGCTGGTCGCGGTGAATCTGTAAATGTATTAATTCTAGATGAGTTAGCTTTTATCCCAAATAATCTTGTTGAAGAATTTTGGAAGTCAGTATATCCAATTATTTCCTCATCAACAAAATCTAAAATATTTGTAGCATCTACCCCTAATGGTAGTGGTAACTTATTTTATACGTTATATACAGAAGCAGAAAAAGGAGTAAACAACTGGAAATCAGAAACTATACTATGGCATGAAGTTCCCGGTAGAGATGAAAAATGGAAACAAGACACTATTAAGTCTATAGGTAGTGAAGAAGCGTTCGCTCAAGAATTTGATTGTAAGTTTCTTGATACAGGAGATTCGTTTATTGATGAAATTTTCTTTGAAAAATTATTATCGAATACAACTGAACCGACATATGTATTTGACGATGGGTGTTATAGAGTGTGGGAAGAACCAGATAAAGATCATTTATATACTATTGGTGTTGATGTAGCTGAAGGTGTCGGTCAAAACTATAGCGTTATACAAGTCTTAGATATAACTGACTTACAACATATAAAACAAGTTGCAGAGTATGCATCTAACGAAATTAATCCGTTTGAATTTACTACTAAAGTTCGAGATATATGTTATCACTGGGGAGCACCTCCTGTGTTAATTGAAAGAAATAATTGCGGTAGTCAAGTTGTAGATAATTTATATCACCAATATAATTATAGAAGTATCGTCAATTGGTCCCCTAAAATAGGTCAAATTAAATATGACAGGTTAGGAGTATACGCTCATACTAATACCAAATATAAGGGTATTACTAATATGAGATATTGGGTTAACGATATTAAATGTGTTGACATAAAATCAAAAACATCTGTCGTAGAAATGAAAAACTTCGTACGGTATCCGAACGGTTCTTGGGCTGCTCAGCCTGGCTTTGATTTTGACGACAGAGTAATGGCAATGGTATGGGCGTTATTAATATTAGAAAATAGCGTTATACAAAAATATTATAATGTTATAGAAATCGACGATAATCAACGCCCCGCAAAAATCGAACTAGGTCCATATATTGATCAAAAATTTAGTAACTTCTTGCAAGATTATAAAATGCAAAATATTGATGACAGCTGGAATCCGCCTTCAGTACATTTTACAGATATAAATATTTTTAATGAGGACGGAGCTCCTAACTACAATACAGATATGGACGAATTAGAAGCACAAGGATATATTAAAGTATGAATCAAGCACCACTTAATAAAAATAGACATGATAAATTTATACTGGTTTTAAATTTACCTGAAGGTATAAAAAATATTGTAGATAACATAACCAGAAACACAAATAGAATCGATGCTAATAGTTTAGAAATTAGTGTCGCTGGTACCGTAACACCTACCATTAGTATACCAGAAAAAACACTACCATACGGTGCGCAAACTATAAAAGTCAGTTCTCATGCTCGACCAGCATATGAATCTTTAAATCTAGATTTTAGAATTGATAATGAATTTAATAACTATTGGGCAATATATAAATGGCTTGATATTATTAACGATGTTAAAACTGGCAATTTTAATGAAGATGATATTATAAAATATAAATCACCTCAACAATTAATGGCACCGTCCCAACAACTACCTATATATTCCTCTAATTTAACAGTATACGGTTTAGATGAATATGAAAATAAAAAAATTCAATGGGACTATATTGGCGCATTCCCTACTAGATTAACTGAAATTAAATGGAACTATGCTACAGGAGAAGAAATTACCTCTTCTGCTACTTTTGAATTTACACGATTAGAAACAAAGTTAATTTAAACGATATTTAACTCTCCCGTAGAATCTCCAAAATGGTGCATATCTATTCCATGCTTATGCAACAAACTTACAAATAAATCACACATTGGTTTTTCTTTTTCTACTCTAAAATGTTTACCTTTATTTTTTCCACCCACTAATAATACCGGTAATTCATCATGATTATGTCTATTTCCGTCTGATATACCTGCACCATAAATTACATCTGTATTTTCTAGTAAGTTATCTTTTTTAAGTTTAGTAATAAACTCAGAAAACAATCTTACATTAAACAAATCTATCATTGCTAGGTCATGTAATTTTTTAGGATCTTTTTGATGATGAGACAGACTATGGTGACCATCAGCTATTCCTATCTCTCTATGCGGGCCATTATAACCATCGTGTTGTGTCAGAAAGGTTATAACACGTGTTGTGTCATTAAGGAACGCTAGATGCATAAGCTTATATAAAAGTCTTATTTTATTTGATTTTTTATTTACTTCAAAATCGAGCTCAAAATCTTTATCAAGTTTAAACCTTTCTCTAGTCTGTAAGTCCTTTTCAACCTCCCTTACTGCATACATATATTCATCAAGCTTAACTCTATCAGATGTAGGTAGTTTTTCTGACAAGGTCTTACTTTCCTCCAATACAAAATCAAGAATAGATTTTTTATGTACTAATTGTTTTTGCTCTAACGTCTTTACATTAAAAAGTCTATTAAAAATATCTTGCGGGTCATGCATTGCTGCCATAGGCAGTTGAGCATTCTTCCATGACAAGTTATATTGATAAGCACAACTATAACCTGAATCACATTTACCTACTAAACGAGCCTTACTGCCAGTAACTTGTAAACTATCGAATCGAGTGACTCCATTATATTTGTCGGCTATGTATTGATCAACAGATTTACCTGATCTAATTTTTGATTCATGTTTATGAGCTTGCTTTCCAGTTAAAAATGTAGAAGCTGCTCGAGCATGATCGCCAGCCCCGTCACCATTAGCTCGTGCTTTATCGTGGGTTAAACCAGAAATAACTTGCGTTTCATTTAAATGAGCTTCAAGTGGAGATAGAGTATTTGGTATATCAATTATATCTCCATATGCACTTGGAGTCCAATGGTGCATGTTTATACCATTAGGTACATAAACTACAGCTAATCTTTTTATGTCTTCAGAAACATTACCGAAACACTCCAATCCCGGTAAAGCAAACGACGCTCCTAATGCTCCTATAAACTGCCTCCTGTTCATAGAATTATTTAGGATAGATACTTACCAATAATTACACCGTTTAGTATGGCAAAAATAAATATAATTACCCACCATACATATTTTTGTTTTTTGCTAATCATCGTCTTATTATTTTATAGGATCAACAGAGCAACAAGGCCTTTTCTTTCCATCTCTTCGATTAGCACGTGCAATTGCAACTGTAATTTTTTTAGCTTCTAACTTCCCTGATAAAGCTGCAATTTTTTCGCTCTCTTCAAACGCAGCAATAGTCTCTGCTAATTCTTTTTGCTTTTTATCGTCCATAAAAATATTTAATCAAAGCAATAACTCATAACCATATTAGCCTTATATGAGCACATCGGCATCTTATCTTTAATTTTTATAAACTCATCTCGTGTAATAAACCCTTGTTTATATGCCTCTCCTTCAATACATCCAATCATTGTTTGAGTTCTATCTTGTATAGATTTAACATACATAGACGCAGCGAACATTTCATCAGGATTACCGGTATCAAACCAAGCATAATTACTATTTAATGTATTATGTCCCAATACGTTATCTTCTAAATAACTTTTATTTAAATCTGTAATTTCTAACTCACCTCTCTTAGATGGCTTTAATGCACGTGCTCTTTTTCCAGCAGTATTATCATAAAAATAAATACCCGTTACTGCTAAATTACTATCAGGGCAGGTTGGTTTCTCTTGTATAGAAATAACATCGCCATGTGAATTTAAATCAACCACACCATATTCCGATGGATTTGAAACTTTATAGCTCACAATACATGCCTTATTTCCAAATCGCTGTCCAGCATGCACCAGTGGCGCAAGTTTCGGTTTTCTTATACCAGTAAAAATATTATCTCCAAGAATCAAACATACATCGTCATCGCCTTGCCATTCTTCACCTATAATAAGTGCTTCAGCTATACCCTTAGGAGATGGTTGAACTTTAAAAGTAAAATTAATTCCTAAGTATGGTTTACTCTTACCATCTCCTTGATTAAACATACTTAATAAATGAGGATATGATATACCATTAGTGATAATCATCACATCTTTAATACCTAATTTTATTAAAGTTGATAGAGGATAATAAATTGTAGGCTTATCGTAAATAGGTAAAAGCTGTTTTGAAACTGTTTTTGTACTAGGATATACTCTCGATCCAGTCCCGCCAGCTAAAATGATGCCCTTCATATATTTATATTATACTGCTTATTTCGCCAAATCAACTAAAATATGTTCACAGGAAACAATAAATAATTGTAAAGGTTTTTACTATGAGTAGACGAACAATCCAATCACCAGGTGTAGAAATAAGGGAAATCGATTTAACACAACGACCTGCTGCCGCAGTAGGAACAAGTGTATTTATTGCAGGATTCTCCGATCAGGGACCAACAGATGAGATTTTTAATGTAGGTACATTCGCAGAATTTCAAGAAATTTACGGCCAGCCAACTAATGCCGCGGAGAGATATTTTTATCATTCAGCACGCCAAGTATTCAACAGTGATGCTAATGTTTTTTGTTCTCGTTTACCATACGGTACCAGTACTGGTGCGAGAAGGTACTCTGCTCTAGCTTACCCAGTCGCTGCGCTTAATACAGCTACAGTTACAGGCTTTAATTCTACAACCGGGTCTCTCTCTGTTAATAAATCTGTATTTGGTATGGCTAGCGCCGCCTGGGATTCCACGAATGCACAACACAATGGTACAACAGTAGGATCGCCTTCAGGTGATTCCGCAGGTTGGGCCGCGCCGCCAACGGGCTACAATTCACAAGGGTTTTCATATGGCGTCAGCGGCACCGGTTCAGAATTAGGTGTAGAATTAATCATAAAAGACGCTAACGATAACTTAAATTATATATCTACAACCACGAACATTTATGCCGCGTTATCTGGACATAAAGGAGACGCTAAAGGCAACGGTGCAAACACTGGACCTGATTCTTTCTCTACCACCCTAACTGCAGTTGCCTCTGCCTGGTCGGGAGCTACTGAATTTGCTGCTCTTACTGCTACAGGTGCGACATTAGTGGCTGGTGAGGTGTTTTGTAAAGACGCACATAATTTTGGTAATATGCCATTTGCTGCTGATAACGGTACAACAGTATCTTTAAGTTCGTCTAATTATTATGTTATTGGTAATCCGTCTTTAATTGAATTAACCGAAGACGAATTCAATGCAGTAAAGGATGGTAATATTACTTGGTCAAATAACTTATCCGCAGGAACTAATAATACATTTACTAGTAATACAACTGAATTAGGTAAAGCAGGTATTATTGTTTTAAATAAAGGCGCTACGTATACTAACGACAATTTTGAAGGTTATTATGCTGCGATATCAGATAGTTCTAGTACTAACCCATCCACTCCTTATGATACAGCTGGTGCTCGTATTTATACTACAGGATCAACAGGAGATAAAACTCCAGCTGCTTTTGCGACTGTTCCAACATCCCGATATGACTTTTCATTATCCGGCGCTGCAACTGATGAAAAGAGTAATGTGAGTAAATCTCTTGAAAATATCTCTAAATGGGAACTAGGGCCTGAATTTATTGACTGTATTAATTTAGGTATTTTTAAAATTAGAAACACTCCATTCTCAAATTCTGAAATTGAATTAACTCAATTTTTAGCGGAAGGATATACAGGTTCATTAGATTCCTCTAGAAGGGTTCAAAACGAAAACGGTGGACCACAAAACTCGTTTTTCATTGAAAATGTTGAATCTGGTTCTCCTAATATTCAAGTTTTAGTAAACCCGTATATTAGTACAAAGAGTGGATCATGGACAGCGAGTGGAGGAGCACCTAGTAAATTCGTACGATCACTTCATACTAATAGTACAAATGCTGGTTGCTTGCAAGCCGCTATGGGTGTAATTAGCGCCGCGAACAACTCAGCAGGCAACCCTGCGATAGCAACAGCACCAATATCAACGAGATTAAGGACACATGCTAACTTTTCGAAAGAGCAAGGGTTATGGCCGTTAGGTGTTTATAGTAGTACAACTAATGATGTAACTAATAAAAATATTGGCAGTATTCCAGATAAGTTGGATAGAGTGTTTGAAATTGGTAGTAACGTTGATGTGTTTGAAATGGACGTTACTATTGAAGCTGGATTAGGAACAGTTCATGCTATAGGTAATGGATCAACATTTGATGATACTATTTTTAAAGATATTGGTGATGCAAGTGCAGGTACAGGATTCTATACACCAGACCCTAACATGAAAGACAACACTGCCGGTACAGCAATAACCTATAGGGATAATTATATAACTGTATTCAATAGATTTGAATCATTTGCACGTGAAACAAGAAAAGATCATATCTTTATTGCTGACGCCTTCCGCCCGTTAGTTGTTCAAGGATCTGGACCTGGTCAAAAAGTATTAGATGATAAAACTAAGAACTTTAGTAAGCACGTATATTGGCCTTTGAGGCATCAATTTAGTGTTACTAATAGTAATTTTGCGACAACATACGGCAACTGGGCGAAAGTAGAAGATTCTGTAGCTGGTGCTCAAGTATGGATTCCGTTCTCTGGTGTAGCTGCGAAGATTTACGCACAAAACGATGCGGCGTTTGCTCCTTGGTATGCACCAGCTGGGTTTAATAGAGGTGTTGTTACTGGTGTATCTGACATCGCAATAAGCCCGACCCAACGTCAACGAGATCAATTATATAAAATTGCAATTAACCCTGTTACACAGTTCCCGGGTGAAGGGATAGTTATATTTGGTCAAAAGACATTACAACGAGCACCTACGGCATTTGATAGGATTAATGTACGTCGATTGTTCCTCGATTTAGAGAAAAGAACAAGAGAGACATTGAAATTCTTTATCTTTGAACCTAATACGTTCTTAACAAGAAACAAGGTCGTTAATACATTAACACCTATGTTTGAAAACTGCAAACAAACAGAAGGTGTATATGATTACCTTATTGTTTGTGATGACAGGAATAACCCTGCTAGTGTTATTGATCAAAATGAGCTAAGAGTAGATATCTATTTGAAGCCAGTTCGAGCAGCAGAGTTTATATTGGTTAACTTCTACGCTGTTAACACAGATGTTAATTTTCAGGAGATAGTTGGACAATAAAAGTTAAAGTAAACATTAAATAATTATAACATCATGGCTGATATTAAACAAACAATTCAAGATTTTTATAAGGTAGCGCAAACAAGAGATTTCGCACGTGACTTTCAATTTCGTGTATTAGATATTTCTAATAAGGGGGTGCCTGTTTTTACTGAAAATGATCTAGTATATGCTACGACAGCAGTATTACCAGGCAAAACTATTGCCACGAAACCTGTCCCTTATAATGGTTTTGAGTTTAAAGTACCAGGCACTGTTTCGTATACTAATAGTGATTCTTATACAATTGACTTTTATTGTGATGCGACAACTAATGCTCGTATTGCAATGGAAAATTGGATAACTGAAACTTATAACGATGAAACTACTACTGGTGATGGTGTACTTCATAATAATAGTACTATTACATTAGTTCAATTAAATACTCAATTTGAACCAATGCGTACATATAAGCTTCACGGTGTTTTCCCGGTTGATTGTGGAGAAATTGGTTATTCAATGGCAGGTGACGGTGAAATTGCAACAGTTACCATAGCTATGGCTTATCAATTCTTCAGGAGAGATGCTGCAATACGTGGTACTGTAAATACTATAGGTAAACTAGCCGGTGCTTTAGTAGGTTAATTGCCTTAAATATTTACATATGGCGACGAGCCTTCAATTACAAAGTTCTGGTGTAACAGATCTAAGACAAAAGTTCTATCAACTGTTACAGGAGTTTGCAACTTTCCCTGCTGCACAAAATTTCTTTCTTGTACAAATCCATGACTTACCAGGAACTGTTATAGAGTTAAATGTAGATAATTTAGGTATACGACCAGGTACCGGTCACTCAACTGGATTAGATTTAGCTACTAAACAAGTATTCCAACCGTTTTTTGGTGGTGGTAATAATTGGATGTTTTTATCAACAGGTGTTAATCTAACTACAGAAACTACATCTGTAAATAATAAAGGTACATTAATTAACGGGTTATTACCAGTTGGTCCTTTTATGGAATCAAGAGAATTTCCTGATAATGATTTAGATATACAATTTTCTGAAACTAATGTAAGTATTATAGATAGTTTATTTAGATCGTGGGTTCAATTATATAGTGTATATGGTAACTTAGGAGATCAGCGGTTAACAACAGATATATCTATATATTTTATATCAAAACAAAACGACAATCCATATGATAATGAGCCACTAATTACTAAAATTTATACATATAAAGATTGTATACCATATGTAATAAAGGATGCTAATGTCGCCGAATATGACGGTGATACAAAATTAGGTTCTATAGCAGTAGGTTGGAGGTTCTCTAAATATGATGTTCGTATACCAGTACGAGGCGCGACCTTAGTAAAAGGTATTATGGAAGATTTTATGCCGGAACCAACAGAACATGAATTCCCACATCTTGGTCAAAAAGAGGCAATAATTAAACCAGAAGACCCAGCCCCGCAATTACCATTAACACCACCCGAACGGAAAAAGCTTGGTGATAAAAAGATTGGTGATGAAGATTTAACATTAGAAGAAGCCCAGAAAAAACAATTCCCCACTGGTCTTCCGAAATATGACCCTCTACCTGAACGACCTCCGTTGTTACCGAACTTCCCGGAACCAGATCCAACTGCAGATCAAAATACAACAGGTACCTTCCTTGGTGCACCACCTATAGGTGGACCGATAAAACCTCTCGTTGATCCAAAACAAGAGGAAAGAATTCAAAAAGCTCGTGAAAATATACAAAATCAAAAGGATAATAAAGCTATTATCGACTTATTGAAAAAGCAACCAGATTTTCAATCGTATAAAAGCCAAAAAGATATTGCAATCGCGGAACGTACCGCTGCTGAAACGAATAGATTGTTTAATGAATCAATACAGAGAAATAAGAAAAGAATAGAAGATAAAGGAAAAGATATGCGTGAAGGGAGCGCTACTTCTAAAAAATCTACAATACCTCCTGTGGAAGTACCCTTCAATCCCGTCACAGTAGATAAATGGACAAAACAATATCAAGAACGACAAAAGAAAAAAGGCGGTGAAGGTGGTGATTAGAATTAAATGATAAGTTATAATGACGTATTAGAAGTTTCAAGACTTTATAAACATAAACAATATGATAAAGTATTTTCGTTTATTACACAAAAAATTCCAAGTAAAAATATTATAGATTTTTTAAATAAATGTAAAAGAGAAAAATTTATAGAAACTAATGACTGTGTAAAATTAGATATAGATAAAAAGGAATTAATAATTTATAAAGATGACTTTCTCAAAAACCTACCTAACGATAATGAAGACATCTATCATATTGATAATTATAAAATTACTATAGGTTACCCGCGAATAGATTCAACATTACCTGCTTCCTGTATTAAAAGAATTCAATACCAAAATGTATTTTTAGACGTTAATCCAAACAACTACGACCATATACCCCTGTCATTAGTTAAAAAAAGTATGCCATACATACAAACGTATATTGATAAATTAAATGACGGGTATGTATATTACGTAAATAAAAACTACAATAGTAGATTTCTATATCATAGAGATATAATTATAAATATAATATATTTATGTTTCGTTCAAGACTATGAAAGTTTAATACAACAACAGCTACTTCTTATGAAGCAATATAATTTTACATATCAAGACTTTAATAATATTACAATAAATTCAATAAATGCATATGTAAAGGTAATTAATTTAAAACTTAATAAAGATGACTGATCTATTAGATAAATTTAAAAATATATGTACAACGAATGTTATATTGCCAGATAGTAACGAAATAACATTAAATAAATTAAATGTAAATTTTCAAACTAAATTACATTCTCATTTTACTAATCTTCCGAATGAGTCGGAAAATACAGACAATCTTTTTGTACTTGAATATATTAAATTTATTAACAAGCACATAATCGAGCTACATTCAGAAAGAACGTTTACTTATAGAGATAAATTATTTCTTCTAGATTTTTGGAAAAACGATATAGAGTCATCTGATAAACCTTCTAATATATTAGAAGATTTAAAATGTATAGATAAATTAAATGATGTAGAATTAAAACTTAATTTAGGTACTATGCATCCTAAAATTAAATTTAAACAACCTACCTTACAACAAGAGAATACAATATTAACGTTCTTACTGGAAAATAGTAACAGCAAAAACACTGATATGGATATAATCTTTTTTGATGTTTTTAGATTCCTACATTCAATAGATATTGATAATCATGAATATCTTATTGATAATATAACTACACAAGAATTATATGAATTATTTTTATTATTTGATATAGAACACCTTCGAACTATTTCAAAAACACTATCTGAAACGCTTGAAAAAGTAACTAACATACGATTACTTGAAGCCGATTACTCTTCTTTTTATTGATTTTAAATTAAATATCTATAGAGATGGCTAATGAATCTATAGGTGCGAGTCTAATAAATAAACTAACAGATGCTCTAGAAAATGTATCTATTGGGCTTGGTGACGTTGATACTAATACTTCAGAGACGAAAGAGGCAATAGATAAACTAAACAAAGACTTTATTACATTATTTGGAGGAAAAAGCGCTCTTTCAAAACTCCTCTTAAAAGATACTTCTATTAGTAAGTCTACAAAAGGTCACCTTAAGAGTATAGATACAAAATTAGGCGGCATCGCAGACCTAGTTGACCTCAATAAAAAGCAACTCCAGGAATTAAAGAAACTTAGCGGCGGACCTGGACTGTCAGGAGCTACTAAAGGTAAAGGTATTAGCGCTCCAGTTAGTGGTCCAGCTAGCTCCCTCACAAAAGGTCAATTAGAAGCCTTATTAAAAAAATCTAATAAAGGTATGTTAGGATGGGTGTCTGAAAATCCCTTTAAGTCTCTTCTTTATGGAGGAGGGGCAGCGGCGCTCGGAATTCCTCAAATGTTGTATAAAGCTGTAGCGGGGTTGTCAACTGCAGTACCTGTATTACTTGCAATGCACTTAGGTCGTGATTATGCTGAAGGTGGGCTCGGTCAACTCGGATGGCCTCGAGGTCCTGGAGGAATCTGGGAGGGTAGAGAAGGCACTGGGGTCTTTGGAGAGTTAGGAAAACTCGCACCCACAGCCGCTGTCGGTGTCGGCGGAATCGGTCTAGCTAAGTATACACGATTAGGAGTAACAAAACTTGGTCGGGAACGGATCCGTGGTATGGGCCGTGGTATTAAGGGAGCTGCAAAAGGTGCTGGTCAATATGTAGGAGGTGCATTCGGTCAAGTAATGGGAAAGAGTGGATATTACCGGCGAGTCGGTGAAGGTTCAGCTCATGTATATCAGAGATTAAAAGGATATAATGGAACTAAAATAACAAAAGCTGGTATACTTCATTTTACAAACGGTAAAATTACAGGTATTGAGGATGCGGACACTGGTAAACTAGCGAAGAGAGTTCCCGGAAAGAAAAACAAAGCATTTAATAAAACCCTCGCAAAAAACGCAACCAAAATGGGCGGTAAAATAGGATTAAAAACGGGAGCTCGAGCAATACCTCTTGTTGGACTATTTATTACATTAGGAATGACAATATCAGATGCACATGATCTCATGACAGATCCAGACGCGTATTCATCATATAAAGAAGAATTTGATAATGCTGGTCTTGTTGGAAAAGCCGGTCTTGTATTATTGAATCCTACTGCGGCACTCGAAAGAGGTTCAGAAGCGATATTACAAGGAGCCTTCGGATTTGATGCTGATTTACAAAAGCACGAGTCTAAATTTATGGATCCAACCAGCGACGTCGCTCAAAACCGACAAATGACAGTAGCTGGGTATACATATGACAGGTACCATAAAAGTCGGATGAGGATAATAAAAACTATACAAAAACATGATGACGGTCTTCACTACCCATACGGGTTCCCTGGATTTGCACCTACCTCGCACCAAATATTCGGTCAAAAACGTTACATGTCTAATGGGGAGCTTTTAACACAAAACTTAACAAATTTAAGAACCATCGATGACTCTCTTAAGGAGGTTTCTACTATTAAAGCATATAAACATGACGGAAAGGAAATGACATGGGCGGAAATGAAACAGGCCGAAGAGAGCGACAAGGTGAAAACAGAAAGACAAGATAGAATTAAAAGTGTAACTTATACTAGGTCCTCTGACATCGATAAAATAAAAGGAAATAGGTTAAAAGCAATGTTCGAGGCAGGTATTATTAACGCATCTGACCTACCCTACATGACGGACAGGAACCAATTCCTCTTAGCTAGAGCTTACGGTCAAGGCCAAGCGGAATTTCTGAGGGAACATGTAGGTGCTGAGGGTTGGGCACGTCACCACCAAGAAAAAGAGACAATGCTCTCGACCGATTATGGAGCAGCTCAATTCCAAAAAAGACAGGGCGATACTCAAAGAATATTTCAAGAATTTTTAAATGCGAATAGAAAAGATCTTATACAATGGTTAGATCGTCACGAACAAATACAAAACAGAGCAACACAAAGCCCGGTTGTGGTGATGAACACGGTTGGTGATGAGTACCACATTGATCAAGCAGATAATCAAAACTACGGCAAACCTCCCACATTATCCAATATAAAATAATGATAAAAACAACATCAAAATATTTTAAATTTCAAGAAGTTGAACCAAGAACTACTCCAGCAATAAATGCTACTGGTAGTACGCTTCTTAAATCAATACAAACTGTAGCTAAGAGTCAAAGGTATTCTAAAAATATGGCTAAGGTGGCGGTACCTACTAACGGTGGTGTGTTTAATATTGTAAAGAGTTTTCGGTGGACAAAATCGTCATTAAATTCTGTTACTGTAAATAACACACCAACTATTACCTTAAGGGAAATGGAAGTAATAAATCCAGCGTTTTTTAATAATATAGCTCTTTTTATAGATCAATTAGTAAATAGAGAAAAAACAGGACTACTTAATATAGGTGACAGATTATTTTCAGGAGCAGATCAGGGTGCAATTGGGCAAGGGTTGTCAGACGCCGGCGTCGACGCCAACGCTCCATCAGGGTGGGCAAATCTATTGGCAAGTAACTTCAATCTGCTGGGTGATCACTTCTTTAGCTCTGCGGTAGCTGGAGCAAACGCAATATCAAGTGACTTTGAAGCACTACGACAATATGCACTAGGAAATGATCCTATATCTGGACCAGCATATTTAAGACAATATGAAAGAATATATGGTATACATTACACTGGTTTTAAATATAAGATACCTTATTTAGAAGACTCGTATAAGGAAATAAGCAGTTCATGGGGCGGTGAAAATACAAGTGGTTTGCTCATGAAAGGTGTTAATATGATGGCAGGTCTTACAAATTTACTCTCACCAGCTGTAGGTGTTGATTTTGCTAAAACATTCGATTACCCTCAATCCGGGCCAAGTTATAACATAAACTTTTACTTAGACAACACAGTATATGACGGTAAATCAACCGCGCTCGATAATCTTACTTTTATATATTTGTTACTTTATCAAAATTTACCTAACAGGATTAATAGAACAGCAATAACACCACCAGTTATATATCAAGCCTTCTTGCCGGGTGTTTTTAGTTATCGATGGAGTTATTTAAGTAAGATTAATGTAAATTTTTGCGGAGTAAGACGACCCTTTCATGCAAACATTGGAGGTGAACAAACAGAATCTATTATTCCGGAAGGATACGAGGTACAATTAACCTTAACTAGCCTTACACCAGAAACGAAGAACTTGTTTTTTGATAGTCTTAATAATGCTGTAAATGCTACTGAAGAATTTAGAGAACCGACTGCAGAGGAGATGAGTAAAGTTCAGGGACAACTGAACGGTTCTTATAAACAATCACCGCTTGAAAAACACCAACAAACCCGCCGCGGCGGCAGCGATAATACACCAGACGAATGATAACTGACTTACAAACAAAGAGGAATAATATTGATACTCTATCACCAATTAGTGATACTAGGTATGAAAATATATTTAATATGAATAAATGCGATGGTTATTTTTTTTATAATATTATTAAAAAAATTAACTTTCCAGATGAACTAGGATCAGAAGTATATATTGAACAATATACCACTGCTAGTATTCCATGGACGACATTAGCATATGAAGTATATGGCGATCAAAATTTATGGTGGATTATATGTGGTGTAAATAAGATACAAAACCCGACTATTAATCCTGAAATTGGTAAGGGTTATAAACTTATAAAACCATCATATATAAACACCATCCTAGCAGAAATAAAAAAACAATTAATATAAAGTATAATGCCCAGTAATGTCCCAGACCCATCAGTTAATGAACCGCTTAAAGTTACTGCTAACGGTACTGAATATCTAGTTACAATTAAATTTTTAAATCATAAAGGTCAAGTTAAAACTATTAGCAGGGATTTTAAGAAATTACAATTTGAATCATCATACCTTACTCCGTTTATGCGAGGTAGACTACAAGTAGACAACACCAATGAAAAGAGTACATTTCAATCAATAGCAGCATTTAAAACATTTGATTACAATATGGTTAGTAGTGGAGCAGAAATTATTAACATTACTATTGAACAAATTTATAACCCTACCACAAATCAAAAAGTTACAATATTAGCTGAACAATATATAGTACAAAACGTAGAACTAGGTCTTAACGACGAGAAAAAAGTATTAAATTATTATTTTGTAAATATAGACTATGGACCATTAATGTATACTAAATTACCATGGTCGACAAATAATTATGTAGAAGCCGCTGCTCAAAAAAATACAAACGATAAACAAATTTTAGTTAGTGATGCAATTAAACACTTATTAGTCTCACTATACCAAAAAGAGTCTAAACCGCAGTCAATTATTGATCTAAAGAATTGGGATGAAAGTTCTTCAAAAGTAGAATACACATTAAAAAATCAAGAACCTGCAATTATAGGTCTAAACTATTTAATGTCTAAATATGAATCTAAAACTCATGATATGGGCATACTAACAAAAAACAGAGGGTTATATCAACTTAACTCTTTAGATAAGCTTATAAAACAAGCGTCAACAAAAAATTACACTGGTTTAATACGAATAGAAACAGAAGATAATAGAGAACCATATACTAATAGAATACCACCAAACAGATCAATCTGGAATAACCATCAACCTATACCCGCTCATATATCTACAATAAACATTGTACCGCAAGCTTCTAGGCTTGGTTCTGATTGGATAATAGATCATTCTGTATCTTCATATAATATTTCTAATAAACAATTTAACTTATTCAACCAGGAAGGTACTGTAGGTAAATTAAAAGAAAGTATTAATAATTATACGTCTAGAACAATTGCCTTTGATGAATCTCATTTAAATAAACCCAATAAAGCAGTATTATCTAATTTTGAAAATATTAAAAATGAATATAATTATTCAGGTCGATTAGCACTGCAACAAAAATTCATAAATACGTCTAAAAAATTAACAATACCAATAAATGGTAATTTATATTTAAAAGGTAGTAATTTTATAAACGTTGAACTAACCGGGATTCCACTTAACCAAGAAATGAGAGATATTTCAGGATCATGGTTTATACTACAAAACACAACTGTCCTTCGCCCGGGAACGTTTAAATCAAAAATTGTTTGTGGAAAATTAGATAAAGAAAAAATATGAGTACAGTACCATTAAAAACAGGCATACCAGATATAGTGGATAGTAATCTTTTAAATCCAAATACACTAGATCCACAATATATAGATTTTAATTCTTTAGCTAAAGATTATGATAATATAAAATATACAAATGACCCAATAACAGAAGAAGCCGACTTCTGGGTAAATTTAGCAAATGCGAACCCGGTTGATATATCAGAACTAGATAATAGCGGAGAATTTATTGCATGGTGGTTAGATAAGTACCGTAAAAGTCATCCTTTAGTAAGAGATTTAGTTGAGCAAAGACTACCTAATATAGAAGATACAATACTTCAAACTATATCAGAAAGCGTCGGTTTATTATTCACTCAATATTTAACACCGCAACGTAGAAATATGCACTATGCAGATGAATTCGATCCAACACCAGATGGACCCGCACGTGACCCAAACGACCCGAGTGTTACTCCATTTCCTTATAATAGTATAATAGATGATAAGTTAGACTTTGATACACGTAAAAATATATTAGGTTTAAGTAAACGAGCGGAAGCTATTTTTGGACGAAATATGCAACAAGTTATTTACGGAGAACAAGGTCAACCAAATCTTCCTCATGGGACTAATCTCGTTACTGATTATATACACTATCAACGTTTAGGAGAAATACATAGTGATATTATGATAGAGATAGGAAGAATTTTAAGTGGGACATATAAAGTGTTATATTGGTTAACATGCAACAAAATTGCTAATAAACAAGAAGCTGTTCCCGTCGTACATACTCTTAGAGTTGAAAACACTGAGCAAGAAGTAGATGATTTAATGAATGCAATTCAAGACTCGTGGCGAGGGTTTACTATGAATGATATTAAGTCTTAGGTTCTACCTGATCAATATCAATAACATCTGCCTTTTTTAATAAACGATCTAAAACTTCTTCCCTACTTAACATTAATTCACTTTGTTTCTCAGCTGCTAGAAGTTGCTTTTTAGAATCAATATCTAGTTGCTTCGCCTTTATTGTTGTATTAGATTTTTTATCTTGAACAACTAATTTATTTAATGTTTCTATAGCTCCAGTAGATGCTTTAATAAGCTCAGCAAGAGAAGAGACATTTTCTGCTTCAGGCATATGATGAACTACTTCTTTCATATTATCTATTAACTCTAATGAATCTTGAATTAATTTTGATGATTTTTTAATTATAAATTCCTCAACATCTTCTTTAGACAAATCAATATTGTCTTCAGCATGCTGAAGTATTTTCTTATTATCTTTCGGTAAAGTTTTTAATTGAGATATTAAATCCGCTGGATCAATGTCATCCATAAAATTATTTACTTGAAAAACGAAATATATACACTATATTTGTCGTATGAAATTAAAAGGCAGCATTAACGAACAATTAAAAGCCACTGGAGGTCGTTTTCCAGGAGATTTTAAAATGAGTTTTGTAAGAACTCATCCAGATGCAAAGCTACCAGAACAAGCACATAACAGTGATACCGGGTATGATCTATATAGTGTTGAAGAGGTTATTGTTCCTGGAAGAGGATCAGTTGTTGTTCCGGTAGGATTAACACTCGCGTACTTAACACCTGGTCTTTGGTTTAGAATAGAACCTAGAAGTGGTTTAGGGTTTAAGCATAACATTCAACCTCATTTAGGTATTATTGATAATGGTTATAGAGGTGATCTAGGAGTAAAATTATATAATTTTAGTGATACTGAAGTAACACTTCCTAAAGGAAGTAAAATCGCACAAATAGTATTATATACTCATTTTACAGCAAAAGTAACAGAAACTAATAAAGTTGATGATACTGAACGTGGAAGTGCTGGATTTGGATCTACAGGATGACAATGAGTGACAAAGATAATACATATTTTTTATTAACTCGATTTCCTGGACGATATCAGCCGTGGTGGGGATTCCCTTCAGCGTCTAGTGCAGGTCGTAAAAAAATAAAAGCTTTTAAAAACAGATTAAACCTTATACTCCCGGAAATTAAATTAAATGAAAATAAAACACTAATCGATATAGGCTGTAACGTTGGTTGGAATACATTTGAATTAGGTAGTAAAGGGATATCTGTTACAGGTGTTGATAAGAGTAAAAATTATATTGAACTAAATAACTTTTTACGCGAATATCATAATTTAGATAAAAATCATATTGAATTTATCGCCGCCGATGCAAACCGGTTTTTCCAAGGACACGAAAAAATAAAAATTAACAAAGATATATTTAATGTAAAGAAAAAAAACACAACATATGATTATTGTATTTGTTTTAATGTAATGCACCATTTTTTGGATGAATGGAAAAAAAACAAAGAACATTATAGTAAATGGATGCGTGATACTGGTAAAAAGTCTCTAGTTTTTAATGAGCGAGGAATTAAGCTGCTCAAAAATATTCAAGACAATTGTAAAACTGCATTTTTTCAAATAAGATTAAGAGCTTCTTTTAAAAATTATGAAGAACAAGATAGTAATTTTGTACAATATCTTATTGATGAAATCGGATTTAAATCATGTAAAATACTTCAAACTGAAAATAATAATGATTATTTGAGCGCCCCTAATCCAATATACATGTTTAATAATTAAAAATGACAATTTCTGACATCTGGTGTGAAAAATATCGACCGAGTACATTAGATGAAATAGTCCTAGATAAAAATACTAGGTCTTATTTTAATACAGTACAGTCGGAAAAAAATATACCTAATGTACTATTTGTAGGCAAGCCAGGTATTGGTAAGACCTCTCTAGCTAAGATTATCGTTAATGATGTTCTTAAATGTCAATATCTTTATATTAATGCCTCTGATGAAAACGGTATAGATACTATACGTACAAAAGTTCTTAACTTCGCGCAGACCCAAAGTCTCTTTGGGAATATTAAGATTATAATACTTGATGAGTGTGACGGGTTATCTATTGATGCGCAAAAAGCGCTACGTAATTCGATAGAAGAATATCACGACTTAACAAGATTCATTTTAACAGCAAATTATAAACATAAAATCATACCTGCTCTTCAAAGTAGATGTCAGGTATTTGATATCAATTATAATAAAAACGATTATATAACTAAATTAATATCTATCGTTAAAGCTGAAGAGGTAAAAATTAATAAAGAACAATTCACTTCTATTGTTAATAGTTGTTATCCAGATTTCCGGAAAGGTATTAATACATTACAAAAATATTACTTATCAGGTGGTAAAGATGATAGTGTATTTAATGTTACAGATTTCTTTAATGGATTAAAGGATCTTTTGAAGGAAAAGAAATATGTATTAATACGCAAATATATAATTGAAAACGAAGCATTATTTAATAATGACTATGACGAACTATTTAAACGGTTATTTGATTATATGTATACTGCAGAAATAGATATAGATAAAAAAAGAGACTGTTTAATTACAGTCTCTAAATATTTTTACCAGAATAGTCAATGTATTGATCAGGAGATCAACTTCTATTCTTGTATACTTGATTTACGAGTTTAAGGTAAATAATTCGCCGTACCTAAGTTATAATTACCATCAGGTACTTTAGTTTGCTGACCTACGTCGATTGTTTTATCTTCTGCTTCTGCAGGTTTCAGCTGTACTTCACCTTGCTCTCCTTTAACTGGTCGAGTTGCTCGTGCTTCCTCCCATGACATATCAAATTCTAACAACTCTACAGGAATTGTTAAATTATGTGAAAAGAATCCTGGGTTAACTTCAACAACGATATCTGCACTATCCCAATTTTGTGAATCAGTAGCTTCAGATTGATTAGGGGTTCTTGTATCATATAAATTCTTTTTTATGGTAGAAAGCATAAGATATTTGCCCTGCTCAACTAATGTTAAAATTTCATTTACATAATTTTGCCTAGCTTCACCTAGACCTTTATACCAATCAGATGACTTGCAAGTACTTTTAATTTTAACATAATCTCCAGCAACAGGTCCCGGTCTAGTAAACTGACCAATTTGTTCTTCAAATAATGTATCGAACTTACTCATTTCAATTATTTATTGTTTTAAGCACTTATAAATTAAATAATTATACATGGCGATTAAGCTCGACATACTTAAAGATAGAGAGAACGCAGATGCATATCGTAAATTCTCTTACGCAGATTTAAGATTAGATCTAGATCTTAATAGTCATATACCATCTACTCCAGTAGGTATCAGTAAAAATGCTATAGATTTTAGATTAAGCTATGATGAAAATGCTATTTTTAATTCTATTAAAAACATCTTTAATACAAAGAAAGGGCAAAAGATTTTAAACCCTACATTTGGCTTAGATTTAGAAGTATTTTTATTTGATAATGTTTCTAAAGAAAATGGAGATGTTATTGGTAAAACAATATATGAAGAATTACCTTTATATGAACCTCGTATAACAGTAGAAGCAGTTAATGTTGTTGCTAGGCCAGATGATAATGAATATGAAATAACCATGTCCATTATTATTCCTCCGTTAGGTAACAAATCAGCAACATCAACTGGAATATTAACAGAAGGAACTTTTAAATACATTTAACTCATGAGTCATTATACAACAAATACAAAACGATCTAATATAACAGAGTTCGATTTACCTACAAACGCATACGCTGGTTTTGACGCACAAACTATGCGTGATTTAATTGTTAATCGTCTTAACAGCGATTCGACAATTAATTTTACAGATCAGAATTTCGAAGGTAGTAATATTTCTGCGCTTATAGACATACTCGCATACACATACCATACATTATTATTTTACTTAAACCAAACAAGCGCGGAGAGTAATTTTGCTGATGCCGAGTTATATGAAAATGTAAATCGAATTGTAAAGTTAATAGGCTACAAGCCCGCAGGACCACAAACGTGTATATTACCAATTAATGTAACAGGAAAAGCAGCACTAAGTAAAGGTTATTATACAATACCGAAATTTACCTTTAGTACCGGTAGCGGTCAAACATTTACTACTATAGAAGATATAACGTTTGAAAAAACAACAACTACTGTCGAAACGATCGACCCTGTTGGTAATACATTAATGTATGAAGGTACTGTAGAAGAATATCCAGTAATATCTCCACTGGGTGAAAATTACGAAACAATATTTTTAAATCCTGGTGGAGACGTATTAATAGATCATTTTAATATTTTTGTTTATGTTAAGGAGACAAATGAGCAAAGTAAATGGTATGAATGGAGCAGAACACCGAGTTTATTTTTATCAAATCCAAATGATAGACATTTTGAAGTTACATATAATGAAAATAAAAAATATGAACTCAGATTTGGAAATAATATTAACGGTAAGAAATTAAACGACGGTGATTCTGTAGCAATATATTATATAAAATCATCCGGTACTCGAGGCAAAGTAACAAAAAATACATTGAACGCTAGTAATATAAATATCTACAATACTACACAATTCGATGAAATATTTGCTGATGTCAAAGATACATCACTTAATTATGTAAGTATATCCGCTTCACCTAATATTACTTTAACTAATACTGAAGATAGTACGGAATTCGGTGAACCAGAATCTGTATCAGAAATCAAACAAAACGCTCCTAGATTCTTTAGTTCGGAATATAGATTAACAACCAAAGCTGATTATAAGAGTTTTATACAACGTAATTATAAAAGCTTTATATATGATTGTGCAGTGTTTAATAATAGTGATTATACAAACAATTATTTAAAATACATAAACGATGAATTAGGTTTAACAGACTACACTAAAGATACAAATGCATTAATGAATCAATATTTTTATGCAGATAGTGCTGATTCGAATAATATATACTTAATTATTGTCCCTAAGCTACGTAAAGAAAAATCCGTAGTCACTCGGTCTAACTACTTACCAACTGCATTGAAAGAAAAAATACAAATAGAGATTAAAAAGTACAAACTATTAAATAGTGAGGTTACTTTTCTTGACCCAGTTTATTTAAATGTTGATATAGGACTTAAATCTGCAGGAGAAAATTCTAGTACAGCATTTAGAAACACTACTGAGATACATTTACATAGAGATTCTCGAACATTAATTAATGAAGCCCAATTAAAATCAAGTGTATTTAATATAATAGCGTCATATATTAAAAAAGTAAAATTAGGAGAGACAATAAATGTAAGAGATTTAAATAATGAAATTGAAGCCATTAAAGGTTTAGTCGGTTTTAAAACAGTAAGAACAGATTCAGGTCTAGAGATACCGGGGTTGTCATTATGTGTTTTTAATCCTATATATAACGGAAAGGATATAAAATTTATTGACACAACGTTAAAACTAAAACCATATCAAATACCATACATACAAAATGAAGTAGCCTTAAAAGATAAAATTAAAGTTATGAGTGTGTTGGAAAGTAAAGCTATAGTAGAATATTAATGAGTACGTCGACAGATAGTAATAATTGCCCTAAAGTATTACCAGTTCCGTTTACAGTGACTGTTAATACGTCTGGAACTAATCCAGATAGTGTTGACAGTCATCCACTAAAAGCATCTCATGCTGGATTTACTCGTATATCAAAATTCACAGTAGAGCCTGTTCTGTCTGCTGCTGACCATTTAGCTAAACTTGATATTTCAAATTTATTTCACAGTAAAGTATCTAACCGTATAGCAAAATGGGATTTTGGTGATGGGTATACATTAAGTGGTACAGATGCATTTAGGGCTACACATACATATAATGTACCGGGTATTTATACAGTTACGGTTTTCTTATACGATAAAGACAGTAATGCGTATAAATCGACATTTACAGAAACAATATCAATTTTTAATTATGCAAATACAAGTCTTGCTATAGAAACTCGAAATATAACAGACGCTGATGGAGCAAATGCTAGAGCTTTATTCGCCGGTGAACGTAAAACATTTAATATGGAGACTACTGCAGCTTGGCAAGACGTACCAGATCCAGATGAGCCTGCAACATTCTTTTTTACATCAAGCGGTAGTATAGCAAAACCTTTTGATTTTAATAATAAGTACGGTCATATAGTACCGTTTAATGCTTATTATGATGAAAATAATAATATAATTAATAATGTTAACGGGTTACAATCAATACTACACCCGCATTATTTTTATGTAGGTACTAACAATACAATAAAAGAATGTACAAAAAAACAAGCTTTATCTAGCGAAAATACTGATGCTCATCTTTTATATTCAAGCACAGATGAATACATTGGTGAATCAGCACCACGGGTTCGTAAACCTATTAAGTTTCAATATCTCGATGACATACCAACTAGTCAAGTAAATTTATTAATACGACTAGATACAAGTAAGCACAGAGTAAAAAACTTTTATGTAGATGATATAGAAACAGATATTAATAATAGTGGTCGAAACTTTTTAGAAACAGATGTTGCTCGTCCAATAATTAAAGACAAATCTACTATTAATAAAAACGTAGGTACTACTATTGGTATACCAGTAAAAATTCAAACACCGTTTACTCAGCGGTTATCATTTACATCAACTGGAATGAAAGAGATGTCCAGTATACAATACAAACGTCAAGGGGATCCGTTTCAAGTATTCGTGGCTCTAGCTGATAAAAAACTAAACATTGCAAAATTTTATAATACGTTTTACTTACTAGCAGGAGCTAATAACCCACCTCAAGACAGACAATTGGCTTATGAATGGACAGATGGTACAACTACTTCAACATCTAACATTAGCAGTTTATGTACAGAGTATTTTCCGTATGACGGGACAGTGACGGCTTTAAGTAGTTATGCATATTTTAATATTACTCCTCTTGAGTCCGGAACATGGACGTTGAATATAACAGGAAGATTAGATTCATTTGACTCTATAACTGCTGGTCTTACTTCGTTAGGAACAACTGTAGATTACGATCCCAGTGGTCCATTAGGCCCAGTAACAATCGGGACTAGCTCGGGAACCGCAATAGGCGGAGATAGTCTAATTATGGGTTCTTATACCTTTACTGTGTTTCCATCTACTAACGATGTAGAGATTTATAAAGTTAATGAAGATGTAGATTATTCAAATATATTAAAAAGTTACAGATTTCAATCCTTACAACATGAATACGATAAACTATTTGACGGGATTTTCACATCATTTGTAGGTGAGGCAAGCTCAAGCCCGACAACATTTGGTAAAACGATTTTTGAAAAAATTGCAAACTTTACTATGAATAATAGTGATGTTGATTTCTGTAATGTTAAATCGCTTGAATCTTTTTATCATTTTCTTAATGAAGATATTGATACATCATTACCAGATGCTCCGCCTGAACTAAGAAGAATGTATGATTTGTTCAGTGTAAAGATTACTAAATTATTAGGTGATTATGAACGGTATAATAGAAGTTTCGATACTCGATTTTATACATCATCTGCAGATAGAAGGAATATAGATTTTGATAATAAGATTACTACATCTACGTACGTAGTAACCGCTAACAAGCCGTTTGTTGCAAGACAGAGGTTTAATAATGAATTTATTTTTATTAACCCTCAACAAATTCCAAACTTAAGTGCCGATGGTGAAATAGTACATCCTAACCCTGTTTTATCTACGTACTACTTATCTACATATAATGCATCTACTTTAAGTGGTTATAGTACATGGGGTTGGCCGCTAGATACAACTGTTACTGGCGCCTCTGGATTAGATTTATTGTATGATTTTTATCCGTTTACATCCTATAGTGTTGTTTCTAATGAAAATGTACAAAACAATATTATAGACTATAATAACAAATACAATTCTGTTGCAAGATCAGTTTCATCTCTAAGTGCATCGTGGGATCCTATCGGTGGGGTAGTATATAAGAATTTAGATTATCAAATTAGAAAAGGACTAGACTTATAATGGTATCATTAAACACACATAATCCATTATCATATAAAGAGTGGAAAAAGCATTATGAAGAAACTTTTAATGCATCAGAGCTACCTACTCTATATAATAATTACCTTACTGAATGGAAAACAGAAAAATTAAAAAGAGACACTGATGATGATCTTTATGTAAGAAATATATATACCCAATTTCTTACAAATATAAACCTCAGTACAATAGATAATAATGTTGTAAGGTTTCTTGACCGAATTAAAACTAATAACATTTATGAATTAGAACTAGCAGTACATTATTATTCTGAAATAATAAAAGATCAATTAAAACATGTTCGAGACTTAAGAGAAGATTTAAAATTTACTAAAACAAAAAACAAACTTAAATCTTCAAAAGTCGGAATAACAAATTATCTTAAAAACTTCATTATACGGCTGCTCAACGATAAAACATTTATCACTGAAGGTACTAATACATTGGTCGGTGATATAAACATACCAAAAATCGCAAATAATTTTAATGTTAATTTAAACACATATGCATCAGACGAGTTTGTATATAATTTTCATAAAGTAGATAAAAACCTCGTTTTAAATATATCACAAAAGATTCTCGAAGAAGTACCTAATATTAGTCAAGTATTAACGGTTAATAAAGACCAGACACCTTTAAAAGTTAGAATAAATAACATATCTGCGCCTAATAGTATACTCGGTATAAATCAACCATTTTCAAATTTTGAAAGATTACCGGTTAGGTATTTTAAAGATGAAGAAAAAACATTAAAGAATTTAAAATTTATCCTTGAACGAGATTTAATTCAAAAATATATCTCTAATGACCTATACTATATAAACAGTATAGCTAAAGAGGTGAATAAATTATTTGAACATTCTAATTCAACAAATAACCTCTCTCAAAGATATAGCCCGAATTTATTTAAAAAATTAATTAACATAAAACATAATGAAATATATCCTCAGCAATTATCTTTCTTTAATACTGGTGTAACCGTATTTCACTCAAGCAATTTAACTTATTCAATAGAGTTATCAAGTCTACGTGGTTCTGAATACATTATACCTGATCCAGATAAATTCGAATCAGGTGTTAAATGCGTCGGGGATATTAGAAACAGTAGAACAGGAGAAGTAGTTAAAAACATATATAGAAAAAGAAAACCACCTTTTAAATATAAAGCTAAAAACGCTCAATTTAAAAATGATAATCTTAGGTCTGGTGTAAACATATATAACAATAAACTATTACGTAACTACGGATATCAAAGTAAAGAAAACAGTTTAGATTATTCGTTCACAGGTATTAATAAAAAAGAAGACGTAATAAGTTTTTGGAATGATGACGCAACCCATGTTACATGGTTAAACGAAGATACATACCCAATAGAAGATTTAAATGTATATCCTGAATCAACTAGATTAGATGATTTATTAATTTATAATAAAACAGGAGTAAAAGTAAGAAGTGATATTTATGGTAATGAATTCTATTTTGTAAAATCTTTATATCCAAAACGAAAAGCAGATGGTGCAAATGTAGATAGACCAGCTGCTACTACATCACCTTGTGTTACATCAGCTGAATATTATGATGGTTTATTTTTTGATACAATGCTACAAGCGATATCTGCTTCATATTACCGCGCAACCGGTACATTGTATTCTAGTATAACAGGAATGTATGATACGTTTGTACTAGCAAATGATGGTACTGCTGATCTACTAGGTCGAACTAGTTGTACAAACGGTGCGAGAGATAATTTTAATGCACCGTTCCATGCTGAGACATGTGATACAATTTTTACCAATGTTCTATCTTGTAATGCTGTTTCAGCTGCATCTGGTATTGACTGTGGATCGTTCATAGATCATCCTGGTACTGGTACAGATTTAGTATCAACATATTTCCCAGAAACAACAGTACCGTATTATACAATAGATACAACGTCTATATATACAAGTAATAATACTGTATTTGAAAGTACATCCCTTAATAATTTTGCTTCTACATCTATACAATTATTTGATCAACAATATGTAAAAGCTGGTGAGATTTATATAAGAAATGTAGCAACACAATTAGTTGAACCATTATCAACAGCCTTTGTAAATGTGTTTAATAAGCATACAGATGGCTGGACAGATGGTTCGTCGACGGGTAACACAAAATCTAACATATTATCAACAAGTAATATTATAGATTTTGATCTTGTAGAGGACACAATATACATACAAACATCAGCAGAAACAGTTTCTGAGAGATATAAATTTGAAGATAAAATATTTAAAGTCGCTGCAAGCTCCAAAACTCTAGTTTTGAGCTCATAACATAGTAAATAATTTAAATGTTCACAACAAAACAATCAGACGTTTTTTATAATGACCAAACAAGAGAAATGTTTGTGTGCAAAGTTAGCTCCATTTCTGGTCAAAGATGTCAAGGATCAACTGATATAGTTTATGGTGCATTACCTATAGTATATAAAATTGATAAAAACACAAATTATCAATCAGTAATATATCCTAAAAATCTCGATACATTTAAAGATGATAATAGGAGTGATTTATTTGATTTACTCCCGAAAAACTATTACGGTGATGATACGAATTTTAATTCTATTACAAAACCACTTATAAATTATAATAAAACATCTGATAGATATTCAGTTACATGTATAGGTAGATACACGGCAAGAGCTGATGGTTTTGGAATATTAAATTATATTTTTCAATATATAGATACTGATTTTTATTTATTAGATACAGAAGCATTTTTACCTAATGACAAATTGGGCACCAACCGATTTACATTTAAAAGTGGTTATTTAAATTCTGATCTTATTATAGGTGGTAATCCACTTAGATGGAACGAAGAGATTGACACTGCTTATCAAGAGAGAGTTACGGATTATTCTCTTACACCGACACATGTCGATTATAACGATAGCTTAGGTTTTAATTTAATGGCTTATTGTCGTAAAGGTACAGGTGCAGGTAGTAGTGAAAAAACTTGTCTAACTGCAACTAAACAATCTGTATTTCAATATTCTGGAGGCTATATTACGTATAACCCTAAATACGCAGCATTTGATTCTAATTATGATATACGTGTAGATTTTACAGCAAAGTCATTTCAGGTTCCTACAATGACTGCTTATAGGTCACTTCAATCCAATAATTCTGATAGTCACCCGTCTAGATATATAGATATAGCTACTACTGCGAACGGTGGACTAACAGGGTTCGGTGAAGGTTTTTGCGCATATTTTTATAGGAATCCTACTAATGGTATTGTTGAACCAATGGGAGTAGGTAGTACATTAGGTTACGCAAAAGCATCTACCTTGGCAACCGAAATTGAAGAAAATGCTTCTTCTGGTAGAATACCGTTAAGCGCAGGTAATGTTGAAGGCTTAATTGTTAATAATTCTAATATGTATGGTGCTAATTATGGTGCACCAGCTGATTGTTTTTTAGGAGTAGGGTTTGATATTAGAGGAGATTTTTGTACTACTGCTGATGGCAAAGAAGGCTGGTTATCCGCTGGTGGAGGAGCCGGTACATGGAGCCATGGAAAATGGTCTGGCAATCATACTAATAAGACAGCTCCAAGCTCAGTAGGTATTCGAGGTAATAGAGATTCCTTTACAAGGGTATTAACGTGTATGTCAATATCAACAGTAGCTGCTAGCGCAGTTTCCATGCACCAGCAATCAGCTAACGCTACAGGGTCTGATGTTGATTTTCAAGACTATAGAATTGATCTCACTAATAAAGGTAATCGAGTCACGATATATAATAAACTTACAAGCGCTACAGACTACAATACAATAATGGAGTTTGACTTAAATAGCGTAAAAGATAATAAAGGATCATATTATCAGCCATGGTCCGTTGGTATTGATACTCCTGAAGCTTTGCCCAGCATTGGTATTGGTACTACAGCTGTTGGTATTGGTACTACATATGCACCAGGAGTTGGTGTAGGTAGTACAGCTCCAGTTGATGTTAGTAATAGTGGTACATATCAATCAGGTAAACTTGAACCTGCCCCTCTTAACGTAGGTCTATCATTTACAACATCGAATTTTAGTAGTCACTTCGAATTACATTCATTTAAAGTAACAGGTGTAAGAATGGGTCGCCCAACTAAAGCAATAGAAAAAATAGACAATATAACTACTGTAGAATATCTAGAAGAATCGTCTGCTAATTTAAGGAGAGATTTAGTTACTATTCCTACCCCGGATCCTATCGATATTACAATGTTAATAAAACGAGAAAAACTGCTCGACAGGATTGATTTATGCTCGGTCCCGGAATGGAAAACTACTGAGATTGAAGCTAAGTGGACAGCTGTTAACACAAGGAGAAACGATATACCTGGTCCTCCCGGTGATCCAAACCCAGTAATAGTCGACCCACCAAAACTGCGACCTCCCGAAGAATGTGCTGGTTGGTTCGAGCCTATATTCGATACGGAAGGTGATACAGAAGGTCAAAGAAAAGGTAGCGGAAGGACTCAGTATATTCTAGGTTGGAATAGAATTTCGAAGAGTCAATTAAATTCCAATGCATATAATCCTGCCGTTAACGACATGATTAGAGAATATGAGATAGACGGAATAAGTTATTTAATTCAGTGGGAAACAGCCGCTGGTAGTGAAGAGAAAACTACACAAAATATAACGACCACGTATATAGTAGATCCTAAACAAACAGGTTACAGTAGTCAACCTATTCTTGTAAATGATGTTAAGTTTATAAATCCTAGAAACTTCGCACTTACACATTATAAAGCTACCGTTTCACATAAGCCAGTGGGTAAGGCGTTAGGTCAAGACTGGGTTAAAATAGCTGTATGGCTTACTGCTGAACAAGCTACAGCTGCTGGTGCGTGTAAGGAAGCTACATCGGGTGATGAGGGCGAACCTGTGGTAATTGAACCTATACGGAAAATAGGTCATTGCTGGGTTAAAACGTGGGACCAAATTGACGCCCTGCTTCAGGAATATAATAACCTATGCGTGGGTGATACACCACAAGCTTGTCATGATTATATAGGGTATAAATCTAATTTAAGCGAACCAACCGGTGATAATGACCGGACAGTGTATGAAACATATGAACATGAATATACCCGTCATAAATGGGGTCAATTATTTGGAAGAGTTGAATATTATTCCCGGGACAATCTAGACTCTCTAGTAGGTCTCAAGGAAGAAGTTAAAAAGAATTTTCCGGACGGTATAACGTATTTCCGCAAATGGGGAGATAGGAATTGGAATGGTAATATCATCTGGAACCAGGGAAGAAACTGTGTCACTAAGAAGAATGCTGCTGGTAAAGATATAACAATATCATGTGATCCTGAGGGTTGTTACATTGTGCGCGGTAACTATTTAAAACATGCAATGGAGGCTAGCCAGCCAGGTGGTCATGGTGCAGCAATGTGGCATGCAGGTGATGGTTCACCAGAAAGAGATAATAAATATGCCTATAAAGATCATAGTACTGGCAAAACATGGACGAATAAAGAAGCTTGGGAGTGGCGTCATGACGAAGAAGGCCGAAATAAAAAAATTATGGGCGATGCCGACGACAGCCTTCACAACGCCTTGAGCGAAAGTGTCGAAGAGAAAGGATGAACATAGAAATAGAATAATATGAATACGTATACATATAATGTAACAGGAGGAAATTCCAGCGGTCATAAGCATGGAACTCCAACTGCTACTAGTACGGTATCTACGTTTTCTGTCTCGCTTACTGGTACCACTAATGTAACATTTTCCTTGTCTTGTTTATCAGCATATGACGACCATGCAACTAGAAAACTTAATAAAATAATTGTTGATTTTGAACAGGATGGATCTGATGAATTAATAATAAACAGACCAATAACAACAACTTCAATACCACCAATATCTACAACTACATTTACTAAAGTTATTGAAACTGAACCGGTTGATAGTTCAACAAAAAATGTATATTTAACTTTATACAGAGACGATCTCGAAGTTGACATGATTGATATTCAATTCACAATGAATCAACCTGGTATTGAAACATTTGAAGATATAAATTTAATTAAAACAGATTATTTTAATAATAAAGATACTACAGATGAAAAACTATTATTAACATTTGTTAATAAGAATCCTGAAGTATTAGGATTGAATTTAATTGATATTAACGCTGTAGCAAGGAGTGAATTTGATCCAGCATTGGCGTATAGTCAAACTATTAGCTCTGAGTCATTTAACGTTGGATTTACAACTGAATACTTACAAATAGATGCTAATGAATCTAATACTGGAGATTCTATTATAGTAAGAGTTAACGATGTCTATAATCCAGTTACTAAAAAACCAAAAGATAATGATAATATTACTCTGAAATATAGAACTCGTGCTGCACATCCCGACACTGGGAATATATACATGCCAGGTCAATCACTAGCAGCGGGAGATACTGCATATGTGCCTCTTACTGCTAATTCAGCGTTTATGCATTTGACTGGTTATATAAACTGGAACCCTGGAGACTTTATTAAGGATATTAGTCTAACTGAAAAGGTAATATCAGTACCATTATTAGATATTACAGGAACAAGATCATCATTAGCAGACGCACAATACTTCTATTTTACTAACGTAGGTACAGGTGTATCTGTTTCGCAATTACCTATTGGTGGTTATTTCATGGTAGATGTGTTTGATCCACAAAGCTGTAGTACTATATCAACTGGAATAAGTACAATTACTGCGTTTGTAGATTATTAACGACTAAATAATTATATGGCTATAGAAGACGAAATTGTAAATATATCTGATTTAGATATCGGGACGGAAATATTAAAAACAGATAAGTTGCTTGTTGAAACAACCAACGGTACTAAGCTATTAAACTTTAGAGATTTTGTCATCGGTCTTGATAATATTAGTTTTTATCATTTAATATCCGGTCGCGGAGATAACACCGGTAATAAACAATTTTTCTCAGTTGGTGGGTTCAATATATTAAGATCAGATACAGATACAGATCATAAACCTACATATTCAGACTTACAAGGTACCATTGATCTAAGTGTACGCAATTATAATGCGTATACAACATTACAAGATATTTCAGGTAATGTAGCCCGGAACCGAAGTGACATACAAAACATATTAGCTAGAATAGGTCAAATTACAGCCCTATTAGAAACCGAACAAAAAGTTACTTTAAAAGCCGGGGCAAAATTACGCTTATACAAAGTGAAATCATGGGCATCTGCTGGTGACTCCAATCAAAGGAATGACCATGAATGGTATGACGGCATACCAGCAGACCTTGAAGTTCGAAGTGATGGAACAGATACAGATATTGTCACAATACCACCTAGATTATTAGATACAACATCGTCAACAGTTGACTCTGTAAACTTTAAAGTATCAGTTACAGGGAATGATATAACAATACCAGCTAGCGGAAATCTAGCCTTTAATAGAACTACTATTGATCCAGCTATTGGAACTATAGTTCAGAATCCATTTAAAATGACATACCCTTCTGCAACGCAATTTTTAACAAGTACAATATCTTTTGATGTGTATATAGAGATAATATATGCAAACGCCGGTACTAGTGCTGACTCTATTCCTATTACAGTATATATTAATGGTACTGAAGTACGTAAAGGGTATCGGACTAATAGGATAGGTACCACATATATATATGATTTTAGTCTCGTCGAAGAAGTTTCAAACGATGATGTGGTTCTTATAAAGTTTGGCAGTACCGGAAAAACCGGCGTTAATGCTCCAAAGATCGGTAAAGGTTCATCGTTTTCTGGTGTAAGGATGTTCTAATAATGAATGTACAAATTATTGATAGTAGCTCTCTACCGATAATTGAGTATCGTCACATACACGATGCAACTATAGTACTCCGTAAATATAGAGAAAATTTTAACTTCGGATTAATTACAAATCAATATTATTTTAATCAAAATTTAAAAGATAAAAAGACAAACTTCAATACACAATATTCATTAACGGAGTTAGCAGAATTATCTACTATAGCAGAACTTAAAATACCATTTACAACTAATGCTGTTAGTTCATTTACTACAACAATAAAACAAGGAGATAAGTATCTGAAGAATTGCTACACGTCTGACGGCGACCCAGTTAGTAGTGTTTTTGTTGATGCATCAGAATTTAGTACTCTAAGTAGCCAATTTTTCTATACGTTTCATATTAGTAGCATTCCAACTCCAACTCATCATGACGGTCGTTCTAATAAACCACTAAATAAAAGAGAGGCGCTTTTTATAACTCAAACATATAATAGTAACACATACCATTTAAGTGCACCATACCATCAAGATGAAGCAGCAAAATGGATAACTATTACCCCACTTACTGATAATAGAGCCTGGCTTAGTTTTACTATTGACAATGATAAAATAACTTTACATCATAAACCAACAACAGACTTTGATGTTAATGTTGGTATCGGAACTACAGCACCCGGTCGTGCAAATATTTTAATAAATAAATCTGATTTATTATATCTATCCGCTCCTGGTGCTTGGCAAAATACTGTAGCAGATTTAAGTGCTGGATTCTTCACTATAAATAGAAATGTTTTAACTAAAGACTTTAAAACACTACCTAGTAACTTTGTTAAATATAAATCAGATTATAACGCTGATAAGGTATCATTAACTAATGTAGAAGCGGTAAGTAACAATTATTTTGTATTCAATAATAATTATAATTTTTATCAAGACAATAGCCAAAATAACTTTATTGCTCATGTAGATTTCTTCCCTTTAAAAAACCAAGCAACTCTACATGAGTATTATTCTGAAAATAATCATTACAACTATGAAGCTGATACTAATAATAGAGTTTATGAAAAAATACATGCAGGTGTTCATCAACAGCACGGATACCCTAATATAGGATTGTCGTATAATATTGGTACATATGACCTAACCTTTAAACCTAATAAGCTAACATATTTTACAACACCTAACTCTATATCACCGTATACATCACTTAATATTAATGATTCTAAAATTGAAAACTTAGGTGCCATACCTGGTACTAATCCATTAATGTCAGATAAAGTTTTCAAAAGAAGAGAAGTAATTAAAAATAATTCGTTTAGCGACTCTCCTAATCCAGCGTACCTATGTAGTTGGCTGTCAGGTAATAGCGACGGAGATACAAGATGGGTAGATAGATATTACAACCCGCTAGCTTCTAATTTTTCTGCCGCATTATCAGGCACCTCTCATTATAAAGTAATAACAGCTGCAGGAGCTGAAACAACAGAAACATTTGATGTGTCGTCTAACTTAACATTTGAGCCTAATAACGATTATGGATACTATCATGTTGGTGATCAAGATTATGAAAAATTATTTGATGCATTTGATAGTAAATATACCAAAACAAAAAAAGCCGAATATTTAAATTATAAAGGCGTACCAATAACTGAAAAATTTGTTAAGACAGACCGTGAGATAATTCTAGATGGTAATAATTTTGCTAGAGATAAATCAGACATAATAGGTGACTTTAGTATGAATTTTTGGCTACATACTAAAGACAATAATAAGCCTTTTTGTTATCACTTATTAGGTAACCTGCAGGAGGATGGAATAGGAATATTTAATACTGATCTTGTAACACCAAATATTATATTACCTGTTGTCAATACAACAAATAAAAATAGTTTAAGTAAAAGATACTATAGTAAGTTATTATTTTTAAATAATGATTTCGAAGTATATGATTATATTATTTTAAAAGAAGGCTCCCAAGAAGTTACTATCGATGGTATTGCTCGTAAAGACATTTTCTCTGAATTTTATGTACTAGGACATACGGAGGTGTCGAGTAGAGCATATGACTCCGTATTAGAGAGAGATGTAGAATGTCGAAAAAGAAAACAATATATAATATATATTTTTAACAATAATAACCATCTAATTGGTAAGATAGAAAACTTAAAAGATTCAGATATTCAAATAGACGACTTTGATGTTGACGAAGATAAAATTGATGTATTGTTTGCACCTGTAGACGAATTTAAATACTTTACCTACAATACTAATACAAATAAATTCGGTGGTGATGTTCAAGGTAAATGGAGACCTTCTACATGGACAACAGCGAGTTCAGCTTGCCCTGCTGCTAGTCAAGGTGGACGAACAGAGTTCCCAATACCGAAAGGTAGAAAGGGTAAGTTAATAAGAAAGGATGGTGTACTATATAAATTTGATGTTGATAAGTTTGGAAATGGAAATGAAGTAACAATTGACAATAATAATATACCTTGGGTTATAAGACAAGATGATCCGACCGATCAAGCTAACGAACAAACTCACATTAAAAAATTAAAGAAAAGAAATATAACAGATTATAGAAAAATACAACAAGACGATAAAAATGATAGAATATTATCTGGTCTAGATAAACGATCTAAAATTCATAGTGTTATAAATGACGAAATAAATAACATAATTGTACTACATGATGAGAATGTTATTTCCATATTAGATAATGATCGCAAGTTACTCCGCACTAGAGAATTTTGTAGTTTAAGATGGACGGAAGGTGCATCATATATAGACTTAATTTATGACTTCGAAGAAGGGGAATATAAAAAATATATATTACTGATACAAGAATTTATTGGAGGCACTAGACTATCAAAACTCGATCCAGATACATTAAAAATAGTTTACAGTAAGAAACTTCATGGTATTGATATTGGTTCTCTTAGTCTAACTAAGACAGTCACATCATATGGTTATTTAAAAAAGACAGGAGCAAATAAAAACAGACTAAAAGTTGTATTAAAGAAAAGACCGAAGTTCTCAAGTACAGGTAAGTACCCTAGAAAAACGTCAATAATTGATTTTGACTTTTCTACGTTAAACCCAGGATATAATCATTTCTTTATTAACGTATCTTTAAATAAAGGGTTTATGTGTTTATATGTAAATGGTAGATTAGCTAATAAAGTAGACTTTTCACCTGCTAAATATGCCTTAACAAATATACTTGAAGCAGGATTATATGTAGGTGCAGTATCAACTCCATATTATATAACACTGGCTAATAAACTACTACAAGAGAAAAAATATTTTGTGCATAACGCAAAGATAAAGGGATTTAAAATCTATAATAAGATTATGAATTATTTTGATATGCTAGCACATTATAATTATCATATTGATGACAAAGACGTAATTTGGTCTTATCCGTTAGGACAGAGAACATATATTGACACTATTGATAAATTATTTAAATTTAATTATCCAGAAAAACTTGCTAACAAATATAAAGTAGAAATAACACACACAGATATATCAGATCAATTACTACTAGATAAAATCGAGGATCGTATGGAGTTAGAACTACAGAAAGTTACTCCATACTATGACGAAATAAAAAGAATAGATTTTACTTAATTTCCGGTTAGAAATACTCTCTTTATATTCTCAAGATCACTAACTACTTGCTGAGCTAATGAAGCGCGTTGCGCGTCGCCACTCTCCATAATTAATTGCTTACCTTGATAAGTATGCTCGTTAACTATTTGACGGTACTTAGCAATTGCGCTATCAATAGCAGCATATGCTTGAGTAGGTTTTGTACGCTCGAATTCTGATATATTTCTCATTGTATTAATATTTAATTTCTGGGTTATATTGTTCTAGATGTGCAACCTTATTAAGCACTCCACGTGTATTTTGAGAATGATATTTGCTATAATTTTTTATTGCATCAATATCAAAATCCGGACAATAAGGCTTTATTAACGTTGCATGTCCCCATGTTTCATTCCATTGAGACCCTGGCATTGTATAAACAGGTACTCTATTCCATTTAAGTTGATCAGCCCATCTTGCTCTATAATTTTTATCAGGCAGTTTTGGATCGTTTATTTGGTTGCGTGTAAAATTATAACCAAATCTAATCATACCTTTTTTGGTCCCAAACCAAAGCCAATCATACATTGAGCTAAGAGATGTATCTTTGGATTCTTCAGATATAGAACATACTATTAATTCATCATCCTCAGATTTATTCTTCTCGATTAAATCTACCAGTCTTTCAACCATATCAGGTTTTGGTTCGAATATTAAATCAAACCGACCACATAACATCAAATCATATTCCTTTTCCGACTGCTTTAAAAGTTTAGTAACCCTCTCAAACGACCTCCATTGATGTACATGTTCATTGTTAAAAATATACTTTTCTAATTTTTTTATTTTTGGACTACTTGAGAACGTTACATATTGACCCAGATAAGAAATTACTTTACGTGGTTGAAAATCGTTTAACTTACTTATCCATTTGCAATGTCTCTGATGATCACTAACTTCTATATATGACGGGTTGTATATGTTTTGTAATCTGTGCTTTAACGTATTTATATTATATTTAAAGGTCAATGGCTCAACATGTTGGGAGAGCTTATCTCCAAGAACGCCCATCAAGTTGTCGTAATTATCTTCCCTCTTACTAGGTATTTGATTACGACCGACGACACTGTTAACATTCCAAGTATGTATAAAGTAATCTATTTCACAGTTTGAAAATGCTTCATCATAATATTTTTTAACAATACTATAATATCGTGGTTGACCGAATAATAAAATTCCTAATTTATACATTAATAAAAAAGCTTCTTTTCGTTTAAACCATCAAGAAGGTGATATAGATCTATAAATTCTTTTTTATACATCCTCTCAAATTTTCGAGCATCAACTTCCCACTTATTGTAATAATACTTGTCATTCTCTTTCTCACTATCTTCATCAGTATAATTTAATCGATGTTCAGCTACATTAAGCATATTATCCTGTATCCAATGTCTAAACTCATGAAGAAAATGGCCAGCAAATGTATCAAATTTCTTCTCCTGACTCCAACCGTTTTGATCCAAATGCTGAGTAACGTGAACCTCATTAAATCCAAAATAATATCCACTACTATGATGCGGACATGTTTTAACTTCTAAATTATAATGCCTGTCTACTTTACTACGACGCTGAATTTGATTAAAAAAAATCTGAGCCGTTGCTTGTAATGTTTTAAAATTGATTTTATTGTCCTTCAGCCATCTCTTGACTCGGGGTTTAGCTGTTAAATCAATCGTGATCATATAATTATTTAGTCAGATCTCCAATATTACAAATCGTTAAATTCCTGCGTTTCCGAATGGGCCTCTCCTTTTAATTTTACTAACCTTTATAGGATTTGGTGATAGGAAATCCCCGGTTTCCCGAGGATCCCTAACCCCATTATAATCTTAAGCTGTTATTGTAAGCTCCGCCTGCTTCACGACTGGTTTTGGGAACCTATCCGTAGTCGTCAGCAAGTTCAACGCCCGGCGCTTGAATCGATCCATCTGACCTCCTGGAGTGCTAAGACTACCAATTCGGTTCTGAATATATTCGTGATTCTTATTCTCAATGGCATTAGCCATTCGAGTTGCATGCTGATGGTGATCGACATATTCGGTCACTGCATTAAATGCATCCCAGCGTGACTTACCAAGATTACCAGCACCACGTGAGAACAACGCTGCAATGTCGTTATGCCTGTTAAGAGTCCTCTCATCTTCATCATCCTTCATCGGATACAACTCACCCAAGAAGTTATAAAGCTCGGTCTTAGAAATTGCTTTACTATCAAGCGCAGCAAAATCAGTGTACATGTTTTTAAGACTATTAATATTCTTAGCGAATACTGACTTAACCAAATCCAACCTATCACCCCAATTTGAATAATGCTGAATTCGATAATCACGTGTAGACTCCTTAGTCATGGCTACAAACTGATTGTTACATGCACCACGCATCGACGTCGGGAAAATACAATTTGAAATAATCCCGTCATGACCAAGTAACATGGTAAGCATAGAATTAATCTTATCACCCTTCCGATTAGGAATCTCGAAAGTATAATCCTTCGGCAATTGAGCTTGTACCCAGACTCGACTACCTCCGCGCATAACACCAGCAGCCTTATAATCTGCTCCGTACATTTTACGAACCTCGTCAAATGCATCAATCAATTCATGATTCTGAATTGGAGTGTACTTCTTACCAGTAACAGCATATACGTGCCCGGTCCTATTATTGCGCAATCCGTAAAACCTATCGAAATTCTCATTTCCAGTGGCCTTACCTAGATTGACCTGTTCTACCTCGAAATCTAGACCAGCTTTACTATAAAGCTCATCTTTACTTGAGATCTGATGAACACCCTCAACCGCAATTGCCGAATGTTCGTTAATGTCTTGTAATGCTACGTTTCTATCGTTAACTCTCATAACTCCATTATTATAGACTGTCTTGAATATTTAATCAACTACTTTGTTCTGGAAATCACTTCTTTCGTCGAGGTACTCGTTGTTTAGTCACAGTCACAGTTTTACGTGTCTTGACACCTTTCCGGATCCGTTCCCAAACTCGTTGTTTTTTAATCTTTGCTGCCATTATATTTTTTTTTACGATTATATGACCCTTTACCTCTTTTTGGAGGATGTATTCTGGTTCCTGTATTGAACCTTATTATGACTCTTGGTTTTTTCATCATCCCATACCCTTATCCGATATCCTTTATTCTTCTGTTTAATTCGCATTCGTATTGCCATAACAGACATTATTATAGGTATTTATGATAAATCAGTCAAGCTTCCTGTTTCGGATACACTTGATATTCTAAAAGTAATTTAGTGTTACTTATTTTTTGTTTATCAGATTTATTGTACGTACTACTCCAATGAAATTCTGATCCGGAAAAATCTCCACGGTCATACCACTCGTCGTGAGGCACTCTAAATACCATGTCATTTAAACCATCAATAACAGTCATGTAGTCAAATAATCCTTTTTTATTATAATTACATGAATTTATTCTTAAATAACCACTAGGCATTACATAATTAGTAAATTTTATTTCATATTTTTTACCGTTTATAATACCGTCATAACCATTAGAATTAGTAAATTCTCCATCAAATAATTTAAAGAATTGACTTTCAATTAATAAACCTTGTAGTTTATTATCATTGTTTATCGCATTTATTAAGTCTATCGGCTCTTGGAGAGCTCGCCTAATTATATCTACGCTTTTAAACATATTGATTTTTATTGAATCTCCGGCTACATCACCAAAGAACCCCTATATGATATCCTAAAACGGGGATTTCGTCAAGCTTTTTATACAACTTTTTTTCTTTACTAATTTTTGGGTAAAGATATGCGTTTTATGAATTGTTCAGCTAATTGTATGTATTTCTGATTTAAATCAGAAAGCTCTTGATCAGTTTTACACTGATACATATTAGTACTACCAGCTAATAATTGACAAGCTAGTTCATTATACCGGCACTTATATTCGCTTTTAGTTTTTAACTTTGAAGGCATCTAACAACAATTGTAATGTGTCTTTTTCAACTTCAACTACTACTTCTGGTTCAGCTTCGGCAGTTACTCCACCAGCCTCATAATCACCATATATGTCGTCTTCATCTTCTTCATCAAATACACTAGCATCGAAACTAGGAGGTGTAACAGTTGTCGCTGACTCTAGTATATTTTGTTTCTTTATATCTAAAATAATTAAATTTAGTAATTGATTAGTAACTAAATCTTTTTTAGCTCTACCAAGAAAATCTGTGCATTCTGCCTTTGTAAATACCCCTTCTAACATCTGAATAGGATTCTTTATTTGTGAATATATAAAATGCGGGAGATAATGTTCTGTAATCTTAGCACAGTCTCTTATAACGTAATAAGCACTCTTCTTTACTATCTTAACTCCTGTATCAGGAGACTTAGCAGCTAACTTCGCAGCTCTCAATAACTTAGCTTGTTTGCTCTTAGATTCTTTTAGAATTTTATCTTCGAATGCCATACACTATTATTTATTCTAATATTATTTTTTTCTGGAAGTTATCCAATAATATAGATCACATATCTTTATTATCAATAAAATAAAAGGAATTAAAAATACAGCAAATACCGGCGGCCGTTCATCCGGCAAATCCGGCTTTTTCCCCGGCACGAACCGTGTCTGCGTCGCATCGTTTATATCTCGAGATGTTACCATTTGTGTATAATATTTATTAGCCATATTTTTTTAAACATACTGAACACGTACACCTTTCCGGCTCGAAAAGCCTTTTTATTCGCCACTTCCACTTATCTATCTCTAATTGTAAAAATAGGTTCATTATCGGTTATCAATTAAGGTTCTCGTAAAGAGCTCCCAGCGAGGCTTAGGTCTCTCCGTGTTTTTCCATATGTCATATAGATTATGACGATCACGATATTCCTCCAGCTCTCCTAACATATACGTGTTTATTAAATTTGGAGCACGGCCAGGGTAACGCTCCCTGCATATATGGTTTTGCAGACCACTCCGTTCGCTTGCTCGGTCGCCGTGCATTGCACTTATTATATGATATCTAGAGAGGTATTAAAGATGTGGATCATTGAATTCTTTACGCCGTAATGGATTGTCTCCAGGTTTCCATTTCTTAGCTATAGTATTGACAAGCTTAGTAGGTTGAATATCTACGATGTTATTAATATCGTCCTCAACAACAGTAACTATTCTATCAATAGCCTCTATGGCATTTAGCTCATCTGTCTTGACGTTGATTATATTACCGATAGATTCGACTGTCTCGAGAGATTCAATAGCATTAATACCTTTTATATCTTCAACTGTCTCCAGATCTAGAGATTCGATACTTTTTATATCTTCAACATCCGTTATCTCTTCGACATTAGTTATCTCCTCGACATTAGTTATCTCCTCTAATATATCAGGAGATACCAGATCGCTGACCTCTGGCTGTGTAGAATACTTATATACAGGCCATGGCATTATAATCTTCGGCTTTTTCTTAGACTTCTTCAATATAGATATTTAATCGTATGGATCATCTTGTTCTGTCGATGGTGCCTTACATACCGGACAAGTACCATCATTATCATAATTGTCGAGTGCAGTGTCTTCGTTTTTGTCTAGATCATTGATTTGCTGTATAATTCTAGTCACTGCTAGTGATACCGGTAACCAGGCTATTGTCATACCTGCGAAATTGCGATCTACTAAATGTCTTATCTCTTCTAGATCTCTTTGTGAAACTTTAACATTGTATTGCAATACTGGTGTTTTATCTGGAGACTCATCCCACGTGGCTTCTTTATGTCCTATAGGCATATAATAATTTATCTCACGACCCCGTAAAAGCCCATTATAGCGTTTCCGCAATAAAATGCAAAAATAATTTCGCATGCCCTTCAAACCTGATATCCCGTATTCTCTATATTATCCGGATTCTCGTACTTAAGTCCTGAGAGAGAGGGATAGGAGAGCAGCCTATTACTCTCCTACCCCTTATGTGTTGTTGTGGGTTAGTTCAGCTGTGTAAGCTCATCTAGCACCTCATCAAAGGTAGCAACCTTAACAGGCTCAGGAGCCGTTGCAGCTTCCTGGTGCTCTTCCTTCACCTTTGCAGTGAGTGACTCAACATCAACAGTAGGCTCTGTCTTCTTGACCTTCTTGGGTGTGGGCTTAGCTGTCTGATAAACTCCATTCTTAAACCAGAATTCTGTTACTCTGCTCTTAGAGTTCTTCTTAACCAGATCAGTCAATAGCTGATCTGTGATCTTCTGATCTGTCGTCTGTAGATCACTTAGCGCTTTACCAGCACGCAACTGACTACAAACGAACTTGCTCACATAATTGTTGAGCAACCAATCACTACTCACTCCAAGGCGCTTGGCCTTATCATTCAAGTAGTTGTGTGACGTCTTCCGCGATTGTCCAGTAATGATACATGCCAACACCGGTGCGGGATTCTTCTTAGTCTTCTTACTCATAATATCTTTTATCTTACGCAATTTGATAGTCGTCTTAGTTAGTGGTATAAATTTCTCAGTCAAAGGCATGGCGTAATTCTTGCTTCTTAGGCTCGATCTCACGGTGTATCGCTTTGAGCATCTTCATCATTAGACCCCAGCGCTTCCAATCCTTAAGCTTCTGTGTCTGCTTCTCGGTCATTTTCATCTCATCCATTGCCATAATTATAATGTATCCAGAGCTGATATCAATATTTATTCTTTGACGTAAATACCCTCTTCGGCTAAGAGCTCATCATATCCGTGATCATCGTCGATCTTCGGAGAATCAGCAGGAGCTATCCACGTGCCATTCGGCTTACTAGCATAGCGGCGCTTACGGTTCTTAGCAACCATGCGATTCGAACGACGGCGTCTCACATTGCGTTGAGCGGCTTCTCGCTCTTTCACACGCTCTTCGTATGTCTGATATGTGAATTCAAACGTGGAATTATCCTTAGGAGCGTGCTGTGGCAGTGGCATATCGATCGGAATCTGACCCTCAGGAAACTTGAAGTTATGCAAATCTCGAGACATGATCTCTGTTGCTCTCTTCATGCCCATCTCGATACCGATCTGAACACCCTGCTCTCTACCATTACTGAGTCCAGCCTCATATGCTGTCTTCACCGCTTCGCTTTGCTTATCTATCTCACTCACAACGCCAATATTATCGGAACTTTTCGGGGATAAGGCAACACCTTTCTACAACTTTCTCCCTTTTTCTTAACTCTTTCACTATCAAGGGTTTATATCCTATGATATCTGTAAACCCTTCGTAACCAGAGAGTTAAGGATATCCGCTAGAAACATTAAGCTTTAAAGGAATTGTGGAGGTGGCCGTTAGTAAATTCTGATCGTTCTCGTATTTTAGTATAATTTATTGCAGAATATGCGATATCTTATTAATTCTCAATGATTTAATAACTCTCGATAATTACATAATCCATAAAAAACCATCATTTTTGGTTAGAAATCATATGTTTTTCAGGTGAGACTATAAAAAAAGAGCATGGATTTCTCCATACTCTTGCTGATAATCTTATGATTATTGTTTAACCAGTTGTGATATTGCTGGTGAGGAGCTCGTTGCGCAAGAAGCGATTATTCACACCAACCTTAGTGTTAGAGCCACCTACATTGTAGTTAGCCTTAGCTGAGTTGATATAATAGTCGCCGTTTGGCTGGCGGGTCATCTCCACCGTCACACGACGCTCTCGAGCGTTATCCTTGAACCAGGATGCGCGATTACCACCGACGTAATCCAACTGGGATTGTGCATATGTCTTAGCGTTCATAGACTATATTATAACATAGCACTAGAAGAAATCAACTAGTTATTTTTTCAGTTAAACATGAACAACATGCTCCATGGATTATCTCTCATATCCACAAATCGTAGCTTCTTTATCTGTTTTTCTAGCTCGTCTAGTGTCTCCTTCGACACCTTATTATAGTGTTTTGTGAGAGATTTCATAGTGTCATACTTTAATCCTTTACAAAGTACGCGGCGGCTTGTGTTGGATCATAATCATCACGTAATCTAAAAATTTTATATTCATCACTCCAAACTACCGCTAAAAACTCCACAGCTAATTTGACAGGAGGAATGGTACGCTGAGATCTTTTATCTCTTGGAATCCACAGATAATCATCAAATATTATTACTCCATCTGATGCAATAAGCGAATTAGAAAGTATAAAATCTTGAAGTACTGTTTTCGTATCATGAGCACCGTCAATATATATTATATTAAAACTTTTTTCGTGACCTTCATTTAACAACGATCGCAGATAGCTAGAACTAACCTCTCTTTTATAAATGCAAGATTTATCATCTATATATCTAGATACTCTATTCTTAAATTCAGACAATGCATCTTTATGATTTCTCTTTTTCTTTTCATTATATTCAATGAAAGGATCACAACAGAAAACAATACCATTACCGTCTAATACTTTTAATATTGCGCTTGTCGTAACGCCACCGGCGACTCCAATTTCTAAAACTTTAGTGTAAACATTTTTTTTCCTTCTCCTTTTTATTATTCCTAGGATCTTTTCAGTAACAGCTCTGCTCATAATACTATATTTCCTTCAAGCCAATGCTTAATATTATTTTGACTTAATAATTGAGAAAAATCATATGGCTTTTTACTAAATTTATGGGTTATGGCTGGCTATAGGTCTGTCGAGTTTAGATTCTAATGTGTCTAATGAGTTTTGAAGAGTATTTAATTTACTATTAAGAGCAACTACAGTGGCCCAGATTTCATTAGGTTTAGGTACTGGAGAGCTTAGTACTTCTTCGCCTATCATCTTCTTAGTAGTTTTCGACAATGTCAACAGCATCGTATTTGCATCTTGGGCATTCATGTATGTATTTAGTAGGTATTATTCGGAAGGCCATCCACCTGCAGGTGGTTCTGATGTCATTCTATCTATTGCTTTCATAAGCTCTGCAATCTCATGACGTTCATTAGAATCCATTGGAGCAGTGTTTAACAAGTTTATTAAGTCTTTGTATACAATCTCTCGTACGTAAGGTTTTAATGATACAAAGTACATGGCGGCATTTTCGTAGTCAATCCCCTGTGTTGGATCATAATCATCACGTAATTTATCGATAACTGCAGTAGTCATGTCATCAAGTTGATATTGGTTAACTTTTGCCGGTGCCGGTTTTTCTGGTGTACTTGAACCTCGTTTATAAGTTCCGTATATTCTCTCGTTGATACCGTGTATTTCGGCGTGTAGTTTATCGTAGAAGTGTCTAAGTCTCTGTTTATACTCTTTATTTGTATTTTTTGTAGAACGGACTGACCAATACTTCTTAATATATAGATTGAATACTTTATAAGCTGTGTCTTCGCTCATTTTATCGGTGCGTACAGAAGTACCTAAGATTGTTATAAGCTGAATAGGATCATTAATACGTTTAACTCTTAAGAGAGATAGTATTTCTTGAAGGTCCCAATATTCTTTGAATAACATCTTCATTGAACAGGTGGTTGTTCAATTTCTGAGTTCTTTAAGAGTAACTGATACATAATCTCTGCAGTATCAGATGTTACCTGTGAATTTTCTTTACTCCACCGTAATACTTCACCTCGAGCATAGCTTTTAAACTCATCTACACTCTGAGGATTGTTCTTTTCAATGTTAGCAAGTAATCTATTAACATTAGCTCTTACTAGACCTTCTGCTTGATCCTCGTCTGTATAACCAGGTAATTGAGGACCTTCACGAAATTGCTTCATGGACTCGTTAATTGCTTTATCTTGTTCTCTATCTAACATTAATTACCTCCTATACTATCAACAACACTAAACCATTTAGCTGATTGTGTCTTAACATCCAGTGGAACTACACTTATAGCATCTTCAATATTCGGATCACGACTAACGCCTACTACAACAAACTCAGGTGTTGGTTCATTCCTAGAAGGAGCTTCTCCTTGAATTATATCACCTACTTGTATTTCTTTACCATTTCTATCAACTGGTAAAGGCGCTGGTGCACCTTGAAGCGTTTCCCAAATTAGTTGTGCGTCTTTATCTCTCATTGTATTATTAATCTTATCTGTATCCTGCTATCCCGGATAGCCGCCATGTTGCCTGCCTGGCCGAGCTTCTGCTTCGCGATCCGCTCGCGCTCGCTCAGCTTCATCCGCGTCATACTGGTCTCGAGTCTGATAGCCCTGTGCATGCGGCGGCTTCCGTGTTGGATGGTCGACATTTGGGCCTGTATAGTTTTGTTTATATTGTGTTAACCATTGCACCAGCGCATGAGCGCCGGCCTCGTCAAATTCGATACTATTAAAAAAGCCAAAAAAGTCACCACCGAATCCCTCATCGCGAGGTGCATAGGCATTTAACCACGCACCGGTGCGGCGCTGGGCTGCTGCTCCACCATCATCGGCAGTTGGGTCGTCCGTATAATCACCTACAGCTTCTTTTAAAGCTTCCATCATTAGTTGTGCATCTTTATCTTTCATCGTTCATATCCTTTCATTAAATGGCTTCGATCTTTAGTTAACGCAGTAATCATTATATTTTTAATTCTATCACGAGTGTTAGGTTCATTAAGATCATATTGTCGTTCACCTGTCTCAGACTCGATATCTTCTATAGACACATCAATAATATCATTGATTGAAAGGTTAGAGAGTGCGCCGTCTGATATTTTATCTATAGCTAAGTTAGCGACACGTTGCAACGGATCATTTGACGGTTCATTTGACGGTTCATCATATCCACGTGGGGTCGTCGGCAAGGCGGACGGGTTATCGGTCAAATATTGCTTGATAATAGCAAGTACGTTCCATTTTAAATCCTCACCACCTACGGTAAATACAGCCGTAGTCATATACTCATCAATTTCTTTATGCACTTGTCGTAGGACTTCTGCTGTAGCGCTAGGTGTATCTTGCTCAGCTTCATTCACCTTTTGTAAAGCTTCCATCATTAAATGTGCGTCTTTATCTCTCATCGTTTTATATTAGGATCTTGTATAGGTTTACCGACTGCGAATGGCAAAACTGTTGTCAATATACCCATTACAGTATCCTTTATAAGTCCTATTAAATTATTCCGACTAACTGTTACTTTTAGTTGTGCTACTTCTGCTTCAAGAGCATCTATTCTTTGTGATAAATTATCTGGTTGTATCACATTACCAGCGTCATCAAGTTGATCGTCTAGACTATCTTCTTGTAGTCGTAAGGCTTCCATCATTAAATGTGCGTCTTTATCTCTCATACTATTGCTCTTTCATAAGTTGCTGCTCAAAATAACCAACAAAGTCCGAACCTGGTTGGTTGATCTGTTTAGCTAGCCAATCAATGATATTACCACCCTTTATGTTACCACCAGCTGGATTAATATCTTCACCACCATAGCGCGCTGCAAGCTCATCAAGAGGTTCTAAGTCAGCTAATTTTTCATGCCATCTGTCTTCTGCGAGTTTCCACTGTAAATATGTGTCAGTACTATTGTCATCTTCATAATAGTCAGCTTCATTTACTTTTTGCTTTTGTAAGGCTTCCATCATTAGTTGTGCGTCTTTATCTTTCATGGCTATTATCCTGTCGGGTAAGGTGTATAAGGATTTGCAATTGCCTTGCCACTGTAATCGCTACTGCTAGGTGGAGTCGATATTATCGGCCCCTCCAAATATTGCTTAACAATAGCAAGTACGTTATCTTTTAAATCCTCGGCTCCTGCTCGAGTCATATACTCATCAATTTCTTTATATATTGCTGATATCATTGACTGGCTAGCGGCAAAATTATCATCTGGGCTTGCTTCTGTTAATTTACTTGGATCTGATTTAGTAGAAGCATACATATGGCCAATATCACCTTTAGCTCGACCGAACTCATCGGTTTTGGGGTTTGGTGGCACTTGCACTGGCCTATCGGTAGATTTTATATGGTCTGAAGTAACATATCCTTTTCCTTCACACTCTGGACAAGGCACACCATCGACATGTCGATATGTAGGAGGATTACCATCATCTGGAATACAATTATGCGGACAACGTTGCCATCCATCAGCTCTCATTCGCAAAGCATATTCACCTCGATTTTTACTAATTTTAATAGGATTATGACTAGCGTGCATATGATGACTAGATTTAAGCACTTTAACATCAGCAGTATTGACTGTCTCAGTGCCGTGTTCAAATACAACATTATACCAGGCTACATTACCATTTTCATCTGGTTCAGCATGGCTCTCTGAAATACATTCACCTTTACCCCACTTAGAATGCTCTACGTGTGTAGCGCAATTGTGTGGTTTACCTTCTTCAACAGGTGACCTCTTCTTTTGCGCGGCTTCCCAAATTAATTGTGCTTCTGTATCATACTTCATTGTTCTAATTATTTACCTATTCCCGGGCTCATTAACGCTGCATTTGCAATGTTGCTTACTCTTTCAATAGAAATTCCAGACCAGATAACTTGACCCTCTCTAACAATTACTACCATTGATCCACCGCCAGATTCTCTTTTCATTGAATATTGTACTATACCAGAATTACCATCTGCTGGATCAAGTGTATATACTGTAGGCGTTCCCTCAAGACTGGGGGTATTTTTTACATGACCATTAGCTATTGATAAAGCATCACCATCTTCTACTTCAGATAAACGCTTAATTACCTTATTAAACGTTGGTGTTACTGCATTGCTAAGTTCGTTCATCTTAATTATTTATTAAAAAGAACTGTTTAAATGTAGGCTTAGTACTAGCTGTTTGTAAACCGCTCTGAGGTCTACCTACTCCATATGGATGTTTGATATGTGCTTGATTAGGCTTTCTACTATCCTTTGTCATCTCATACCATTTCAACCAATCATGTGCTTCTTGTTTAAGTTTTTTAATTATCGCTTTGCTTTCTTCAGGGCTATAAGCTGGTTCCCCAGTGGTTGGCCACAGTAAGCCGTCTTCGAAAGGATTCTGTATTATTTTATCAGCAAAAACCTTATATTGTTCGATCTTATCACTATTAATAACATCATCATCAAACCGACGCTCCCACCATTTAAAATCACCTTCGTGCCACCATTCAACATCCGGATGTACATCATCCCACTCAGCTGGTTGGCCTGGTCTTTTAGGTAGGTAGTCTTTTTGTAGCTCGTCTTTAGCTTTTTGAAAATCTTGCCCTGCTTGTCTCTGTTGGTTTCCTGTCAACCGAGTTGATCGAGCTACAGCCAGCTCTCTCGCATACTTTACAACACCAGGTAAGAACTCTTGTTTAAAGTCCATCTTCATTATCTCATTAATGTCCATAAACTTTCCCTCATCATTACGTTTGCGATTGAGATCTACAATGTAATCAAAGACAGTAGTAATAAGTTCATCACCATGAAGGGGGCCCCCGACATCACCTGACCCTGGCGACTTGTGATGCCACCCAGTCCAATTTCTTAGCATTTCTTCTACCTCTTCATCAGCTCCATGGCCCTGCTCACCATCCCAGTTAATCACCATCTGCTTATCAAACCACTTTGAATTCATTAAGTTCTGATATTTTTCTTCCTCTTCATCAGTCATATCTTCTTCATCTTTAGTGAGAAGAGGTTTCGCCCATTCCGGAAAATTAGGATCATCTATAAAATGCTCTTCATCCCATCCGTGATCATTGATCAACTCAGCCATAGTGGGTGCTATCGTGTCTCCTTCTCTATCTACAGCATGATCTCGATCATCAACATACATATTAATTACATTCTTGGAAACCCACTCAAATGCTTCAAAAGATATCTCGTCGACTGGGTCCTCGTAATGCCTTTCATCTGTTACATCTACTGGAGTGAGACCGCTTTCCTCTGCTTTGTTAACAAACTTACGAACGTAGTACCAATGCAGAGCCTGAGGATTAAGTATAGTACCTGCACCAATCTTAAATGGTGCTGTGACTGCTGCAGCTAACTTAGGAGCTGATAGTAGTTTAGTCCAAGGAACTGTCGCGACTGTTGCAGCACCTCTACCTAATAGCTTAAAGAAATCTCGTCGACTTACATCCTTTGCTTCTACGTAAGTCTCAAAAATTAGTTGTGCTTCTGTATCTCTCATGCTTCCGGTTTAAGCCAATCTGACCATTCATCACCTGTATCATGAGTACCCTGCTCTTTTCCTGTATCTTTTCTTTGCTTTCTTCCGGGTGTTTCAACTCCAAGTAGACGACGAAGATTAGATATATAACGCTCCTTATGTTGTGAAGGCCATGGATTAGTGCCATTAATACCATAAACTTCATGATCATCGATTAGTTTAATAACGTCTTGATTTGTAAAACGATTTAACGTCATTCCTTTTTCTATGTTTCGATCTTGGAGGGCAGAAAAAATATCTAATAAAGCATCAACAAAATCTGGGTTACGTGTCTCATAACTCTCACGACCTCTTTTGGCTTCTTCAATGTACTTGGCTTGTTTAGACTCCACGGTTGATGCACTGACAGGAACAGTGCCTTTAACCCATTTTTTCTTTTCTTTATCCCAGCGATAGCCTTGATCTCTTAGAGCTTGTTGTTGATTGGCTCTTTTGGGGTCTTTCTTATTACGGAACCGCTTTCCTGCTCCGGGACGCGATTGCGAATACGGTTGAGTTAATGTAACTGTAGGAAACTTTCCTGCCTCGTTAATAAAATCGATAAATGACTTCACATAAGTATTTAGTCAAAATCACGTGCGTCTAACATAGCTTTGAACTTAGCTTCTTTCAATTTACGTCTCTTTTTTGCTGACGGTTTTTCGAAATATCGTCTATCTCGACATTCTTTGAGTATATTGTCTCTATCTAATTTCTTTTTAAGCTTCTTAAGAGCTTTATCGATAGACTCATCTTTACGTAAGCTTACTTGGATCATTTAATATATGAAATTGTTGATTAATTTGTATTTAATATTGAATGCATTCATCATAAGAGTAATTTCTTTTAAACATTCATGGCGCCCTCCACCACCAATATACGATTTGTTATACTGTTTAATTAATGAAAGATCAATATCAGGAATGTATATAGGATCAATATCATCAACTTCCCTAGCTACATCTATTCCTAATAATTCAACTATAGCACTATTACCTATCTGGTCAGACTGTTGTATTCTATTAGTCACCATATATCTGACTACCTTTATAATATCCCTCTCCTCCACATCGTCCATCCACCCTCTAAGGTATGCATATGTTTTCTCTTGGAAGTTTATCTTAGCTAAGCTCTCTTCCTCTAGTCCATTATCAAGGTACCACTGCTTAACATCTTCTAAAGTATCTCTCTCACCAGCATCTTCACCGTTAAAATATGCTAGCACTCTCTCAGCTTTTGTGTTTATGAACTCTGTTATCGCAGTTACTTCATCTTGCATCAGATGAGTATAGACTGGTTGAACATCAACAACTATGAGAGACTTAGGATTTGCCTCAGCAATATACTGTTTAAAAGGTATCATTTATGCGTATACATTATCAAGGCCAGGGTTTTGCTGATGCCATCGATCATTAGTTAAGAATTCCTGGAAGTTCTCGTCACCGAGGTAAGGTATATCCTTTTCTTTATAGATCCAAAATCTTACATCTCCCTTAAGGTGGTCATCTATGAAGTAGTTATAACCAGACAGTGCACCATCTTTAAGAGATCTGAATGCCAAGTGAGTTAGTTTAGTATAGATAGGGCCTCTATTCTCATCTTTAGCGCCAGTAAAGAGTAAGACTTTGGGCTCTCTGGTAATCATATAATGCTGAGCTATTTGTATGACAGTACCAATGACACGAGTAGCACTATGGCCGCCTTTCCCGGTTTTCTCGATTGATCCAGATCCTTTATCTGAAAATCCATATTCAATAACTTTAGCGTATTCTGGTTTAATAGCGCTGGGATACTTAAATGCTATGTATCGATCAGCCTGTTTAACCGCTTGGCGGTGGTCTTGCTTTGCGATACCAGCGCTATCTCTCTCTGGTTCTATAAATTGATCTAATGTATCTACTGGATCGAATACGGCTTGTACGGTATATGGATCGTCGACGTCGTCTACTGTAAAGTTATAGACTGTTAGAGGGTACTCGCTGCTATCTACATTAAATGAATAAGGTTTATCGAATGCTTCGTTAAGGTTGTGGAAATCTTTAAAGCTTACTTGCGCGCTATTCATATGAGGGCCCTGTGCGTAATCTTTATCTAAATAATCTCTATCGTCTGGTCTTTGTTCACCGGGCTCTCTAGGACCATGTTTCATCGCCAGCGTATCCCAAAAATCATCGAACCCATTTCCATCTGAAATTTCTCTTACCATACGATCTGTTAGATCTTTTGTGTCAACTGAACCGACAGTTCTTAAATCATATGCGTATTTCTTTACGAGATCATATATATCAAACATATTATCATCTTCAAACGCAGTGTACGCATCTTCAAATGATTCTCCTTCATCAAAATAATATTGAAAGTGACCTACCATATCCTTAAAGCCTACAACTTCATCTGACCAATCCTCTTTTTCTACTTTATGTAGAGCGGCCATAGCTATCTGAGTTATATGCTCTCTTTGCTTAATACTGAATCCCGGCGAATACTCATGATAGTCTCCAGTAGTTTTTAAGAGTGCTCTATATACATGACCGAGACCTGCTTTAAGAGGTTGGTTAGGTGTAGATCTTCCTGCTGCTTTAGCTACATTTGTTACTGCATCTGGACTAGCAAGTACTCCTATACCTTTAGCTAATGTAGATAAGAATCCTCTTCTATTTTGTATGAATGGTTCGAAGCTCATATCATGCTATATATATTTAGATAAAATGTTCATATTGTTTAGTATATTTAAAACGTATTGGTGAGCTCGGAGTATAAAAGCTATGAGCTTTTTTCTTATAAAGCTGTCTATTTCTCTTGTAATTATTACCTTTAACATTTCGTTCGACCATCGATGCTCTTAAAACACGTCGTGTTCTACCTTGTTTAAGTATGATAAGAGGAGTTTTATTCATCGTAATTTCTTTTGCTTTATAATTATAGAGATTTTTTCGGAACGTTCGATCATACTCTCCATATCCTCCAGCAAAATCTTCATCAAACCCTCCTACCTTATGCCATAACTCTCTCGATAAACAAAAAGCAGAAGGATCCAATGACTTTAATTTAGATTTTTTTTCTCTCAGTTGAACGACTGTTTTTTGTAACCATTCATCGTAATCACAACCAACAAGCGGGTGTTGCGTACCCTCGCTTGCACCATTTAATTTTACTTTTCTAAATGTTATAGGATCCTCGTCCCATAAGGGATGATGGGGCGGAAGCATCGCTTTATAAAAAAGATAAAGACTTTGATTATTAAAAGTCCATGTAAAGATTTCATTTATTAAATTTTCTGTTATCAAATGATCCCAGTCTAAAAATAACAAGATATCTGACGTTGTTTGACTTCCACCTAAATTACGAGCGCCCATCTCGTTCCATAAAATATCATCCTCTACATAATATAATTGTAAATTATAATTTATATCTTTTTTTTCTATTGTGTTTATAGCTTTATATGAATCAATACTATGATCGTCTACTATAACAAAATTAATTTTATGTTTAACATTATTGAAATTATTATTCCAATGATCGATATACCTTTCAAGTAGCTTGTCACCATTATAATAAGTATAAATTATATCAATTTTCATCTTTACGTAGGTTTAGTTAGATGATATGTGTGACATGTATATAAAAAATATAGTAATTATCAAAATTGAGGCGAGGGTAAATAGAACATAATCCCGTCTGAGAAGTTTGCGTTTAGTGTGTCTGTATAATTCATGATAGTCAACCTCGTTGTCTTTTTCATCTGACATTATAGGTACGGATCATTATCTACTCTTTGCTTCCAATCTAAAAACTCTGTGTACTCTGGTTGATATTTGTCTGGTCTTTCTACTACATCAACAATAGTTTGTGCGCTGAATTGAAGATCACCTTCGTCATTTTCTTTCTTAACTAACCACCTTAAAAACTCTATAAAATCATCATCACTATGTACCCATGGTTGCCCTTCTACTTTGGGTGCTACATTGGTTCCTGTGGTCCAGGATTTAGATGACCCAGCTGGATCTGGTGTCTGTTGAAGCAAATAATCTCTTGATCGCCTATCAGCTGGGATAGCCTCGAGACCTAGCATATCATAAAAGTCTTCAACCTTTTGTTCAATACGAGCTCCTTCTTCAGTAGATATCTCTTTACCTAATTCCGACTGAAGTCGATCACTGACAGTATCAACAGTCTCTTCTTGAGAATATTCACCCGTCTCAAGCTCAGCTTCCATGTCAGATAAGATATTAAATATATCTTGATCAAATTTGCTGTCAGTCTCTGTTATCCAGTTGGATATTTCCTTTTCAAATGTTTTAAATGTATTCATAGTACTTTCGTTTTTTGCCCAGTTTGTTGTTAGATAATGATTATAAATTTTTATAATTGATGATTGAAGATGTGCTTCTGCAGAAGCACCGTCTCTATTTGATCTATTCCATCCATGGCGATGAGTAGTCGGTACTATACCGACACTGTTAAAAACTTCATCTCTTTGTTCTTCAGGGAATTGAAAGATTATAGCAGCAATTTCTTTTGCTGTTTCGTAGAGTTCATCTCTTTCCTTCTTACTGTTTAAAGCATCATTATATATTTGTACGGCATGAACTTTATTCTCTTGTGGTGATCTTTTAGTTACCTCAGGGTATCCGAGATAAAGAGCTGCTGCTGCTAGACCCGCTAACCAACCGACCTTTGACCCTCTCTTATAATTATCATCTAATTCAGGATCCGCTCCTCGATATAAAGCTTCAGTATACACCGGTCCCCATTCATCTAAATTATAATAGATTTTATCAAGACTTTTTGTAAACGACTCCATCATCCGAATCTCTTAGGATTAGCGGTTGAGTGTTTCATATAGCTTTCAGAGTATCCTGGAATGTTATCAGTGGGGGGAAGGGCTCCACTTGTACTAGTTGCGTCTTCTTGAGTTTTAGCAGCCTTTACTTGAGGTGATTTACAATAACCTAACACCTTAATTTTAATAGGAGGAGTATTTTCACCAGTCTGAATGTCTAGTTCTTTTTGATCTTCATACGTATCTTCTATTCTGTCGTTCATTGAGTTAACTAGCTCATAATAAGCTTTTATTAATTCCTCATCAGGTTCAACGTCAAGTTCAACAGCATTATGGTTCATACCAGATGCTATATCTTCTTTAGTCTTAATAACTTTATAAGCTTCAGTTAGATTAGAAGGGTCTGTTCGTACAGAGTTCCGTTGAACTGCAGCATCTGCTCCATACCCTTGATCTCTAACTCGTGCGCCGGCTGGTTGAGTAGTACCCCTCCATTGAGAATCTGCAGTTGTAGGGCTCGCCGGGACTGGTGATTGACCACCAAGCTCAGCGTTAATATTTGCTATTACATCTCCTGATAATTTAAGAAGAGCTAAGCGATGTGCAGCATCATCAGCGTCAATAGGTGCTGCTAACCCCTGTTCTACTTTTTGTTGAACGCTAATTGCATCATCACGAAGTTGTTCTAGTTCACTTAACGAATCCGATGGATCTGTAAGGCTAAGTGTAGTATCGGACTTTATTCTATCTATCTCTCTGTCTAATTGTTCCCTGTTAAAAAGAGATCCTGCTGTTATTGTAGACATATTACCTTTTCCTTAATAAATATTTATGCTAGGCTAGGTTATTAACCTTGGTTCTTCTTTGACTTCCAAGTGTTGTCGGAGTATTTCAAGCTTTTCTTTATAACCGTTAATGGTCCAACCATCATTATAACTTGAACTAGCTTCAAGTTTCCAATTATCAATAGTGGCTAATATGTCTTCTAGTGGTATTTTGTTATTCATAATTAATACATATAGCAATATTCATCAATCAGAATCATCATCACCTTCTTCGTACACATAAACGGGTTTAGGGAAGAGCTCTTCTTGAATATCTTCTTCTTCTTTAAATTTAAATAGTTTCTTTAAAAGTTTACGTACCATATTGATTCTCTTTCTCTTTTAGTTAGTTTAATTCTACCTGCACCGTTGGGTTCTATATAGATAAGTGCAGGATCATTTCTAAGACCGTTTGTAACTGCTACATTAATTGCATGATGACTAGCTGACTTCTTATTTCTCATTTCAAAATAGATGACACCTATAGCAACTCCTTGTGCATCACTCTCGTTCTCTAGATTCTTCTTAAATCCTTCTGTGAATGATAGCGGATTAGCTTTTGCATGTAACAGATTCATATAAGTCTTAAAAGCATTAGCTAAATTGTCACAATCATAATTACGCTTCCAGTATTGCTTTTGAGCAGATGCTTTTATGCCACAGAAGTTAAGCCACTTCTTAAATCCATTAAAACCCTCACGTGTCAAGAACGACTCAGTGAACATAGCATAGTCACTATCAGAGAATAAGACATGTCTTCGACCCGATAGTGATTTACCTGCAGGTAGTGTACCAATAGGTGGTAACAATTCTTTAATGTGCTCTTGTTTTAGTAATTGTGGTTTCATCTTACTGGTATAAGTGCAGGTGGTACTCCGTTTTTACTATTAAAGACACGTTTTATTTGATCATATGTTTCTTCAACATAGAAGTCACCTCGTCGAGTTTCTAACATTGTACCATCCTGTTCAGCTCTAAACGAAATTACTTTTTCTAGATTCATGACAATTTTACGTTTCTTGCCTTGCTCAATCCCACCTCTAATAACTTCAGTAAATTCTGCATACATCATAATTATTTATCCTTTTTCTTCTGTCGAGCTAAAGCATCTTCTACCGTTAATGGTACAAACGGTGCATTGGCAGTAGCAGCTGGACTTATGTCTTGTTCATACGGGGCAAACCGAGCATTAATTACTGGCTTTTTTCTTGGAACGAACTTATTATCGTCTGTCATGTCTTTGTCGTTTTTTCTTTTCATTAACTAAAATTGTACTCATCCAGCAAAACCACCCTACGGCAATTAAAACTATGTACTCCATATAATTAATTATCTACCACGCGGCATTATCTCTGATGAAGTTATAAAGTTTTCATTATCATTACCACATTTGTCACATGTAAATGCCATTATCTCTTTGCCGGTCTTATGCTCACCGATAGATATAAAAGCAACATCCTCACCTGCATTCTTCCATTCAAGGCAATCTTCACACCAAACCCAATTTATCATATCATTACTCATGATTCATGTTCTCTTTTAATACACAGTCTAAATGCAACTTTGGGTGCACTAGGTAATCGTAATCAGTCTCAAATGTACTCTCACCACATTTCTCACACGTCCAAAGCTCTTTCTCATCACCAGACAATGCATGCAAGAGATCGCTATGCTTCGAAAGGGTAGATAAAACATCACTAGCCATCTTACCAATGTCATTAATATCGTCTTTGTACATCTCTTCGTCTTGCCTAACCTCTAGCAAGAAGTCTAAGTGCTCATCAACAATCCTATTGATTGTGTTTAAATTAGCTCTGACATCTTTTATGCTCATGCTTTATGATCTTCTCTTTGTACGTACTCTATCTTTTTGTTCTGGGCCGCGGCCGTGCCGAGTTTACGGACAACAGGAACATCAATTCCACACAGAGCCGTCATCCATGTCTCAGGATGCTTTTTATAATTGTCATACTCTTCGTACAACTCACTAAGCTCGTCATTGATCTTCGAATATGGGAACAATTGAGGTGCATGACTATGAATAGCATCTACACACTCTTCAATAGTCGTGAAGTCTAACCCCTTTCCGATTCTAACTGCTTCTTGTAGTGTCATGTTTACTCAAAATGTTCAGCTTCACATTCAACACAAACGTAACCGCCAATAGCTTCTTCATATTCCAAAGCACCACCGCATTCACATTCACCGCCGCAAATAGCATCTTCTCCGTATATCTCTATTACATCCATTTAAATTTTCTTTTCCTTAAGATACTTGCTCTCAACTAGACATGGAACTAGATCGCTGTCACCCTTAACAATCTTTTTTCGAGTTGACCGAGTTACCTTTTTCTTAGATGTCTCATTGCTCGATTTACTACTTAGGGGCTTTGGTGGCCCTAAACGAAGTTTCGTTCCGAGCTTAGAAATAGCAGAGAATGATACTTTCGGCAGCATACTTCCCACGCTAGCGCCAGGTGTATTTGCAATCAATGTAAGCATTTTACATCCCCGGAAAAAATCCGAAACTCCAGCCGTAGCTTGTCTTCCATTATCACAAAGTCCGGTACCAACTTGATCGGGTGAAACGTACGGGTCATGTATCTTTTCTATAATTACTTCCCATTGGTTGTAGAGAGCACTATAAATTTCCCCAAGCCGCTGTTCTCCAGCAGCTGTAATAATTGGGCAACTATCAATTATGTGTTCGCATTGTTTTGTATCTTTTGGAAGCTCACCGGTTGTTGGTATACCTGTAAAGGATTCGTGTTCACCGTGAGTGCCGTGTGGCTTTTTTACCTGTGTTTTTGCGTGTTTAAAAAGGAACGCTGCCTTGTCTTTAATCTCAGTCATAATCAAAATCTTCTTGTCTTATCTGTCCGACTATTATAAATACGTTGATCAGTTATTCTACGTTTTAATTCATCGAGAGTTCCACCATAATGATAAACCTCAGTCACAAATCTAAGATATTCAGCCCAGAACTTCTTCTCGGCTATCGTCCAACGACAAGTGCTCGGACCACTCATCGTCTTTGTCAATCCAACTCTTTCGTAGAGCTTCTTCCATGGCACATTGAACGTCATATCTGACTCAATCTCTTGCCACTTCAATACCCACTCACTGTATTCAACATTCGCTTCCTCTTCATTTACTTCTTGCGCTACGCGCGCGGCTTTTGTTAGTGTAATCATTTATATACTATTCTGAAATTGGCTTCTTCTCTTAAAGGATTCCCACGTAGGTTTTGGCTCAGGTAGCTCTTTCCACTTCTTGAGCAATTCTTTTCTCTTTTCTATATTCATTCTTCTTAAAGTATCGTAATATGGGCTCGTCATCAGTCTTTGTAGTTTACTATGAAGGCCAACTTGCCTGTCTCTTTTGAGAAAGCAAACGACAAATCTTCACACGGTATGTCAATATAAGCGTACTTAGATTTTGATCCATCACGGTTTGTATCTCTATCATACGCAATCTTATATTCATCCTTTGATCGAAATTTATTATCGTTTGGTTCTATATTCTGAAGAACATCTAAAAACTTCTCAAAGTACGTCATGTTCATCTGAGATCTGAAATATGGATTTGTTGGTCTTGTCATTGATTTTACTCCGATATATTTTTCACCTTGATTACTGTATCTACTAACTACCATAATTGTTTTATTCGGAAGAAACATTTGCCTGGTGGTAGCTCGTACCAATGAAATAGTGGGCTAGTTGTATTGTCTCCAACCGTACCGAAATTATATAAATGCGCCCACGTTTTCATATCATAAGAGTACTCAAGACCGTACATGATAAAAGGATCCAAGCCTGTGTACTTAAAGTAAATACCACCTGGAGAGCCATATGGCTCGCCTGTAGCTTCAACTACTTTCTGATATACTCGTTTTATTTCTAACTTTGGAGCTGCAGTTAACGCAACACCGCTGAGTAATAATATTGAAAGTAGTCTAGTCATTTAGTCTTTGTTTAATTCTTTCTTGCGTTTGGATCACTCTCGTTCTCATCAAAACCAGCATTGTACTCGCTGATCTCAAATGGAGTCATGTCCTTTTCTTCTACTATAGGCGAGTCATATGATGGCCCTTCGTAGAAGTGAGGATTGCGTGCGCGCCTGTACCAACTATCCGCCGTACCTCTATCATACGGCCCTCCGTGTCTTGCATCAAAGTAAGTTCTCATCTCTAACAACACAATAATTATAGCTTATCCCGAGAATACGTCAAGTTAGAACCGGTGGTGGGGTAGACATAGCTCGAGAGACTGATTCATAAGTCTCATCGGCTTCAAGAAGATCAACCTCGACTTTCAATCCTTGCTCTAATCGCTCATAGCGAAAAACCTCACCTTGATATTCCCATTTGTCTTCAATCCTCTTACGGATTGATCCAATATGTCGACCGCACTGAGTGTACTGCCATAGAATTTCCCACTTCGACATGGTTGGTTCGTGGACATAATACGTGTAATGATCATCTCCATCTGACCAGACCGTTCTACCGTTTCTTTCAAATGTTAAGGTAATATTCTTCATTTTTATATTTGTTTTTCTAGCTTACGAATAATCTGCATTACTTTAAATTCTGGACTGGATAAATTCCAGGTAAGAATGTTGTAAAGCTGATTGCACTCTCCTTTTGTTAATTTGATATCACTCGGAAGCTTCTCCCAATCTTGGAATTTAAGCTCCACTGGTTCAGCGATACCCTCAACATAAACTTTTTTCTTTGCTAGAGGTCCTCTCGGATCTCTACGACGCTCGAAGTTACTATCGTAAGTCAGTTTCATCTTTATTTTTCAATACCAAGCACAAACGATCCGAAAGGCGTGTGCTGTCTTATGACTGTTACAAAATCGCTATCCTTTAATCCCTTGACAGCTTTCTGCATCCATTCCGGAAAGATCATTTGCTTCTCTTTGAGCAATCCAACTGTTTCTCGTTCTCTTATCATCTTCAACAACACAATAATTATAGCTTATCCCGAGAGTGCGGCTAGCTTAATTAGCTAGCGCGTAGTGCTCCTCGACTGTCACAGAATTCTCAAACTTAGATCTCTTAAACCCGAGCTCACCTTTAACAAGAACCGCGAAACCGGTAAACCATCTCATACGTCCTTGTCCTGATTGCGCTGGAAACTTCTTAGTTAGAGCAATATGGATTTTATTTCGATCAATCTCACCCTCAACTGGAACAGAATAAACCGTCACATCTCCAAATGCAAAGTCTTTATTCTCCATTAACCTACGCTCACCCCATTTGAGGGTCCCTGTTTGTGTATTTAATTTTGGATCAGACATAAAAGCTTCTTCACCGCTAACTGTCGCCATCCTGGAACTTACGTTCTCAGCCGATATTTTGGAATAATCATTCATCGTATTCATCAACAACACCAATATTATGGCGGCTTTTGCGAAAACAGCAAGCCTTTTCTCCAGAAATAGTGGTCAAATTCCTTAAGGAATAGTGACTTTAGGAACTTTACTTAAGTAAAGTTTTGGAAATGTGAGGAAACTTTACCGTTAAAGTAAATATTCAGGGTTTATTATAACGATTTGGTTTATTATTATCGAGGCGTTTAATAGAAGAAACCTCATATCCTGCGTCTTTAACTAATTTTATAATTTTATCATTTTTTAAATAATGAATAAATCCTTCAATCTCAACAAAGTCAATAAGAACTAATTCCTTTATAATATCAAACGCAATATATTTAACGTTGACTTCTCTTTTAAGATTTCTTTTAATACCGATAGCACATGAAGGACAAACTAATCCAGGTACCTTTACTTCCATATCAGCATCGATTGGCTTATCGGGAGCACCGTGAGCCCAACAGGTAAACATTATTCCGAGGAATAGGCCTATAAACGCTACAGCTTTCATGAACCACTTACCCATTTCAAATTCAAATTTTTCAAAATCTTCCATTTAGAAACTCGCTTTTAATACAGTTATTTGAACACCACCAACTTCTTTACGGTCTTTATCTAGTCGAGAATACTCGCTTCTGCGTTGGTCGTCTATATATGGTTCTTGTGGTAACCATTTCCATTTAGTTGACGAACACCCACTACAAAAAAATGCGACCACAATAACAAAACAAATAAATACTCTTCGCTCCAAGCTCATGTCATTCATTATAGTATAATCTTTTTAAATTGCAAAACATTTAGTGTGTTTTCGTTATTCCTGGGTATTGATCTAGATCATCCTCATCCAATATAGTTATTTTATCAGTCCCTTTCCCCCTCATCCATCCCATTAGCTGTCCATTATCTTCATACACCCACAGACGACGTTCGCGATCGTTCACTGTTACTTTAAATGAATGCCAATTAGGCTTGCTGCGATCGGGCCCTGTATACTCAATAAAATATCCTAACCATTGACCAAATTGAAAGAAATGTTCCCCGGGGATTATGCCGAAAGGTTTTGTCTCGGCAGAGCCAGCTTCAGACAGAGCTCCTCTAATATTTTCTATCTGCTTTTTAACTAAATTAAGATAGACATTTACATCAAAATTAGGATGGTTATATGCGGCTTCGGCGTTTTTATACTCCTCACTACCATCATTCTTTAACGCTTCACGACTTAAAGGCGACCTGTGTAAAATATCTACATATTCATCTTCCTCTTCTTTAGCTTGTCTATATGCTTTCCAGTACTCAGTTTCTGCCTGCGCACCCGCTATGCGTGAATACTCAGCTTCTGCTGCGGCTAGTGCTTCATTATCTTCAGCCTTCCTCGCCATAAACCTATCACGAAAAGCTGAACGTTTTAATTTTTCTAGTTGTGCATACTCATCGTAATTATTGTGTTGTTTGAACTCTTCTGTTTCATATACTCTTGGTCGAAAACTACCTGGACCTTGACCCTTTTCATCTCTGTTGACAAATGTTTGTAGGGCTTCATGAAAATCTACTGCTGCATTTATCGCAGGATCAGTAACCGTACTAAACGTACGCTGTGTACCTAAATCAAACGCACCTAAATCTAATATTGTTTTAATAGACGCGCGCATGTCAACTAGCCGATCTAGAAAATTAGTAAAAGAAGGTTCAATGTTTCCTAAATCAAAAGGGTATTTTACTGCGATTTCATTATCTTCGTAAAAATCTTTAAACGTTTTCATATCAACAACTCATTTATTATAAGGTTTCCGGAAAAATCATCCAGCCTTATTATCTTAAATATTTATATGTGCGAGTGTTCTATATGTAAAAAAACGTTCCCGGAATATCAATTAACCTGGGAAGTATTGCCCGATACATATTACTTGCAACAACGTAAATCAATGCGAGTAATTTGCGACAAGTGCAAGAAAAAAGATAAAGAAAAGAGTGATGTCTAAACCAATTATATTTTATGAGGGAATAGTTACCCCACCATCGGAAAACCTCGCTTTGAGATCAGTTTGTTTATATGTGTCCATATTTTTAAAAAAAGATACAGAATTTCTATTAGAGACTGAAAAACAGAACAAAGACCTGTATTATAAATGGGTTAAACAAACGGGTTTGTATGATTTTATATCTGAATTAATTGAACCTGATGAACAGGTTTATGGTCTACGAGTATCTGAAGTACAGAAAAGGCAACCTTGTATAACTATTAATAGAGTGAATTGGGATAATCTTGATCACGTACTTAATATTCTATCAAATTGATTACTACAAATAATAGTTGTACCTGTTAAATGATTTATAATAGAATCTTGAACTCGATTTATATTTTTATACTTTGCGATTTCTTTTGGCATAGTTTTTAATGCTTCGAGTAGACCAGTCTTAACTTCTTCATCTTCGACAGCCTCAAAAAGAGGGTAATTTTGTACCCTAATTCCAAATAGAACACTTTGTGTTTTAGGGAGAGAAAATAATAATTGCCTTTCAACTCTAAACCAAATATCATTCATACTTGTGCTCTCTGTTAATTGTGGTAAGTTTAATGCAGGGTGATGATTCAATAAATTATCTCCCGAGAGCCCCCAATTACTCCGCAACCATCCTATATCTCTAGGTATCTTATTAATAAAATGCGCAATCTTATCAGCAAATTTTTCATTTAATGTAGGTACTGCTCCATGAATCCAATCTAAAGACTTCCCTACTTTATCTTCAAAAGCCCATGAAGACGGAAAACAGACACACCCTCCAAGGAGAGTGTCTCCTTTCATAAAAAGAATATCAGGTGAAATTGATTCACCTAATTGCTTTAAAGGTAGAGACGAAGGTATGATTCCCCACAGTACTAACAATTCATTGAATTCCTCTAGGGAATCTCTACCTTCGTCTAACAAATCACAATGTCTTTCTGGGTGTTCAGAAAGTATTTGTTTTCGTTCTTTTAGAACTATTTCGTCCTCTGGGTCATGTTTAAAGAAGTCTTCAGCCTTCCCTTTACTAAGTCCCATTCTATATTCGAATGGACCAGGACGAAATAGATCTTTCATCTACTTTTTCCTAATGCCGTGATTTAGCTTTTTGAGTTCGGCATGAATCTCGAACATGACTAATATCAATTCAGCTTGAATACGAACTGCTACTGGTCCTAAAATAACAAGCCCAACACCAGTAAGTGGTTCCGCGGCTATGGCGAAAATACCAAAAATAATAGCACCCACCATTCCGAGATAGCTCAGGATCTTTATAATTCCCGGAGTTATCATAGATTTGTAACTTAAGAAGTCTTTCATAGCGGATATTATAGTATGCGATAATTAAAAATGCAACTTTAAATTATCGCGAAAAAAAAGAGCCGACCAATAAGATCGGCTCTTTCGATTTTCTAAGTGTTTCTTACTTAACTGTCCAGCTTAGACCCTTTGTCCATTTCAATGATAAATTGAGCAGCCATGCCCAAACAGCACCACCTAACCATCCTACCACGGCAAATGTAACAACATCACCTACATTTTTTGATGCAGCTTCACCAATTGTTTTAACAGCAGCATCTATATCACCTAAGTTACCTGCTGCGATGACAGCAAGTACAGGTAAAATGGTAACCTTGACTAGACCAGTAAGAGCTCCCAGCACGCCTAAAACATTTGCTGCGGAGACTACACCGACATTAGTTAACTTTTTCATACGTATATTATTTATTGAATTCCTTACGAAAAAACATAAAAAAGAGCCGACCTAGGTCGGCTCTTTCCCCACTTATTGATTAAGAATAGGTTACTTCTTCTTAGTAGCCCTCTTCTTTTTGGCCACTGCGGCCTTCTTCTTAGCAGCGTCTCCTTTAGCAGCCTTAGGACCAATCGTCACCTTGGCGTCTCCCGCTCCCAGAGTCAAGCTAGGCCACTTAACTCCTCCACGAATCCATGGAAGAGCTGCACTAGCACCAGTACCTGAGACTTTACCATCTACTTCAGTTCCAGCTCTAGGCCCAACTGCAAGAGATGGAGCAGGAACTGCTAACTTAACTAGAGGAACTTTCAAATAAGGCACAGGTTTCAAACCAGCCCCGAAATGATCAAGAAAGCCGGCGTGGGTAGTTGTTGATAAAAAGCCGATCACGGCTAATGTCAATAATGTCTTCTTCATATCGTTAATATTTATTAATTATACTTCAATTTTCTACGGTATCTTTTAGAATTAGTTCGTGTATTCATGTCACATAAACAGTACTTTACATAAGGACAAGGATCACAAACATCATAGCAACTAATATCTGGACGATGACAAGTATTATTACCAGTCATCTCCTCCACATATTCTTTAAATTCACCTTCCGTTGTAACAACCATAACAATATTATATATAATTAATTTATAAGAGCAAGACTTTTTACCAGTTAGGATTATATTTCTCTTGAAGTCTAACCCAAGCGTAGGTATACATCTTGACAAACTTATCTCGCTTCTCCTCAGTCCACAGTCTCATGTCAAACGACTCCCTGTCATCAAACACCTGCGGATATGCAGGATGAATAATCCGTTGCGCCCGACTTGGAGAGCATTTTATATGCTTGTCGTAAATGAAGTGCTTGTATATACCATTCTCGTCTAACTCACCTGTTTCTAGCCCGAGGTGAACTTGACTATCCCATTTACCTTCAATTGGTTTTTGGCAAGAAAAGCAATTTTCTTTATCTACAACGTTATCGTAACGCATAAATACATTATAGCGTTTCTATAAATAATTACAAGTGACTAATTTAAAGAAGTTAGAGAAATTGACTCATCAGCTAGAGCTGCATGAAAACGATTTTATAGATTACGTTACAAAGGCTGATTATTCTATTGTGTTAGTATCAGAGGCTGGAAGAATCAAATGGTGTAACGATTATTTTCAAAGGTCATTTGATGTGAATAAAGAAGAAATTCACAATAAGGGTCTAAATACTATTCTTGGTATAGATGTTTTAACGAATAATAAACGATCTAGAACAATTACGATACACGACACGGAGCACATGGTTAAAGTAACAGACTTACGGCGTGATGGTAAACTTATACACAAGAAAGTGACTCTTATATCGCATGGATGAACCTAAAGAAAACGGATCTTGGGCCGAGTGGAGGCGGTTGGTACTCAGTGAGTTACACAGACTCGATGGGGATATAGGTCGCTTACAAGACAATCAGAAAAAAATAGAGCTTCAAGTAGCTACTCAAACTTCAAAATTAGCCATGATTGGAACAGTAGGCGGAGCACTAATAGGGTTTATTTGCTCCATTATAGCTACATATTTAAGTAAATAAATAGACTGTTTCAAAGAGATATCATTATAAATACTTATAATATGGCCCCGCCTGCGGCGAAAGCAACCAGGGGGTTCACACTTATTGAACTACTGGTAGTAATAGCGATAATAGCAATTTTAGCTGCGTTATTGTTACCAGCTCTAGGCTCTGCTAAACAAACCGGGTGGCAGGCCGCTTGCATAAATAACCAACGACAGCTTAATCTCGCGTTCGCTGAATTTGCAGCCGATCATGAAGATAGATTTCCTTATGCATCAGCTTGGGCAGGTGAACCTACTGGAATGTGGGCATGGGTCGCTGACAGTATGAGCGGCAATGGAGCATGGGGACAGAGCGACCGACCTCTTTTCTTTTCACCTTTAAAACCATACGCTGGTATGGGAATATATCATTGCCCAGGTGATAAGTCAACTGTTCGTATACCAGGACCAATTTCTAGTACACTTAAACCTGAAATTGTTAATAGGCCTCGTTCTTATAGTGTAAACCTATTTGTCGGTGGTTGGTCAGGTTGGCCATGGTTGTCAGATACACAATTTAAAGTTCATCACACCTATGACGACGTATACAGCCCTAGTGAGTTGTTTACTTTTATTGAAATGCCAGCTCAGTCAATTAATGCTGGTAACTTTAGAGTAGCACCAACTCTCAAAGGAGGTGAGAGCTTCTTCTCTCAAGATTGGCCAGGTGTTTATCACAATAATGGATCAGTGGTTTCATTTGTTGATGCTCATGTCGAGTTTAAGCGATGGCTAGAAGAGGATACAATAAATATATCAGCTGATGCAATGAACCCAACAACCAATCAAGATAAGATAATCAGTCCTAATAATAGAGACTTAGCTTGGTTAAGAGAAAGAGCGATCATACCAGATCCTAACAATCATCGCTGGTATGGTGTTATGGGAGGCATAGGTCGATACAATAGGGACTGGAATCTACGAGAAAAAGATGGAGGTATGTATGATTCATGGGGCTGGTATTGGAACGATAGCTGGGGTAGCCATCCAACATGGAACCCTTATCGATGAGAAAAGGATTTACTCTAATTGAGTTACTAGTGGTTATTGCTATTATCGCACTTCTAGCAGCGCTCCTGTTACCAGCAGTTAATAAGGCAAAATCTATCAGTCAACGAGCGACCTGCATTAGTAATCAAAAACAACTACAAATGGCTCACATGACCTTTAGCGATGACCACGGTGACAAAATATTATATTCAAGTTCTTGGAAGTATGAGAGATGTTCTAAGTATACATGGGCACCCGGTAGTTTAAATATCTCTAAATATGGAAATAAAGATCAGTTTCTGAAAAAGACTCCCCTTTATCCTTACGTGGGTCATTCTGTTGGGGTATTTAAATGCCCAGCAGATAAGGATATGCTCAGAATAACAAACAAGGCCGGTGAGTTAAGACAGATCTTCCCCCGGCATAGGAGCTATAGCGTAAACATTCACGTAGGAGGATGGGCTGGTTGGCCAGTGGAAGATGATAAAGAATGGAAAGTGTACCACAAACAACAAGATATAGAAGATCCATCTAATATTTTTACTTTTATAGAAATGCCATTTGAGTTCATAAACGCTGGTTGTTTTCGGGTGGTTATGAACGAGGGTGCCCCTACCCATAAAATATACGACATGGACGTCCCAGGTAATTATCACATTGATGGAACAGCATTAGCTTTCGCAGATGGTCATGTTGAGACAAAGCGTTGGCTGGACGAGCGAACAAAAAATGCGCAAGGTAAATATTACATTGATGGTTCTAATTTCAAGTATGGAATAAGAAGGGCATATGGCAGCGTAGACATAAAATGGCTAAAAGATAGGTCCACCACCAAAATAGAAAACTTCAAAGCTCAGAAATATACATGGTTCCCGTGGGTTCATGGACTGTCAAGACAAATGCGCAAATGGAATACAGGACATGATGGCTCATATGATGCGTATGTCCGTTACGGCAGAAGAGATTCATGGGGATGGTATTGGAATGACCAATGGTAGAAATACATAAATAATTTTACATAGTAATGAAAATAGTAGTAACTGGAAGTCAAGGATTTATAGGTAGCCACTTATGTGACGAATTACTTAGTAATGGATACTCGGTAATGGGTCTAGATGATTGCTCTAAGTATGGAAAAATAGAAAGAAAACATGACAACCATCCTGAGTTTACATTCTTAGAAACAAATATTGTAAAATGTCAAATAACCCCTAGACTGGGTCCTTGTTTTAAAGATATTGATGTTTGGGTTAACGCTGTTGGTGAAGTATATGGTACACGTTATTATGATAAACGCTCATATGACGCACTACAAACAAACGCACGACTTCAGTTACTGAATAATGAATTAGCTATTAAGCTATTTAAAGAGTATCAAGTAAAACGACACATTGTACTTTCTGGAAGTGAGGTGTTTGAAAATACCGATACTTTTCCTACAACCGAAGCTTCTCTAAAAAATATTCTAGCACCAGTCTCTACTTATGGATTTCAAACACTCTTAAGTGAATATATGATTAAAAGCGCATATGAGCAATATCAATTACCATACACAATTATACGGCCATCAAATTGTATAGGTACTGGTATTCATCACGTGACAGGAAAAGTCAATAAATCTGTTCTACCAGACTTAATTAATAAAACTCTTCAAGGACAAGACCCATTACATATTTTAGGCTCTGGTAACCAAGTTCGTTGTTTTACAGATGTAAAAGATGTTGTGCGAGGTATAAGATTAGCCATTGAAAGTGAAGCTGCAATAAATGAAGATTTTAATATCTCAACCTCACAGACAACAACTATTTTAGAATTAGCACAGCTAGTATGGAAAGAAATTAATGGTAACAAGCCTTTTAATTACATAAGCGACGAACCACCTACATATGACGTACAAAAACGCATACCTGATGTTACAAAAGCTAAAGAAATACTTGGATTCGAAGCAACTATACCATTACATGATTCAATAAAACAAGTTATCACATACATTAACAAATTAGATAAAAATAAATAATTCTATATGGATGTTCATACTTTAGCTAGGTCTGGTAACATTAAAGGTATTAGAACTGCTGTAAAAAATAAAAGGATTATACTGTCCTTAGATAAAGAAAGAGGATGGAGTCCTCTACACTATGCAGCTAATAGCAGTAAGACTAAAATCGTTCAAATAATACTAGATGCTGGAATATCACCAAATGTAAAAAGTAATCCACCACAACACGAAACTCAAAGCGATTGGAACTTAGCTCTAGAAGAAAATGAACACAGCAAAGATCCTATAGTTTACCCAATGGATGTAGCAGATGGTCCAAACCGGTTAAAAATACTTACTAACTTAAAAGAGAAGGGAGGACAATTTTATGGTAATGATATGACCCTACAACAAGCCGTGCAAATGGAAGATGTAGATGAAATTGAAACATTATTAGAAGATGATACCATAAAAGTTAATGGTAGAGATAATCGAGGGTGGATGGCTATTCATTATGCTGTAGAGTTAAACAATAAAGAACTGTGCGAACTACTATTTGAATATAAGGCTAATCCGAACGGTGCATGTCTCGATGGTCAATTAAATCCGTACGAAATAGCTTCTGATAATAATTATGAAGAGCTATTAACATATTTAAAATCTAAAGGATGTTTAAAGAACCCTAATAGGAACTATAAAAAACAACCTATGGGCTCTACGAGTCATGTTAAAGTTGGTTCTAATAAACCAAAAGAATACAAATCTATGGAATTTCAAAATGTCAAAAAAGCTCCAACTAGTCTATGGGGTAAAATGACTGAGTCAAAAGCCGACAGACAAGCTCGAGAAGATGCACTACAAAAAGAACATGACGAAAGAAACGCTCGTATACAAGAAGCTGCTGATAAAGCTAAAGCAGAAGAAGAACGCTTAAAAAGATCTAGAGTTATAAAATGGAAATGGGGAGGCGACCCATTTAACTTAAAAGGTGATTCTATTACATATGACAGTGCTTGTGAGTCTCATACATACTTCATGGACATTGTAGGATACTCTAAGAAAAGTACTGCAATGCAAAAGAAAGTAATGGATGATCTTATCGCTATTGTTAAAGGTACTGAAGGTTATCAACAAGCACAGAGACAAGGCAAGTTAATAATCCTACCTACAGGTGATGGAATGGCTTTAGTATTTTTTAATAGTGTTCATGCAGCATTTAAATGTGCAGTTGATGTAGGTAAGAAATGCTACAAAAGCGCAGACATAGGACTAAGGAATGGTTTATATACCGGGCCGGTTGTACCTGTAAAAGATATCAATAACAATCCAAATGTAAGCGGTCATGGAATCAACATGGCGCAAAGGTGTATGGACGCTGGAGATAATGATCACATACTAATATCAAATCAAGTATATATGAATGTTAGTGAAATGGATATTCCTGGATTAAAATTCGAAGACTGGGGACAAGTATTTGTTAAGCATGGAACAACTGTACATTTACACACAGCGTACGGTCCAGGTTTTGGTCGAACAGAATTTCCAGATTGGAGAGGAACAAAGAAAGCGGAGTTTAAAACTAATGAGTAGAACAATAAGAAAACATATAAACTACGAGACCGGAAAAGAGGAAAAAACAAGAGACAACAAACCGCGGTGCCAATGCTGCTGCAACCCAAGACATAGTGCGTTTGGTAACAAACAAGAAAAACTAACCATCCAAGAAAGAAAAGGAAAATGTCCAGAACAAGTAAACTAAAATGAAAAGAGAAGATATACTTAAAGCATTTGTAGTTTTTATTATTGGTATCGTATTAACGTTTGATATATGTTATTATCACCCTGCATCTACAAAAGACGTGGAACACATAGATGTACCCGTAATGATTGCATGGACATCACCTGTTTCAGAGACAAATTCAGTATTACATATACCACTAGTTAGAATAGGGTCAGGAATAAGATGAAATGGCTAGACCAATTCATAGAAACCTAACCTTTAAAGAACAATTAAATTATAAAAAACATAAAATAACAAAACAATGTAAAGAAATTAAAAAAATATGGATGGAAGATATGAAACAAAACTGGGAAAGTTATTTAATTATAGCCGCAGCGCCTTTTTTAGGGCTCTTCATATTATACTGTATGGTAATATTATAATATTCTTATCCGGATGTACTGGTACATGGGTGTGGCAAAAAGATTATCCAAAACATAGAACTATGTCAATGCAATGCCCGAGATGGACATATGATGAAACTTTTGAAGAGCTTCACCATGCTTGGGTGACAAAACAACATGAGCCTATAAAAATTAAAAAATGAATATAGATTTACCGTGGAGGATAGGGGACAACGATATAAATTCCAAAAGTATTAAAGCTTGGAGCGATAGACAACAGACTTCAGCAGAATTAGCAAGTAATTCTGCAGTTCGTCGAGCAGCATCAGACAAACTTTTTAATGAATACGTCACGGAACAAATTAATGAAACTTTAGAATATAATGCTCTCTATGATGCAATAACTGCATATGAACTTGATTTATTAGCATAAAATTAGTATAAATATTCACATGGATGGTGAAAATACAACAATCAATAACGATACAAGTTTAGGTATTAACCTTAAATGGTTAATACAAATTATAGTACTAGCTGGAGCTGCTGTTTGGGGATATTTCGGACTAACTTCTAAAATCTCTCAATTTGAAATTGATGTACTGAGAATGAAAGACAGTGTAACAATGAACTCGGAATTCCGAGTAAAATGGCCTCTTGGTCAATTAGGTGCACTACCTGACGATGCTGAACAGAATATGCGTTTGAGGTTTATTGAAGCTGATGTATCTATATTAGAAAATCATGTTGATACCTTAAGAATTAAATCTGTAAAGCTAGAGCAAGGAAGAGATGACCTACACGAACCTGCCCATCCTCATTTTTTACCTAAGGTTGGTGCTCCTCACGACACTCAATCTGGTGGTATAAGATAAACAAACATAGAAATAGTGTTAGGTATTACACTAACACTAAAAAACACCGCGCTGTATTAACTAAAGTCCGGATCTGCAGGTTCTGATGTTGCTGTACTACCGACTCCTACATTAGGAGCAGCTTGCTCACCATCTACAGATGTATCTGGATCAGTTTGTGTTGTACCACTTGGAGCTGTACTACCAACACCAACATCAGCTGGAGCAGCTTGCTCACCATCTACAGATGTATCTGGATCAGTTTGTGTTGTACCACTTGGAGCTGTACTACCAACACCGACGTTATCAGAAGCTGTACTACCCACTCCTACGTTATTATCGTCTGCCATAAAACTATTTATACCTAAGTCATCTTCAATCAACTCTAAACGATCTTCCATGTCATCTAGTCTCTGTCGAATTTGACTTATAAGAGATTGCCTTCGTCTTCTAAGAGGTCTAGTCATGTAAATATTTATACACGTAATGAAATTTAGTAGTTATTTAAAAGAACTTCGAAGCCGTTGTTTTCGAGACACAGAAAAGATATCTAAACTATTAAAAATTGAAAGAAGTGTTTGGAGAAAAATTGAAAGAGGAATTAACCCACCGCCTAGAAAGTCCCTACTGCATAAATTTTGTTTGCTAATTAATTGTAAAACCTATGAAAAAAATCAATTATACACATTAGCAAGAAGATGGGAACCAAGCCAGGATACAAATACCGTTCATCATACAATCACTCCAGCAATTGAATTAATGAAGAATCTGAAACCAGATGAATACAGAAGGTGGTATGATGCAGCAATACAAGAAAATACCCCAGACTATGAAAATAAGTACTGGGGTATTAGACGTTGATATATTAGACTTTTATTAACCGCCTTATGGATTACCTCCTCCACCGCCACCACCACCTTGTGGATTATTACCACCTGCTGGAGGAGTTGGTGCAGTAGAACCTCCCTTAGGAACAATTGCAGAGTTAAGAATATCTAACACTTTCATTAACCCTTCTGGAGGTCCATCATCACGCGCTTCAACATGTACATCATACTTAGCTGAGTTATCTGTTTTTCTAACGCTTTCAGATTTATTACTAGTACTTACCGATGCAGTCATCTCTACACTGACTGGTGACCACCAGGCACTATACTTCGCGTGTGTGCTTACATTAGCATCTGTTTTCGCGCTAGTAGTATCTTGACTGGAGGATTTAACTTCCATCGAAAAGTCTACAGTAGCCTTTTTGACTGATAAATTAGGTACATTTACGATAGACAGTAACGGTACATTAAGATCGTTGTCTGCCAACGTTGTATTACCTTTTTTATCTGTTACTGGAGATTTAAATTTAAAATCTACGGTACGTGCAGTATATCCACCACTACCGTCACCTTCTAAACCTACATCTTTAATAAACTGTTGAGTTACATTTGATAATTGACCCTGCGCTTTTGCTGCAGCTAACAAGGGTTGACTAATTAAGTCGGACATTGGAAGTCCTTTGAATTGATCTGCTATTCCTGCCATAACGCCAGTATTTAATTATCCTAACGGAAAAAAACCGTTAAGATGGCAAAATTTTATTTAATTCTTGTCGAATTCTAGCGATACCTTCTGGTGGGTTACATGAGTCTAACTTAAGTGTAATTTTAGCCATTTTTCTTCCATTTACAGAAGTTACCTTGGCACTAATCTCATCATCGTCAACGTCTTCAAAATGTCCTAACTCAACTTCAAACTCAATATCAAGTTCTTTAATATTAAGATGAGTGCTATGAGCTAATGTCAATAAAGGAACATCTACATTTACAGTGTGAGAACCGTCACCATCATTTGATGGTAGCGTTAATGTAATGAAATTTGGTTTTCCATCTTCGTCAAAATATCTTGTAACAAAATTTTGAATATGAAGTTGCTCAACTTTACTTTGAGCCTGGACTGTTGACCTGTATAAGGATTTAACTAATTGATTAAATGTTTTATTAGTTTTCTCTCTAGTTTTAGATGATTTTTTATTAGTCTTAAGACTTCCGAACCCTTCCTTATTCTCATCATCATCGTTATCGAAAATATACTTAGACACACAGATATTATAATACCACCTTAATCATATGCAACTGTATAAAAAGTTTATACGTATGTTGTCACCGTGGGCCTTTTTGTTACAGGAGTACCTTCACTATCATAATCCAACTGCTGTTTAGAACGACCACTTAGTGGTTGGTTAGCTATGTTTAGACGGTGCACCGGACCAGCCTGACTAGTTGTTTTATACGCTGAAGGACTGTATTGTTTTTTTACTGCGTCAGGGTTCTGAGTATGCTGATATGCGTCTCTGCGTCCTAAAGACTGATAGACCCTATCAGCAGATGGGTCAACTATTTCACCACTATATACATTATCCATCCCATTATCTTTAGCCCACTGAGCTAACTGAGTATATGCAATATTACCATAACCCTTTCCACGCAAAGGCATTGGTGCATCTGAAGTATGAAAAATTTCTACAGCTTTTTGACCTGGTACTTCTTTATCGTCTATAATCTCCCCTGTAATCGTTGTAAACTCTACACCATCGACTTTTACAATGAACGTAAAATCACCATCATTAGCAGTCCCTGAAAGCTGCATCTCAGTATCAATTATAGCCTCTTGTAGATAAGCTTCCCAAATTAACTGACCTTCATGGTCCATATAATTATTTATCTTTTAATTATATAATTGTTATATCTTATAACAAGACTATCACGTTTTCATTCACCGGGATCGTTTCCATCGATAACTTTATCACGATTATTCTTAAATTCATCTCGAATTTCTTTTATACGTTTACCGACTTCTACTCTATGAGCCTTCATTGCAGCTTCCCACTCTTTACGGCTAGCTTTAATCTTATCCCTTAAAGCAGCCTTCTCTTCATCAGTAGCATCTTTCCATTGCTTCCTGTCTACTTTACCGCCGAGCTTCTTAGCAGCAGCTGCAAAAGCTTCTCTAAGCTGTTTAATCTTAGCATCATCACGAACTAACTTACCAAACTCACCGCGAGGCCCGCGATGCTTACTGCCACGCTTTTTAGCATCACCGCGCTTTTTGTCGCGCTTCTTTTTGGCATCTTCCCACTTTGCCTTCCAAGCTTCGACTTGCTCAGGTGTAGGTTTACCCTTACCCCGACCTTTTTTATGACCCTTATCAGGACCACCATAAACGGTGGTGAGGCCAAATACCAATCCTAGAACTATCAACAAACGCTTCATATAATTATTTATTTCTTTCCGCCAAAGTACTCCACGGCATGACCCTCTTCTACTAAAATATCATTGTAAGTTTTATAGTTGTCTACTTCACTGTTAAACAACTCACCTAATAAACGTCCAAACTTACCTTTCTTATCTATCTGAGTCTGAACGATTACCTGATTCTTTCCTTGTTTAACAAGTTCTTTTAACCTAGCCTTTGCAGCTAGACCACGCTTCTTCTCTTCTTTATCTCGAGTTCGACTTTCTGGAGCATTAATTCCATACAGTCTAATTCTCTCCTTTCTAAAAACAGAAAAACCACAATCAATTAACGCATCAACCGTGTCACCGTCAACTACTCTTGTTACTTTTGCTTTATACTCGTACATTATTTGTTTTCTCGTCTCTTTCTCCACTCATCATATTGACGACGTCTTTCATTCTGATCTATGTCAGATTTTATTTGATGTTGACCTGATTGCAAGCTTTCTATTCTTTTAAGCAAATAGTCTCTCTTATCACTATCTTCCATCTTACTGAGATATTCTAAACCTCTTTCAATAATCCGTGGATCGACTTTTGGTTGTCTAGAAGGAACTTTTACAATACTCGCCTTAGGTGTGGTTACTGTAGGCTTCTTTGACTTGTCGTCCTTACTGGACCTACTCCTACTACTACTCTCTTTACCGTCTTTTTTAATAACTGTTGGTTTACCTTTCACACTAATAATAGTAGTTTTTAGTCTATTAGAAGCAAATGTTAATACCTGTTCTGTACCATTATTATTAACTCTTACACCGTCTCTAGATACACTTAAAACCTTCACACCACCTGACTGCTCTCCTGCTTTTAAACTTAAGTATTTGTTAGGTAAATCTTTAGAGTATAAATGTGCTTTAGTCTCACCTCTCCAACGTGTCACTCCCGTTAAGAAAAGCTCTATCTTAGGTGTCTCTATCTTGTTAAGTATCTCGCTTACAGGCGGTAAAGTCTCTGTCAATTCAAACGCATTTCTTTTACTAATAAGTGAGTATGGATTGTCCTTAGCAATAACAGAAACAGACAGTAAAAAGAACAGCATATATTTCATATAAATATTTATTTAACTAATGGACAATGAACTTGGATACAACTCTTTAAATACATCATTTACGGGGGCGACTTCTGCGTCGATAGAACTCAGTAACAACGATAAGAATACTCAAAATGATGAGTGCTGTAATAGCAGATGCGGGTGTCATAGTCATGATTAAGTAGAACTTAAAGGATCCCCATAATAAGGATCGAGAATTTTATTAATTATGTCAGTGGAATGATACTTTGTATAAGATAGAAAATGAACTCTATTCGTATCAACTAATGCACCGTGACCTAGGTCACTTACTTCTTCTCTCCATTTACTAGCATCTTGAACACTGCGTAAACTATAATCTGCACCACAATCACTTAAAACACTTTCTGTAATATCCATGCATGGAGCATTATGATAAATCTTGTCAACATATTTACACGCTTCTAACATTTTAACTCTGTCACCGTATGGTATAATAGGTTCCCGTTTATAACTTTTTGCTAATTCATCAGACGCAACACCTACAATAACCTTATCATAAGCATCATGCGCTCGCTTTAATAACTCTACATGACCTTGATGGAATAAATCCCAAACACCTTCAATAAATACTGAAATTTTATCTTCCATTAACAAGTTAAAATATTTTGCAGTATCTGTAGAATAAAAATGCTCTACAAATAATCCTTTTGTCATAGGTGTCTTCCATTTAGTACCATATCTTGCTTCTAAATGTCTCTCTATATACCTAGGTGCAGGGAACTCAAACCCGTATAGCTGGATTGAATCTAATTCTTGAACAAAATATTTTTTCGTGATCCAATAGTAGTCACAATGACTTTGTTTATCAACAGTCCAATTGAATAAAGAACTTTTGGGGAGATTTAATATAGCATTTTCTATCCTACTTCCAGAAGCCATGTCAATCTGATCTTCTACTAAAATATCATAACTTGGAGACTCAACCCAAAAGAACATATCAATCCAACTATCATAATCCCCAGACAGTCTATTTGGCCATTCATTTTTATGAATACTTGCAAGACCTTCTCTAGTAAACCGTATTAACTGTCTTGGAGCAATTACTATATACTCTATATTATTCTCTTTGCAGACTTCTATGACTTTATCATAATCAGTACCTATACAACTAATATCAAAATCATCATCATTTAAATACGTATCGTCTCCACCTTTACCAGCAGCTGCTCGGCTAGGGTTATTTAACACACCACCGTCTCTATGCGCGTGTAACAATGTACCGAAATCAAGCCAATGTTTTACATCAGCCTTAGTTAATAACTGTGAGAATTTGTGTATATAAGAAATAATCCAATAGAATTGAGCTTGATTGTAATTACTCATTTGCGATTTCCTCCATGATCTTCTCTTACGATATCTGATTGATTTATTTCAACCCAATATATTTCAAAACATATAGAATCTTCCAATGCTTCGAATACATGATACTCACCAGGAGGAACTGTAGTAGCTTCTCCAGCGGAAAGTATAGTTGTATCTATTAAATCATAATCATTTTTCCATACAGTGATTTTTAGTAGACCTCTTTCTACATAAAAACAATTATATTTATGTTCGTGTTTATGCTTGCTACAATAACCACCTTTATTAGTTTTAATTCTATGAATTTCAACATTGTTCTTATTAAAAAGAGGTTGTGTAGATCCCCATACTTTACCTTGTTTATGTAGATTCATTAATCGTAACAAAATCTGCTACAACACCATTGCTGCGCAAAAATTCTATACCCTTTTCTATTCGATAAATTTCACTATAAACTACCCTCTTAACTTCTGCTTGTATAATTAATTTCGTACAATCAAAACAAGGGCTTATAGTTAAATAAATTGTCGACCCTTTACTGCTATTTACACTTTTAGCCAATTTCATCAACGCATTGGATTCCGCATGCAATACTTCAGGCTTAGTTTCATAGCCAAATCTAGTCTCGTACTCACAATTATTATCGTACCCTGCAGGAGTACCGTTATAACCATCAGAAATAATTTGACTGTCTTTTACTATAAGACAACCTACCTTTTTACGCCTCGCTTTAGACAACTGACCCCATATAGTGGCCATCTCTAAATACGTCCTGTCTAATTGTATTTGTTCAGGCACTAATAAGGCATTTCATTCTCAGTTAACAACTGATGTCCAGTCGCGTTTGTTGTAGGATTAGATAAACTGAGTATTTTATCTATATCTTCTCGTACCTTAGTACCTCCCCAACGAGTTTGTACCATAGTACCGTCTGGTAACGGGTCGATACTAACTACAACGTCGAGATTAAACAGCATTTCTGCTCCTTCAAGTGTGTGTAATTTTATAAAATGTGCCATATTAAATATCTCTATCACAATCAGTTTTTAAATACCATTTAAGTGCGTCAGGGTCTTCTGCTAAACGACCAGATGCTTCATAAGCTTGCTTACGAATATTATAAGGTATTGAATGTTTATTACGAGCCATGTTTGTAAATCTTTGACACACAGACTCTACTTTTGACCAAAATCTATACGATAGTCTCTCTCGATACTCATCAAAAATCTCTTGTTCAATATCCCACATAACTTGAGTAGCTTTTCGAGTCTCTTCATCTGTTACAGTCTTGTCTATTAGCTTTTTCGTATCAAGTTTACCTTTAACAAAACTAAACTCAAACTCAAACCAATATTCATTACCCTCAAACTCACCCCAATATTTATTATCGGTACTATCACTACTACGTTTTATGATAGTATCATAAAACGATATCGTTTTAGTCTCTAGAACCCTTTCCCATACAAGCTTTTCATTTGCAGTAGTATCTGCAAACATACCCTTGGTTATAGCTCTGTATAATTGCTTTCTATAAATCTTATAAGTAAATAAAGCATTTTCTAAATCTTTAGTTTGGAATTTATGATTAGTGTCAAATAAACTCTCATCCTTCTTATCTAAAACATCTTTTAAATAAGATTTCGGTACAATTATTTCATCAAACATTCCCATTTTAATATCTCCAATCTTTATATTTGTAATTATCTTTATTCTTTTTCCATTCAAGGTCTTGTTCCATCTGTTTACGGCTCTTATGGTAAACAGCTACTAAAAACAATATAAATACAGTAGGTAATAAAAAAAGTAATTCCATGTCACCAATAGTTATCATTTATTTTGTGTAAGCTTTAATTTAGTTGATACCTTTTTCACAGTAGCATGTCGATCAGAATATCGAGTCCTGTTAAACCATTCCTCGTATCTATCAAATGTATCAAAAACAATTAAACTAGGTTTGGTGTCCGGAAATCTTAATGTAACTTCCCAGTCATAATCTTTATTTGACTGTTCAGCTCTTTTTGTAGCTTTTCTAATTTCGATAGCACCAAAAGTCTTGACAGCATGCTCAAAGGAGACACCATCACGACCTACCTTACCATACTCTCCTGACTCATAGTGATCTTGTGATATCATACCATTAGGTTCTACGTAAAATACAGTGTACTGTCCGTTGGGAAATTCATCTACCTTATAAACATTATTACGACCAGCAAATGCGTGTGCGGGTATATCACTACCAGCTACAATATTAACATATACTCGTTTATCTTCTTTTTTAGCTCGTTCAATAGCTTTCTTTACAGTCAAGCTCAACGGTCTATTATAATAATTCAAAGACTTCATGAAATATTCCATAGCGTTTTCCATAGGAATAAAAACTGTTTGTTTACTGATTATATCATTAACGATATAATAATCTTTACCGGATCGAGACATAGAAATCTCCTCTCTGGTCAAACCAGCATGATCAATCATCCTAGTTGGCTTGTTCATTTTTGCGTGCGGGGGAATACCTTCTGCATACGCAGAACCTACAATTAGTAATGATAATAATATTTTTTTCATTATTCTAAATTAAAAAAAAGGTGGCAGGACTATTTGGTTACCTGCAACTTTTCGGGTCCTCGATCAAATTTTATCTTGATCACCCTACTTCGAACTACCTTCCAGTTCCTCAACCACTCGGCCGTCAGTTCCTTGGGCATACATTAACACTCGAGGCGAATGTTTATTCTGTCACACCAGAGACGATCCGTCGATCGTCTCAAAATTCTTAGTTGTTGCAGCGCCACCTGCAATAAAGCGTAAAGTGTCTTACCACTCCTGTCCTCGAACTAGCATCACACTAGTGTAGTGAGGCGATGGAGGCGTTGTACCCGCCAACTTTAAAACATGTCAAATAACTCACACTATTATAACAACTCTGGACAGTAGTGCAACTGTTTTTATCTCCTGTTATACAGTCTCTATAGAGCATGGCAAGTCTTGCAAATCTCGCAACCAGTCCTCGTATGTTTGAGTACCAGAGTCACCGCATGCAAAACATGGCAAATAACCACCTTCAGCTTCAACAATAGTACCACCTCTACCACCACAACGAATACATATAAGACCGAATTTATTTACTTCGTCTATAGCTAAATCTGCTTGTTCAACATTAGTATTGTAATCTTGAGAGAGGGCTAATTTTAGTTTAGCTTGTTTAATATCTTTTTCAGTAGTTGAGCCAATTTGATCTATACCTAACTTTCTAAGACTTTTACGATCTGGAAAGAATCCTTCACTAATATGAAAATCAATATACTTGTCAAGTATCAATTGTATTGCTCCATAAGGGCTTACATCAGCGAAATGAGACTTTTCTGGTTCATCAGGCGGATAAATAAAATACATATTTTTTATACAATCCTCCTGAATATCTTCATCATATTCAATACGATAACCTCTGTATACTCTACCACTGTCGTACATAAGAATATATTATAACTATTTCCCGAAAATTAACAAGCTATTTTTGATGCTTTTTATCTATGATAAAATTGCCAATGACTAAAAAATCAATATTTGTACCCATAAAACATTTAAATGCGTCTAACGGTGTACATACAATCGGCTCTCCTCGAATATTAAATGAGGTATTAACTAATAATGAGCAACCTGTTATCCTTTTAAACTCACTAATCAAAGCATGATATAATGGATTGGTTTCAGAATGGACAGTTTGTACTCGAGCAGAATAATCAACATGTGTCACTGCTGGGATGTTTGATCTTTTAACATTTAGTTTTTCAATTCCAAATAACGCCTTTTCCTCTTGAGTCATTTCATGTTGAATACTCTTTTGTACGTTAGTGACGATTGACATGTAGGGACTGTCATAATCCATTTCAAACCAGTCACTTACATCTTCTCGCAAAACTGAAGGAGCAAAAGGACGAAAACTTTCTCGAAATTTAACTTTTAAATTTAAAAGCTTTTGCATATCTTCAGATCGAGGATCACCTAAAATTGATCTGTTTCCTAAAGCCCTAGGACCAAACTCCATTCGTCCTTGGAACCACCCTATAGCTTTATTATCAATTAATTGCTTTACAGTCTTTTCAATAAGGATAGAATCTGAAACCTTTTGAAAAATAACACCTGCTTCGGATAACTGTTGTTCGATTTCAATATCGCTAAAGCTAGGACCAAGGTAAGAACCTTTCATCATATTACTGTCAAGGGTTCTAGGACTACATGCAAATTTATTATGCCAAACACCTAATGCCGCTCCAAGAGCACCTCCTGCATCTCCAGCAGCTGGTTGTATCCAAATATTTTCAAAAGCTTTATCTTTAAGAATTTTTCCATTAGCAACACAATTAAGAGCAACACCTCCTGCTAGACATAAATTTGGAATTTTATATTCATCTGCGAGAGCACGTGTCATCTGCAATAAAATTTTTTCAGTTACAGCTTGAATAGACGCAGCTATGTCCATATGAAATTGGCTTAAAGGATCTATGTCTGGTTTTCTTGCTGGGTAACCGAAAAGAGTTAAAAACTTGTCACTAATCATAGTCCGACCAGTCATATAATCAAAATAAGACTGATCTAAACGAAAGGATCCATCTTCTTTTACGTCTACTAAATTATCTAAAATTAAATCTGTATACCTAGGTGTGCCATATGGGGCTAACCCCATCAATTTATACTCACCACTATTAACTCGAAAGCCTGTGTAATGAGTAAAAGCAGAATATAATAAACCTAATGAATTAGGAAAACAAATTTCTTTAACAATGTTAAGTTTATTTCCGTTCCCAATAGCTACAGTTGTTGTAGCATATTCACCTACACCATCAATAGTTAAAACAACAGCATCCTTAAAAGGGGAAGGATAAAATGCACTCGCGGCGTGACTAAAATGATGTTCAGTAAATAAAATACAACCTTTAAAACCTCCACCAAACGCCTTTTTTAATTTTTTTGAAATTACTTTCCTTAAAAAGAATTTATCTTTAACCCATATTGGCATACCCGTTCGAAAAGATCTGAGACCTTTAGGAATATTTGTTAAATGTGTTTTAAGAATTCTTTTAAATTTTAAAGAAGGATCATCATAAAATACTATATAATCTATATCTTTTAATGTAATATTAGCTTCAGATAAAACATAACTTATCGCTTTAATAGGAAAGGTAGCATCATGTTTCTTTCTAGTGAACCTTTCTTCTTGTGCAGCAGCTACAATATCTCCATCTATTAAAATGGCAGCAGCGCTATCGTGATAAAATGCTGAAATACCTAATACAATCATTCATTAATCTTTTTTTTGCCAGTAACTGGAAACCGTCTTATTAAAATTTATATCTAGTAAATCAATTTTAAAGACTCTAAGTATTAACCCTACAGGTAAAAATATAAAAATATAAATTAAAGTAAAAATAACGTTACCTATGACTCTCATTATGACTTAAATTGATAATGTGTTTTAGTAGTACCACGCTTGGCGACCTTTTCAAGTATACCATCCTTTGTCAGTTTATTCAAGACATAATATGCTCTAGGCTTATTTTTTATCTCCTTACTAACTTCATCGATACTAAATTTACCATCACGAAGCTTTTTCGCAATATCTTTAATCGTACTTGTCTCTTGCTTTATTCGCTGACTCTTTGGAGCAACTGTAGCTTCTACTGAAACACTCTTCGCCGTAGTCCAGTCATAACCCCGAGCTGTAAAATTAAGCTCTTTAATTAAAGTCGGACCAAACCTATTTTTCGTAATGTTAAGTGTTACAGTCTTATCTTCAAGCTCGTCAAAGTCTTCATGCCGTTTTAAATTACAAACAACATCTACAGAGTGAGGTAAGAGTGTGCTACCTTTCATCTTACCAGTCTTGGTAATATGTGTAATAATAAAAATGGTTGTCTGATGCGCTTTAGCTGCAGCACAAATCTGTTCGACACAGTACTTTTCATGTGCCATAGATTTCCTACTACTACTTAATGATTGAAAACTATCAATTACAATTGCATCAAATTCAGGTACTTGCTTAAGAATAGTCTCAATATTAGTCTCACTACACGCCATAATATTCTTAACACCAATTCTATCACAATTTACCTTAAGCAACTCCATGCACTCTTCTCCAGAAACATACCCAACGTTATATTTCCGAGTGGAGAGACTTTCAAGTATTTGAAGAAGGAATGTAGTCTTACCAGTACCGGGTTCACCGCTGAGAACAACAGTGCTAGAAGGGAGAAACCCTTGACCAAATGCTGAATCAACAACATCGATACCAGTCTTCAGGCGACGATAGAAGATATCCGGAACTTTAATATCCGCTACCTTCTCGAACTTAGTTTTGTTAATGCTTAACTTCATCTCTAACAACGCCAATATTATAGCATAGCTAGAGAGACCGTCAAGTCTAAACTCGACTAATACTCGTAAACATAGACAAAATCCTCTGCGGATCCTTCAACATCAGCTTCTTGAGTGACGAGATTTCCAGAACAAGTTTCGTATGTTCTGGAAATTAACATTGGATCATCCGCAGCTTGAATTTTATCAATAATAAATTTACGTAATTCTTCTACTGCTTTTACTTTCAAATTTTTTTCGTTTATTCCTGCCATTATCGACCTTGTCCTCGATACCGCTTCAAGTATAATTTAGAATTCTTTTGATTGCTACTCTTATTTTTGGAATGGCGGCCCTTCATATTTGTTTTTTTGCCGCAGAAGTTAATTTTTTTCAGGTTTTTTGTTTTTGTCATGTGTAAATAATTTATTACAAGAATCTGATAAAGAAAGAATATTTAAATGATAAAAGATTCGGGACTCTAATAAAACTTTCATTACGAGCATTCCAATAAGAATTCCAAGACCGTAATTAAGTAAAATAACTATCACTATAAGTATTTATAAAAATATAACAGTAAATAAAAAACAAAACGGATGATACATATAATAACTCCTTCTATACGACCACGTAATTTACAGGTCATAAGCTCGTCAATCCCTAAAGAATGTAACTGGATAATAATATTAGATGAGCTTTGTAAAGAAAAATGTAAAGTAGATAACGCAACTGTTATAACGCCTGAAAAGCGTGATAAAGACCACTACAATGAACATTTTAATAACAGTAACTGGAATAGGAATTATGTTCTAGATAATTATGAATTTAAAGACGGAGATTGGATTTATTTTTTAGATGATGATAATAGTATACATCCAGATTGGTATAAGAACGTAGAAAAATGCACTAGCACAAATTACACTATGGCAGTATGGGGTCAATTAAAATCAGATGGTAAAACTAAGCGGCTACCTGCTAGTAGGAATAATTTGTTAGAACGTAACTTCCCAATTGCTTGCAGAAAAATCGACACAGCGTGCTTTATGGTAAACTACAAACACGTAAAAGATATAAGATGGATCACCCAAGACTGCGTTGATGGTCATTCTTATATTGATAGAGAATCTTTAAGAATAGCTCGGTCTCAAAAAGAAATAATTAAAGAAGGATATATACCAGCGGCTGCCGATAGTATATACGCTGAGGTATGCTCTAAAATAGGTGAAAATTATTACATTCCAGAGTATATTTCTTATTATAATAGATGGCCACGCCAGTTAGAGTCGAAAAAATATTATCCAGGAAAACGATATGGTCCAAAAAAACGACAAGGCATGGACGCGGGTTAAAAATGGAGCCAGCTCTCGGATTCGAACCGAGGACCGACGGTTTACAAAACCGTTGCTCTGCCGAACTGAGCTAAGCTGGCTACTTTAAAATGCTGGTGAATATATAATATCAATCATTTTAGTCGTCTAAAAATTCTGTACAAAGCCATTCAGCAGTTGTTTCCCAATACTCAGCCGCATTTCTAAGTTTTTGATTTTGCTTTCTAAGTCTTTCTAATTGCTTAACTAAACTGTTAACTTGCTCAACAGTCTTATCAATAGCAGGACAAGTATATGGTGGTATTTTATTAGGTGCACCACGTTGTAATTTACGAAACCTTTTCGCGCTTGGTGCATAATAAGTGTAAGGAGATCTTCTCTTACGCTTCATAAAGGTATATTAGCTATACGGTTGTCTATTTCTCTTACATATTCAGTTACCCACTCGTGTACATTACCTGTAGGTTCCCATCCTAATAATTCTCGTGCTTTAGTATTATCTGCTAAAGTTTGAAACGGTTCTAATCGCTTAGGTTTATACTCAAACGGCCCACCAAATATATTAGCAATATCTTGTACTGATTTATTATCACCGTTACCAATATTAATAATTTCTCCTTTACCTACATTATTACTTGTACACGCTAATAAATTTGCTTTTATAACGTCTCTTACGGAAGTAAAATCTCTCCGTTGTTTACCATCACCGTATATAGTGAGAGGTCTGTGAATTTGTTTTTGATGAGCAAATACACCCATCACTAAACAATATGCTCCTTGTGTAGGCATTTTATCACCATATACATTAAAATACCTTAAGCATACAGTCTCTAAATCGTGTATAGTGGAATATAACTGACAATATTGTTCTCCTATTAATTTTTGTAACCCGTATGGACTTAAGGGACAAGAGGGTGCGGTTTCTGGAGTAGGGAACAATTCTGTATCTCCATATATAGAAGACGATGAACTGAAAACAAATCGCTTAACACCTACCTCCCTACACAACTCTAGCAAATTAAGAGTTCCGTTGACATTCGTATCATTAAATTCAATAGGATTATCTATTGATGGTTGTACTCTTGCTTTCGCAGCAAAGTGCAGCATGTAGTCTGCACCTGCAATTTCTTTTTTTACCTTATTAGTAATTTCATTATCACCTGCTAACATAGAAATATCAGCATTAATAATATTTACATTAAAAGATGCAGGTATATTTTTATTAAACCCTGTTGAAAAATTATCAATACAAATTATCGTAGGATTAACATCTTGTTTTAGTACTTCGTCTATAAAAGTACTACCTATAAAACCAGCACCACCGGTGACTACGTATTTCATCTATAAATTATTTACCAAATGTTTAGGAAGATCTACTACTCCACTACATATTGATGAGGGCTATCCCAATACTCTTTAGCTTTTTTTAATTTATCCTGTTGATAGATAATTTTATTATGTAAAATATAATTCTCATAATCTATGATAGGATAAACGTCTAAATATGTCTTAAGAGAGGCATTATAAATTTTAGTTTCTTTATAAGGATTATTTTTATTTCTCTCTAAAAAGTTTTTATATGCTAAGGAATGAACATTACGCATTTGATTGTTTATCTTTTTTATCTTATAACCAGCAATTTCTGCTCTATAAGATTCATCAAAATGGTTAGGATCAGAAGTACTCCCATCATCAGGGACGAACCCTAAATCACTACCTAGAATTACAATCTCTTTAAAATTCATATGATAAGCTAACTGTAATGCTAGATTCATTGATGTACCTGACTTATCTATACGTTCATTAATATTTCGCGAAAAACATGATTCTAATATATTTCCACTCATATCTGGTTTATTTTCAGATAAGCTCTTAAACCAATTTATTTGAGGAATAGTGTCTTGTGGATCGATCCATTGTTTGAATTGTTTAGCTATAAATGACGTAGTTCTCTCTTCTTGAGCTGCTTCACGTACAGAATTAATCCATGATTGACCCCATATAGGACTACGGACATTAGTAGATGAAAAAAGATAATACGTAGGTCTCCATTCTTCATTTTCAGCCCAAATTAGAGAAACCTTATTCATTGCTATGGAAATTTCATCTTTTATGAGATTTAAATTCGTATACTTTAAACTAGGTCCATTGGCTATTAGAAATACCCTATCACCGGTGTGTTTATCTTTATATTTCTCAAATACAGGATTCATATTAATTATTAAAGTAAGACGATATAATTTGCAATGCACAGTCTTTATGTACCGTGTTATGTTCAACACTCGGCCAGTTGTCAATATTTTCAGATGAATATGTGTCGAGTATAGGTCCTCTGTTCTTCATTTCTTTGTCTTTTAAAAAAGATTTATTTTCAAAAATAACAGGAATAGAATTATCTTTATATAAAGCTGCTAATACAGCCACTCTATGGTTACCTGCTGTAACATAAAATTTACTTTGTTTTTTATATTGTAAAAAATACCCACATATACCTCCTTGTCTAGTCGGGAACTTTTCAGGTGTATAATTATGTTGTTGTATAGAAGATATTAAATTTTTAAGTTTTAATACTTTTTGTGAAACATCAAAATCAATAAAAGCGACATCCTCAGTATTTACAGGTTTGTAGTGTATCCAAGGCAAAAATGATGTTTTGTATGAATTATCTAAAAATGAAAATAAAGAATTTTTTATATTAAATAATTGCTTTAATGTTTTAGGTTTAAACTGTTTATAAAATTTATATAAATAAGTATCATCTGGTTTAATATTTTTGTCGTTTAAAATTTCTACAGACGTGACATATAATGGGTTTTTTTCTATACATATAGGAATTCTACTTAAATTACATATATCTTGTACGCCTATATTCATTTTTTACAAACTAAAATAGGTCGTTTATAATTTAAACTACTCGTTGTATCTTTATATTCTGAAAATAATGTAAAACCAAAACCCCTTAATACCTTTTTAACATAATTAACAGAAGGTACAGAATATAGATTATTATACTCGTTGGATTTAGATTTAGAGTTTAAAGGTAAACAAACCTCTTTTTCGGTATTATAAGATTTAAATTCTAAAACTAAAATATCAGCAATAGTTCCTAACTTTTCTAAACATTCATCTATATTAGGTATTCGATGGAGAAGACCTAACGCCATTCCAACGGTAAATTTTTCAATTTTATCTTTATATAAATCAATACACTTAAAATCTATATTACTTAAATTAAAGACTTCTTTTGCTAATATACCTCTTTTTATTCTAAGAGAATCTATATCTGTACCTAACACATATTTAGCACCCATTTTAGCACATTCGATGGCATAATAACCATCTCCACATCCTATATCTATTAGAGTTTTATCTTTTAAATCTATTTCATTTATTATAGGACTCAAACGCTTCCATTTATTTAAATTATACCCCAGACTGTTAATATGAGTTTTTCTTGTAGAAATATCATGTGGAAACTTATAACAACAATTCCACTCTCCTCCTTCTGCTAGCTCGTTAACTTTAATTTGTAATTCTTGTTTAGATATATTTTTCATCCAAGGTCAAACTTTAAAACTAAGTTCTCCTGTCGTCATACTCAATAACTCCTTTATCATCACGATACTTCGCAATCTCATTACCACGATAGTCCCAAAAGTTCTTACGCTCTGATTCAAAAATAGAATCTTTATAACAATCAGTAAAACAATTAGGTGTCTCATACAGTCTAATATGATCAATCCATAAGTGCTTGTATGGTGCAAATAAAATATTTTGAGCTAGGAACACTTCTTTAACTAAATTCTCTACTGATGGATTACAATACTCTTCACCACCGCTTAATGACATTTTATACAACTTACTATTTACACTAGCTGCTGCATCAATTAAAAGAGTATCTTTAGGGTTTAAAATAGCTCCATGATCTAAAATATCATCAATCCACTGACAACCTACCCGCTTGATCTCTTTAAAATCAATAGCATATCCAATATCTTCCATCTGACTAAAGCCAAATGTTAATTCAAATAAATAAGTATGTCCATGGACATTAAAACATTTCATACGCTCATTCATCACTCGATGCATTGAATCAAATGTCCCTTTTCTTGTTATTGTTTGTTTACTCATATTTTAAATGGTACCGATGGAGGGACTCGAACCCACACTTCCTACCGGAAAAGAGATTTTAAGTCTCTCGTGTCTACCCATTCCACCACATCGGCGTCTTATTAAAAGGTTAATTACCAAACCCAAACCATACCATAATCATCAGACCAATCTTCTGGTAAAATGTCGTAGTCTTTAGTTTTTGATTTTCGTTTTCTTTTCGTACGTTTCATTATAACACGACGGGCATAATTGTCCAGCACCTTCTATGTAAAAATACCTGAAATCAATATGATCAAATTCATCATATTGTGTGTCTTTTTTACATATAATACACTTATCCTTTTTACCTTTTTTATTCATTTATATTTTTGTGATATCCAGCTATCATTTGAGTATCAGAATTAATACCCTTATCTCTACTAAGATTAACAGCATATGCAGTAGTTATAGATTCTGTATTCCCAGCTACTCCCGGTGGTTTAATATCATTAACAACAACTCTAGGGCCAGCTGCTAAATCAAACAGACACTGATCATACCGCATATTATAATGATTTAATGCACGTAGTGTGTGTTCCTTATGCTTACCTTCTCTTGCAGTAGTAATAATAATTCTATCCTTTTTTGGGCGACTTTTAAAAAAATCTATCGCATTTTTAATGGGCTTTTCATGCAAGTGACTTGACTCTCCATATTTTTCTATAAGATCATCAATAGTATCATTATATTGATGGTAAAATATTGTACCATCAATATCTACGAACCATGTTTTATGTAATGTTTCCATATGTAAATTCAAACTGTAACTGGTTGCTCTTCCAGGGTTTATCTCTTCTATTAAATTTAATACCTTCTCGCTGAAGTGCTACAAACCATACTACAGGCTGCTTATTAACCGGATCTTTCCACACACCAGGATATAAATCTGGGCGCCAGCCGCGGTTGAACAATTGTTCAGATGCTTCAGCTCGAGTTAACATATTAATCTATTAAATCTGCTTCATCCTTTTCAATAAAATAAAGTAACCTGTATATTTTTTCTGGACCAAATTCTGTAAACCATTCTAACGGGGTTTTTTTATTTAAAAAACCGTGAGGGAGCATAATCCATTCACTAACTTGATCGTGTTCAATAACAGCGCAACATTCATTGATAAAATTAACAAAATCAATTAATTTATCTGACGGAAAGGAAATAATCGACGAAGCTTCCATGACAAAAGAATAGCTTCGCTAAATAAAAAGGCAAGTCACACTAGAAGAATTTCGATCGTACCATCATCTTCATCGTACTTAAACTCAACATCATAATATTCTTCAACTACACAATCACCAGCTACTTCTATGTCTTGATCTAAATACTCCTCTGGAATATCTTTCAATTGGTCTAACAAGTCTTGATAGGTCATATATTATTGTTATTAATATATTTAGGTTATAAGTTCAACTCGCTAGTTTTTTCTGGTGTGTCTTTTTTTACTTTTTTGCGACGTCGTAAAATCATAAAAGCAAAAATTAAAATAATAAATGCTTGCAGATATATGAAATACAACATAATACTTTTACTAAGATCCCGCGGTGGTTCAGATTCTACCCGCGGTACCATAGGTAGTAGCTTCGGTTCTGAAGAAGAGATAGCATTAGTGGTTGTTTGTCTTATCCTACGCTTAAGTGGACTGCGTTTAGAAGGAGAAAGAGGAGTGGATTTTTTAATCTCTACTTTATTTGTGTTAGGTTTTGATTTAAAAGCCAATTTTTCTTTAATTTTTTGACCAATAGTCTTCTCTGAAACTGGATTCTCTTTTTCTTCTTTTAATCGAACAAAATTTTTATAATCTTCAACTTTAACGGGCTTGTCATATTTCACTGGTGAAGTCGAGCAGCCAATAGAGAATATAAACACTAAAATCGAAAAAAATTTCAGAGACATCTAGAATAATTTAAGTAATGGGTTTATTTTATCCACCATTAACTTGTACGGTTCTTTTTGATCAGGTTTAACTTTATTATAGTATTTCTGTAAGACTCGCTTTAAGAATGGTTTACGTATATACTGCAAATCTTCATACCTATAATCTTTTTTAGTTGCATGTTGTATACAAGCTAATAAAATTACTTTTTCCTCATTATTTAACGAGTTGAGTAAATCAGAATGAATCACTAAATAGTTTATCATAAGCAGCACGTAATGCAATATGACAAAATTAAATTTCGTACGAGAAAAAACATTTAAAGAAGAGATACATCGTGCTGGATGGAATTGGGTAACAAAAAGCCTTATAAATAAATTTCATGATCCGAAAGCTGATATTCTTATAGATGAATTTGTCGAACGAACGTTCGATTGGGATTATACGTTTAACAACGATAAAGCTCTAGTATTACCTCACCATAAACGAGATTGGATTGGTATCATTCATAACCCTATGATAATACCTAAACCATTTGATATCAAACAGTCCCCAGTTAATATGTGTGCTCGATTACCATTTTTATTAGCACTTAAAAACTGTAGAGGTATCTTCACTTTATCTAGTGATCTAGAAGAATCTATGAGGCATTTATTTATACAATATGGTTTCGATCATATCCCTATAGAGACTCTAATACACCCGACGCCTTTAGATGTTGAGGAATTTAATTTAGAAGCTTTTTTAGAGGACCCTCAATTAACTTGCATAGGTTACTGGTTACGTAATTTTGAAAGTTTCTGGTTATTAGATACTAAAATGACTAAAAATGTACTATTAGGGAGATTACCATACGCTCACCAAACGTATCAAAAACAATTAGAGACCTTTAATCTTAAATGTACATTTACTGGAGAAAAAACAAGAGGTAATGTGATCGTACACCGTCACTTAGAGAATAAAGAGTTTGATAAGTATATGACCACCACATGCGGGTTTCTCGATCTTCTAGATACTAGTGCAAACAACGGTGTAACGGATTGTATATCTAGAAATATTCCATTATTAATTAACTGTCATCCAGCTGTTGTAGAATATCTAGGAGATGATTATCCCTTTTATTATAATACTTTAGAATCAGCTAATAGAAAAATTAATGATACACAATTAATAAAAGACACATATGAGTATCTCAAAAAGTTAAATAAGACTAGATTCAATATCTATACATTTATAAAGGAATTCGAAGAGAGTAACATTTATAAATCCCTTTAAGACGTTTTTGCACAGTTTTTGTAAAAAAATTTTAACCGCGTATACGGTCTATTAGTAACTGGATATATCTCCGTAATCTTTAATAAGCCACCCATAACTCTTGACTAATAAATCAAACATAAAATCATCAGTCATAGTCTTTGTATGAGCTAGCGGGTATATTTGAATATTAGAATCTAATAAATACTCACGATCAGATATTCCAATACCTATAAAATTTTTTATAACGGTATTAGCTGTAGGGTATACTATTAATAACATATCTGAGTCAGACTCAGTTTTTAAATAACCTCTAAATATAGCTACTTCAGTTTTACGAACCTTCAATAGAGATTTAACAGTTAAATTTTGAGGGAAAGACTCATCTACTTCTCTTTGTTTATATTTCTCGAGATTATTATACCAAAATTCTTCTGGTGTTTCGCTTAAATCAAATATCATAGTCGCAATTCAACTGATTTTTCATGCCCTACAATAACATTAGGGTGTACATATATATCAATATCTTTTTTCTTTAATTTAAGACATAATGTAACATCTTCCATGGAAAAATCTTGCGATGTTTGAATTTGTAAATATGTTGGTTCGAACCAAGGGTATTGTAATTGTTCAAATATGCCTTGTTTAAATAAAATAAAACCAAAACCAACATACTCTACTTTAAATGGCATATATCTTGAACGCACATTTTCTTTAGCTAAAAACTCAAAGGTTCCATGATTTTGAAAATGACCTTCATCCCAAGTTTCTACAGCGGCAAAGTCTTTATCGTTTGCCATAATATAAAGACCTGATATTACATCCATATCCTCTTTATATAATAAATCAAAATCTGTGTTTGTAAAAACAATATCACTATCTATCCATAACACATAGTCGTATTGTCTGCCATCAAACGGTAGTTGATTAGTGCCTTTAATTGGAGAACCTAACATACACTTATTGCGCACTTCGTATATATTACGTGAATAGGCACTACAAAAGTACACCTTGAAGCCCTGATTGTTTAAATGTTTAATTAATTGAGTTAAACAATTAATAAATTTTCCTGAAAAACAATCACCCGGACAACATATAATTATAGTCTTATTCATCTGTCTTTATAAAATTAAAATTACCTCCCTGCAGGTCGACTGCTTTATCTATTAATAGATCTAAATTTCGTCTTCTTAAGCGCCGACAGATATCTATATCAACAAACTGTTGTTCAGCTTCTGTTGTACTTACGTGTGGACGGAACCAAGGATATTCTAATTCTTCAAATACTCCTTTTTGTATAATAACAAAATCAAAATCTAAATAATCCGCTTTAATGTAATTATTGTCTTCTTCAAGAACCTTATACCTACCATCTGCCTTTCCAGATATAAATTTATGATCAGAAGATTTATTATATAATTTAACAAACTGTGCAGGTGTAAAAGTAATTTTATTGCTTAAAAAAACTAATCTATCATATTTAATTGTTTCTTGATACGGTGATTGAGAAGGTCCAGATAATACATTACCACCTAGACACATTTGCTTTGCATAAAAAGCATTACAACTATTGTGCTGAGAAATATGATAACGTATACCAGTTTGATTTAAGTATGTAGTTAACGTTATCCATGATTTTAAAAACGCAGAACTGTAAACGTTTTCGAATAGGTTGAATACAATAGTCATTCTCGCTAAAATATTTACAGAAATAATTTAGGAAACAACTAATTCTTTTTAAATTTACTATCCTTATCAATAGCAAAATTAGCTCTACTAAACTCTAAACGATCAACAAACTTAACAGCGTTTCCAGTCGCATCAATAGCAACATACCCTTCAGGATCTGTTACTACTAAATCCCCGTTATCAGCAAACAAGTAGTTCTTCATATCAACTCCACGCATCATGTTATTATACTTTTGTATAAAAATATCTTTACATTGTTTTACTGCTTTTTGAAACTCAAATACACTGTAAATATCTGGTGATGCATCTTGTATTAAAGCTAACAATTGTTCTTTATTTTGAGCAGCTTTCGCTTTACCAGAATCACTTTTTAATTTATCTATTTGTTTATCTATTTTATTTGTAAACCACTGTACAAATTGACTAAAAGAAGATTCAGTATTGCTTAAAAAATCACCAATTCTTATCTCAGTATTGATATATGTGTTTAAACTAGACAATAGTTTTTCAGTGACTTTATTAAAATCTATTTGTGATAAATGTTGTTTAGCAAATTGTATTAATGAATTAATAGTATTAGTTTCATCATTTGTTAATGTAATATGCCCAGCGTCATTTTCAAAATAAGCATCTTTAACATATACATTAGGTCCTGGATCTAAATTCGTAACATCAACACCGAATTTTTTAGTAGAAAATCTGACGTAATTTTCTTGATCAAATGTAACGTCATATTCGGTATGAAATACAACGCCAATTTGTGAATTTAATATTTTTTGACCTTCTTCACTATCAACCGGTACAGCATATACTATAGTATTAGGTTTAAATGTTATGTGCGGTACCCCTTCAATATCAATGACCTCTTTTATATCGTCGTCAAATAAGAAGTCTCCTTGATATGCGGAATCAAAACTTAAATTTTTAAAGTGTGTAAATGTTTGTACTAACTTATCAACTAACCCCGGTGCTTCAGCATGGTTTATTTTAATGTCATTAACTGAATAATTAACTTTAGGTACTTTATTAAATACAGACTTACTACCAACAAAAAACCTACCAGCTGGATCTACTCCTAATATTACAGCTGGTGCTCCATCGTACTTTACTGTTGCGTTAACAGAGCGTGGTGTATTACTATCTAATATCTCTGTAAGTGCTTCAAGATAATTAATAGCTCTAACCGCACCATCTTTTTGATCAGTAAGAACAAGCTCCTCTAAGTGAGTCAAATGTTTATTTGGACCAGCAGATTCATATAACGGAAAATATTTTTTATAAGTCAGCATTACCTTGTCTATAAATATTTACTCTAATTCCAATATCGTCCTTTAACCAAGTATCACAAAAACCTTCTTCAATTAGATACCGTACAATCTTATTAGGAATTCTTTCCCCTACAATCATATCATCATCATCAAAAATACCGATAACATAAGGCATAACCTTTACTCTATACCCCATTACTGTTGTATCATATAATCCTAGTACTGCCATTTTATCAGGAAGCTGGTGTATATTTAATACGTACTTTTAAATCACTATCGAACTCAAAATCAAACCAATTAGAATCAACACACTTTTTAAAGACCCATTCTAAATTCTTACCAGCATTCTCACCTAATTGTAGCCAGCGACAATGTTTAAATTCTGTTGATGCGCGCTCGGCGGCTCGATACTCTGGTCCAGATAGTTCACCTCTAATAGCTTTAGATACTCTTCCGGCGATTCCATATGTTCCAGCACCACCGCCATTAAATACGATTATACAATCATCTTTATGAGACGTAATATATTTATGTAATACACAAGAACAAAAGATTCTCCGACGTTTTTCAAAATCTACAATACCTGAAGCTCTTTCTTCATCTGCTAACTTTTTAGCTCTGTTTTCTAATCCACCGAATTTAACATCCATATCTGCTTCTTTGAAATAAATCCATTGATTCATATTCTCAACAGTCCAATGCAATTTCTTATCTCCTTCCGGGTCCCAAATATTACCAACTGTGACTTGACTTTGTCGAGTTACAGGTACTGTAAGTTTAACAATATCTTTTATTCCTTTAGATATAATTTTCTTCTGAGTACCAATTTCATACTCTTTCCCACCAGCCTTCATTGTACTAATATCTCCAGTTTCGCCTTTCTTACCTTCAGTAAGCACCGCTAACATAAATTCACCTTCCCCTACACCAACTCTACCCTGAGGGTGTGCGATCTTACAAAGATCATTATAAAACTGATATGCATTAGCAACACCTAGACCAGTTGCTTCACCCGACCGGGGCTCCATTCTCCCTACAATACGAGGCTCTACTTCACTAAAAAAGTCTCCTTGACCCGCCCCCGTGAATCGTTTAAAGTCACTATATCTAGATTTACTCCTAGAGAGAAACTTTGCAAACTGAATATAATCTACCTGATGAGCATCTAAAACCGCCTCTAAAGACCTTTTGTAATTATCATCATCAAATCCAATTGCCGTTAAAAACTTCCACATGACCTCGTCTGCGTTTTGCACGTATTTGCGTGAACGAACTCTGATTTTATCTAAAGTAGCATCGTCGGCCTGACCAATAACTTCCACATCTCCTTCGTTTCGACTATCAGCTGGGGCCGCCCATACATCGTATACTGTCTCAAAAAATTGTTTAAATGTTTTCATATTCCTGCAGGGTACCTTTGTGGTTTAGGCATGTGAGATGGATCTTTAGAAAATAATGCATGCACTATACTTAACATCCAATCCTTTAATCCTTTTTTCTTTTTCTTTTTCTTTTTCTTTTTCTTTTTCTCAACAACAGTGTCTTCACCAAACATAAGATCATATGACTTAATAATCAAGCCATTTAATTCAGCTATTGTATCATCGTTGCGTAAAGATTTAAAGGCTAAATTTTCTACAGAATATTCTCCTTTACCAGCAAGACCTTCTCTACGCATTCTCATTAACTTGTTTTTTAATTTTTTAGCGCGGTTATTAATTAATACAAGATCATCTTTATCATCAATCTCATTTAGAGCTTCCTTTATTAGTTCTACCTCTGTACGGAACTGTTCTGCCTTCTTTTCAACATCCCGCTGATCTATCTCCGGGGGGTCGTGAACAGGTTTTTTAATCCATCTATTATCTTGTATACTAAATAAACCGGAAGCCACATGAGGTTCATGAATATCCTGAAAATATAATTCAACTTCATGATTATTAAATTCAATATTGTGTGTTAAATTCCATATAAATCTTTTACCGTCTAATGCTCTCTTTACTATGCTTTCATCTTCATTTATTTTAGCAAAATCTAATAGTATATGTATGTCAAGATCTGAATGCTGAGAGTAATTAAAATTAGCTAATGATCCTGTTAATTGAATATCATCAATCATTTCAGGAGTAATGTGATCATCGTCTTTTATAAAATCCTCTACAATTTCAATTATAGAATTTAATACTTCTTCATTAAAATTATCATCAGTCCAAAACTCAGGGTGTAAAGTATCATTATAATAATTTGTTTGTTCAAAATATTGTTTAAATGATTCCTTTTTCCATTTCTTTTTTCTTTTAGTACTACCCTTACCAACTTTCCAGCCAGTACTTTTAGAACAAATAGCATATGCAGAGGATTTACTTTTTCCTTGCTTTTGTACTTTCTTAACACACCTATCGAGCGTTGCTGGCATTATTTAATTATTTAATCAAATGTTATATGTATAATTGCTGACCTATACTGATCTTATTCGGGTCAGAGATATTATTTTTTTTCATAAGATCCTGTATACTTACATTATTATCACGAGCAATCTTACTTAATGTATCTCCTGCCTTTACAGTATACGTATTAGTAGGTGTTCCTGATGATGCCCAGCGCTGGCGTGGGTCAGCATCGGCGCCTCTTCCATAAGCAGCAAAGATACTAGCATTACGCTCCATACGATCTTTAACACCATGTGGTTTACCTGCTTTGTTACTAGCTACAGATTTTCTATAATCATTATGATTTAAATATTCTTTTGCAGCTACTGACCAATTACCTTGATTCATTAATTCTAATGTATCTGGACTACCAGATAAATCACCTCTAAAGAAACCATCTACTACTGCATTTTGAACATATGAAGGCAATTTATCATATCCTCTAATATATCTACGAGCTAAAGCAATTTTAGATTGTAGGTCGATATTGAACAATTGTTTCATTTGATTATCGTTCAACGGCATACGACCAGATACAACAGCATTATAATACTGACCGGTAACTTGTCTGAGCACAGGATCGTTTTTAGTAATTAAATGGCCTACCCCAACGGTTAAGTGCCCCTCTGAGTCTCTGTACGCATATCCCGGGCGACCCGGTTTACCTTTACCTTCACTCTGAACAATATAATCATACATTGATTGGTCTTGTTTTATAGTATGAGTTATTGGGGTAGGCATTTTGGCTTGTACTTCGCCGGGACCGCCAAATAAACTGGCAGCACCCAAACCTAAAGCTGCAGCTCTACTAGACCACGGGCCTTCTCGCAAGAAAACCTCATTACAGTCTGATAGTTGTTTAAAGGTCATTTAAATTATTTATACAGGATTAGTAATAAATACTTGATGGTATTCTTCTTGTTTATCACATTCACCATAAAAATAATTATCTAATTGTTCTAATAGTCTAACCTTTGCCACGTGGAAATCAACTTCATACCATTCATTTTTTATTTGCTTAGCAAAATATTTCATTTGTTTCTTTATATTTTGTTCAGCTTGAAGATATTCTGGATGTTTTATAGAATATATAACCTCGTAATCTCTGAAGGGAGAACTCGTTTGATATGTTTGCAAACGAGTTTTTAAGTTACGAGTGGTTCCAACTTTCAACCATCCAGGCCAAGATTTATTAGTAATAATATACAAATACCCTGGTGAAGTCACAGCCACATAAATATTTATGTATCCAGAGACGTTTTGCTATTTATTAATTAGCTCTTTTTTTTCTTCTTAGATTTGGGTTCTGGTTTTTCTTCCCATGCCTTAGTCTCTTCATTAAAATGACGTGTAACATCACCAGTAACAGGGTCTGTAGCAAAAGCAGTCTTCACTTCTTGCTTATGACTTATCTTGTTAGCAAAAGACCAACCTGTGCCAGTAATGCTCGCCGCGGCACCTAAAATCATATGAAAAGTCTCAGAATCTAAGGAGCCTTTTGCAATTAATACACCACCAGCAATAGTAGCGGCGTGACGAAGTAAACCGCCGATCTCCTTTTTATATGTTTTAATAAAATTAAATACCTTTTTCATGTTTAACTATTTATATCTGACACAATTAAATAATTATATGGAGTCAGCACTAATTCAACCCGGAGAACTAGAAAAAGCATTAGAACACTTTATCGGACAGTATGGATGGATGTTTATAACTGGTATAGCGTTAATGATATTTCAATCTAGCATTAAAAAATTTGCAGCCGGCGTATTTGTATTTTGCGGGAACGATTATAAAACCGATGATGTTGTATATGTCGATGGAAAACCAGGTCGAATTATTCGAGTAGGTCTTACTAAGACAGTATTTTTTATCTACGACGTAATGGACGGTAAAGTTATTGGCGGTAGCAAGCTAGTCGTTCAAAACGAATGGTTAGGTAAGCTTAAGATTGAAAAGCCCTTATGTCAATTAGATCTTACTAGATTTAATGGTAGTGGAAAGACGAAATCTTAACCTGGTTCAGCTTCTGGTTCTCGAACCTGTACCTTAACTTCTTGTAAATTAGGTATTTCACATGCTCCACCTCCACACGCAACTGTATCTTGTACTTCAGTTGTATCTTCTTCCTCTTTTAAAGACTTATAATTCACTAAGGTATACTGTTTAACAATAGACTCCCACTTCTCTTGATCTTTTTCATCAATTACTGATTCTAAAGGCGCCTGCTCATATAACTTATCCCCAGTTTTAGGCAGCAATGATACCGCACCAAAGTACTTCTTATTATCATACAAGAATTTAAATACTCTATCCCATTCATCATCTTTAACTACAGCTGTACAACTAACATTATGCTCTACATTTTTTGTATTAGCATCCGTAGTACCTGGTATAACCCAATTTTGTTGAGTTGATTTAATATACTTTAAATGTTGTAAGGCTGTTAAGTCATCTTTAACTAAAGCCTTTTCCGAAATCTCAATAGGGAATGTAGTTACATCATCCGTCTTATTAGCAGACCACACACTCTCCTCACACATATGTGGATTGCTTTTCTTAAAGTGGTTGTAGACGGGATCAAGTTTATTACACTGAATACGTCTAAAATACTTTCTACTGTGGTGAGGATGAATTCCTGAAGCACTACCTAATACTAATGATGATGTCCCTTCTGGCTTAATACAAGTAATTCGAGCGGCTTGATTGATATTTAACTTCTTAGCCCATAACTTATTAATCTTAACAGCGTAATCAGCTCCTTCTCTTTGATAATCTGGGTTTAATAATATTTTAGGGTTATCCATCATTCCAGTAATAGATACACCTAGCAATGCTTCCCCTTCAGTTAATTGCTTAGACGCAGGTCTCAGGTACGTAAAGTCAGAATATGCTGCTTGTAGGGTACCAATAATAGTAGCTGCTTTAACTGCTTCTAAAAACTTAGCTTTAGTATCAATTTTGGCTCCATTAATAGATGTTAAATTACAAAACTGAACACCACATACACCATCTTCTGTAACTGGTACGAACCCAATCTCGAAGCAAGGGTTATATAATTGCCATGGATGATTACCAAATACAAATCCAGGTTCACCAAATTGCCGAGTCTTATTTAAAATTTCTGTAAACTCTTCAAACGTAGTTTGGTCTCGTAACAACAGTACACTGTTATTACTTCTAGCTCGCTGAGGTTCGACATGTATCCAGCTAATACGTTTATTATCAATTACATCTTTATACTCATATTCACTTAACTCAACCTCATACTTCTTTTTACCGACAGTAATTTTTCCAACATATAAATCAGATTCATCATCATGATAAAATTTAGTATGACGAGTAACATCAAAAAATGTTTTTGAGTTCATCATCTCTTCATCGTCTTTATCAAAAATAAGAGAAGTAGCGGAACGACGAATACCTCCTGATAGTACAGCGTCTGCACAATGCATTAAAATATCATATGCATTAATTGGTTTTAATCTAGTTTGATGTTGTTGTTCAATTATATTATCGAATAACTCTTTAACCTTAAGATGACATTGCTTAAGGCCTTCATAACCAGGAGCTTTACCACCAGCAGTTTCTAGTGGAGCACCTTTAGGTCTTATCTTACTAAAATCAAAAACTATCTTACGACCAGAGAAAGCTGTGTTTCTAAAATAAGAATTTAATAATGCTTCGATTGAGTCCGACCAACCTTCAATACTATCTTCAACAACATATGTTACAACGGTACCGGTTTTATCTTTCGCAGTAACTAAATCTGGTAATCTATTTACAAAGTGTTTTGACACTCCAATACCAACTCCGCATCCACATAACAGTAAATAAAATATTTCCGCAAAAGCTCTTATACTATCAACATGTCTTACCGCGCAATTATATATACGCGCATTATGTGCTAATACGGCTTTACCGCCAAACTGCATTGATCTCATTGAAGGGACAATGTGTTTATCTTTTACTTGTTGAAAGGCCCACTTAATCGTATCTATATCTTCAGATGGTAAATGTCGTTTAAATTGATCGACATGCATCTTTGCAACACGGTTTATACATTCGTCCCATGTCTCTCTTCTATTTAAATTTTTATTAAATCTTGCGTACTTACTCGTAAAGGTAAAGGTAGATATTTCGTCTAGATAGTTAATGTCTTTTGGCATTTGTTTATATATTTATACTTGCTTCATGCAATTTACAAATCACAGTCAAACAAGCATACTGCATATAAATATAACGAAAAAATTTGAAATTCAACTTATCGTTTTACTGTAGCTTGTTAACAGGTATAGGGTTCCCATTACAGGTCCAGTATATAGAATCTCTCATGTATTTGTCGCTTAAAGGTTTATACCCGAACCTACTCTTCTTTTTATTGAAATTCCATTGATAAAACTTACGTTGTAAATTAAAATCATAACCTTCGTAATATATAAATTTAATTATCCTTTTATCCCACAATCCGATTTCTTGTAAATACTCTCTTTTTAATATGTGGTTGCTTCTTTTTTGTTTTTCTCGTTCAACCGCACGTGCAGTATTGTTTATATATTCCGGTATATAATCAAATAAATTAGAAAACTTATTAATATACTCGCTATTAGATATAAAAAAATAATCTAATATTTTTTTATACCTTCTGTTTGTTGTAGTAATATTGTTTAAATATGTTTCTCTTTTTCCGGAGTCAGTATTGTTTTGATTCCAATTAGGTATATAAAAACATTTAGGATCTAATTGTTTGTGCGGCTTCGGGTTCGTACGTTTAATATCGATAGGCTCAAACCATAATAAATCTAATCTCGCTAGCATGACTAAGTCATATGTAAAATTGTTTTGTGATTCGTATTTTTGTTTCAATTTAATACTTTCTTTTGCACTATATGCTTGACTAAAAAACTCTCCCGCGATACTTTTGACGGGTTTTAAACCTCGGTAACAGACGGTAGTTGTATCGAATATTTTAGGGTCTTCAAAAATACATGAGCGGAGTTTTGGGGAATATTTCCTTTTAAGGTTTTCATTATCTGCTTTATCCCAACAATGAATAAATATATCTGGAGAGTTTATTTTAATAAAATTCTCTTCCCAATATTTATGTGATAAGTCTTCTGTAATTTCCAGGCCGAGATTTGTTTTTACCTCATGTGCCGCGCAATGTGCCATAGGTGGTTGCCCGTATAAACATAGTGCAATTTTCATTTTTGTATATTACTGTGCCTTACATAAGATATCCTCTATTTCACGAAGATCAATGATATTATTTTTCGACTGATTACCATAAAACGTGTCTAGTTCCCATTCACATTTTTTAGATACAGCATCTTTTAAAGCCTTACTATAACCTTGTTTAGCTCCTTTTATTTTTGACCAAGTGTTTAACTTTGGTAATGTTACTGGCGTGTGTTTTTTTTCTTTGTTTAAACAAAAAAAGGCCGCGATTCCCATATTAATGGTTTCAAGAAATATAGCGTAATCTACTCCCAGTTTATTATTATCAATAAAGATTTGACCAAATAAATTTTTACTTAAAGCAGGTACATGCCATTCTTCAGGATCCATATTACAATAACCATCTATAAATTGTGAAAAGGTTTTAAATTTATGATACTCATTTACGTTCCCCCAGCCATTATCACGTTTTTTACTGGAGTCCGACTGGATCGGGCTATGATTATAATAGCTATATAATAACTCATATGGGTTTCTTAATACAGTAAAAGAGAATGACGCCTTTTTATACTCTTCCGTATCAACATATGACGGAAAATAATCTGTCTTAAATGATAAATGAGAATCTTTGACCCTTCTTGCATTTTTAATACCGAAGTGGTGTTCTCTTTCACGTTTGTTGCGACCATAATTTAATAAGTTCAACCTCTTGCATGATTTTAGAAAGACCCGGACTGAATTACCACCAGTTTTAGGTATATGAACAAAAAAAAGACTATGTTTACTCATTGAAATTATCGCTTAACAGTAGCTTGACCGAAATAAAAACCAATAATAGCTGTTAAAGCTTGTCGAATCTCTGGTACCATTAAATAGCCTTCTATTTCTACAAAAACTGGTTCAGTCTTTGTACCTAATAGGCCCCATAAAATTTTCTTTGTAACCAATTCTTCTACAACGATAGGATGTTGAAAAAATGTAACTACAAATGGAGCTAATATAACACCAAATAAAACACTCACAACAATTAAGCGACGAACCCATTTACCAGCATCAACACTAACCCGCTCGACAGCTTTATCTGCAGATTGATCGGCCATTTCTTTTTCTTTCATAAACATCTCAAAACGCTTTTGCTCATTTTCTGCACGTTTTGCGACTAATTTAAAAAAGAAACCAATGATCGAACCCCCTGCCATCGTCATTATTTCCGTAGGTATCATGTGTAATTATTTAATAAAAAGTTCTTCGAAAACTAAATAATTATATGCTAACATACTCTAGAGCTTTCAGACCATCTAACAATACTGAATTCACTGGCGCTTCTGCGAACGCGAACGGTTTTTTTGTTACGGAAGCTACTACTGGAACTCTCACATGTACTCTATGGAGACAAGATGGCAGCGAATGGACCGTCATCCTTCAAGCCGGGATAGCTCCCGCTAATGGTATTATACCACTAGCTGTTAAGAAAATTGTCGCGGCAGCTGTAAGCGATTTAGACGACGTAATAGTTATTGGAATTTAATCCCCACTAGGAGTTCTCTCATTACTAAACGCGATTACAATTTCCTTACAATGACGTGCGTGCTCAATTATTTCTATTTGCTTCTTTACTTCTTCTACAACGTCTGGATGTTCTCCAATACCAGCAGAGTTGTTTAAGTAATTAAAAAGAATAGCTTCTGCCTTCTTTTCCTCACCGTCGAAAGCGGCGCCCAATGCAATTAATATTTTTTCTCCTGTAGCATTCATAATCAGTCTAAAAATCCTTTTCTTTTATCATAAACTAATCTTTCATATACTGGGTTGTTTCTCTTTCCAGTTATATCAACATATAGCTTTTCTATATCTTCTTCGAACTTAATTTGCCTCATACCTTCTTTATGAACGGGGCGCGGGTCCTTATGTGTTGACATGAGCTCAAACTCTCTGTCCTCATTGGTATAAATGTCTCTTACGATAAACTTATATGCAATCATCACGCAAATGATAACCTACCATCCTTTAATTTGCAAGTTATTTTTTTCAGCTTAGATCTACTTTTTATTAATAACGAAGCTATCTCCGTCTCGATATGTTTCTCAAAAAACCTACGTAAGAAACGAGCACCATATTTTCGATTGTAACCTTGCTCGGATATATAACTACGTGCATCATCTGTTAATATAAATTCTATTTTATTAGTTTCTTGTAATTTACGCGTAAACAATTGTAATTGAATTTGAACTAAGTCGTGTATATCTTCTTTAGATAAATGCTCGAACCGAATAATCTCGTCGAGTCTATTTAAAAATTCTGGTTTAAAGAATTTTTGACATGCATTCTCTAAATCAATAAAACTTATTGCTGTACCACCAAATCCAATAGAATCTTTATCAAATAATTCAGCACCAATGTTACTAGTAAATACAATAATACAATTTTTAAAATTTATTTTACGACCTACACTATCAGTTAACTCTCCCTTATCTAAAACTTGTAGAAATATATTAACAACATCAGGATGGGCCTTTTCAATTTCATCTAATAAAAGCAAACTATAAGGATTGTTTTTAATAAAATCACAAAGCTGTGATCGATCTCCATACCCAACATAACCAGGCGGTGATCCTATTAATTTACTAGTAGAATGTTGATCTATAAATTCAGACATATCAATCTTAAGAAAATTTTGTCTATTGTAAAAAAAGTATTCAGAGATTAATTCACATAAATAGGTTTTACCAACACCTGTAGGACCAATAAAAAGAAATGATCCTAACGGGCGAGACGGGTCTTGTAACCCTGTTTTAACTCTTTTAAAATGATGTAATAATGATGTAATAGCTTTAGTCTGAGAGATATATCTTTCTTTTAATCGGTGTTCAACCTTATTTAAATCTGGTAAACTACTACCTCTAATATTGCTTATAGGTATATTTGTTTTAACACTAAGTATATCTCTTACTATATCACTTGTAATAACTTTATCAAACTCAACTGCTTTTTGCTGAATGATTTCTTTTTTTAATTTATTAGCTAAAATTGTTTCTTTGCGACGCAACTTAATACCATCTTCAAAATTAAGTCCCTCTACTGCAGTAAGTTTCTGTTCTTGTATATTATCTATTTTTTGTTGAAGTTGTACGATTTGTTCTGATGTATTAGATATTTGATTTTTTATATGAGAACCACACTCGTCTAATAAATCTAAGGAAGCAGCAGGCTGACTTTTATCAAAAATAAATCTAGTTGACAGCTTAACAATATCTTCTACTATACTTCGCTCATATTTAACATTGTGAAACTTCTCATATATTGGTAGCATATTATATAATATACCTTTTGTCTCTTCTAAGTTAGTTTGCTTAACAACTATGTTTTCAAAATTAGAACTAATAGTAGTTATATCATCAATATATTTTTTATAATCATCTGCTGTACATGTACCTATAAAATTAATATCATCACTATTAAACAACTCACTAAAATATTCTTCAATATTTGCAGTACCATCAATCCGTGTTATAAGAGCAATATCATTGATAAACAAAATTACATCAGTATTATTTTTTAAATAGTCTTGAAGTACGTCCATTCTAGCTTCGAAATCACCTCTAAACTTTGTACCACCTATAAGTGTTTTTAATTTTAATTCTAATATTCTTTTGTCATGTAAATGGTTTGGAGTGAGTTTTTTAGTTATCCTTCTAGCAAGTTCATATACTACTGACTTTTTACCAACACCTGGTTCTCCAGTTATAATAAGATTAGTATTATGCTTTTTACCTAACACGAGATATATTTTATCAAACTCCGCATCTCTTGAAAAGGTACTTTGTAGTTCGTTAACAGAAGCTTGATATGTTAGATCAATAAAATACGGTTCTAAACTTTCGGGAATAACTGATTTAAGCGCACGACTAGTCGCTGTAATATTTCCTAATTCTTTTTGAATAGCGTTTTTTACATTATCAAAATTTAAACCATACTCCATAAGAATAGAAGTCGCAACACCGTCATTTTCATATAATAAAGATAAAAATAAATGTATTACATCGACTGTACTTTTATCAAGTTTTTGAGCTAAATTTTTTGCAAAATCTATTATACGTAAAACACGAGGAGTAAATGCTGGACCGGTATCTACTTTAACAAGTTTATTTGTCTCCTCTATGTTTAAAATACTAATAACAACATCTTTTAAATGAGTTCTATCTACTTCTAATCGCTCAAAGGTTTGATCTAAAAAATCGTCATGACTCTCAATCAAACCTAAAAGTAAATGTTCTGTACCAGCATATCGGCTTTTAAATTCTTCTGCGTAGAATTTTGAAGCCGCAAGAGCGTCTTGCGCTGTTGAACTGAATGTCATTACTAATACTTATTATACTTATTAATAAACACTAGTGTAACTTTATGCAGCTGATAACTTTATGCAGCCGAAAAGCGGTCATCTGTCCCTGAACCATGGAAGGTACCCGAACCAGCAGTTACTGCATCAAGAGATGTAGATAAGATATCCCCCGCAGCACCACCTACTCTTAATTTATAATTATCTAATACATTATTATAACTAATGTCAGTGTGTGTTACTGTATCTGAGACTCTATCTTTCAAAGGTAAAGAAAGATCAGAACTTCTAGTATAATAGTTAGTTGAAGCTGGTGCTCCATCACTCTTACCAGGTTCACCTAAGCCACCACCCTCGTTTCCAGTCATTGCTCGGAAAAGAGTTACAGTAGAAGATATTGCATCAATTGCTGTTGTATCACCGTCTACTGTTGCAGGTACTGCTTTTTGTAGTTCAATTTCTGGATAATATTGTCCTGTTGTATCCCAAGTTCCACCTGCTCCACCTGTTCCTGTCCAACTAGGTGTTGCTGCCGACCCGTCTTGTAGAAAAGCTTTAGTAATATCCATATCAGGAGCTTGGCTGCTTATATTCTTAACAGCACAACTACCGCCAGCACCAACGTTCAGTGCATGAACTCCTCCGCCTCCTCCTCCGCCGCAACCATACCATAACGGCCATGTGTGAGCTGGCATTTGAGCAGAAGAAACTGCAGGAAGACCTCCACCACCGCCACCAGCACCACCATATACTTTACCGTTGTTAGTAATTAAAATTCTCTTATTAAAATGATCATCAAACCCACTTATTGCTGGTCCACCTGATGAACCTGTCCATGTAGTTAAAGTACCAGATTCCCACGAACCTATATTAACCCTATCATCTTCATTATCAAACCTAGTACCTCTATCGACACCTTCGATAGCTAAACCATTACCTCCTTTACCTCCTTTACCTATAATTACATTACCACTATTTTTAACGACAATATCAATTTGATTATTAAAATGCTTAAATGTAAGAGGATCCTTTCCAGGTTTCCTAGTTATCTTAAAATATAACGCTGGTAATAAGTCTGACGTTGAAATAATAGAAAGAGAAGAAAGAGCTGTTGTTGAACTAGGTTCATCGATAATAAATGCAGCACTAATAGGATTAGTAGCTGATACTGTAGAGAATGCATTACCGTTTATTGCTTCAGTACTAGCAGATAAGGCTTCCCATACATTAACACAACTTAATAAAGCCTGATTAGTTTCACTATGACTGTCAACCCTATGCATAGCAGAAATACTTGATACATATAAGCTTATTGTCTTATATACTTGTGATAACATAATACCTTGTGTAAGATCAGGGTTATCATCAGCTTTATTAATCACTGCATTAGCAGTAGGTCTATATATGCGAACATCAATTTTAGCACCTTGATCAAAATTTGTATTAAACCCAGGAATATATTCTGCGCTAAGATCAAATATTACTGAAGATACACCTGGTTGAAAAAATATCGTACTAGTATTTGATAATTGAGCAGCAGAGACTTGAGCGTCGTTTGTTCCACCAGCTACTGGTGGGAAGTCAGCTGCTACATCTCGATCACCTGTCTCCGAATCTGTTGAATAAATCCCGTATACATCATTGCCGGGGATCATTGGAGTATAATCCATATCAGTAGGCCAGTTAACTGAATTAGTTTCAATATTACATGCTGCTGATAAACTATAGTTATTATCATCTACAGTCCTTCGAATCTCTACTTGAGCTACATACCCTACCGGATCGCCAGCTTTACCTGTTGGGTTAGTAAAAACCTGAGCTCCTTCTATCGTAATATCATACAACTCAAAATCAGGTTCTATTGTAACTTTACACTCTGGAGTTGAATTAATCTGATCTTCATCAATGATACAATTACCGTCTTCTATCTCTTTAATTATAACTCTAAAAGATCTATTATACGCAGAAGGGTCTTCATTATATTTGTCCCTGTTAACAACTGTACCTTTCGCATCTTTTGCAAAAAATTTATCAGTAGTGAATTCAATAGTAATATTTGATATTCCAGATTCGAATCGAACAGTACTTGGGGTTAACTCGTTTATATAATCAAAATCATCAGTAGAGGTATTATCACCAGGAATTGTATATACATGAACAGCACAAGCATTATCTATAACACTAACAAGATTTGCTCTAGAAATACCTAAACTGACTACATCCCCGGAACTAACTTTAAGACTAGCTGAATCTAAAGTTACCACATTAGTAGTCATATCCCCTACGCCTGGTAATCTCGTTGCGACTCCAGACGGAGGATCAGTATTTAATGTACTTTCTTTTATACAATCAAATAATGTTTCTTGTTGCTTGTATAGTAATTCAATAGGTCTATTAACAACATCAGTTAATAACGGCTCGTTTACACCTATCCAAAAATCATCATTACTGTCAAAAGTACTTAACCTTTCAAATCCATGATCATTTACAACACATATAGCAGGAACAATCGAAGTACCTAAATTAGCTTTAGTGTAATGAGTGTATATTTTTTTATTTAAATTTTCGAAAAATGAATAATGATTATATATTAATTTCTTTGTAGTTTTATTAAACGTAATATGATTAACTATTTCTTGAGGTAATACATATATATCAGACAGTGTAAAATAATTTGTATAAAAAGTCTCATTATATAATTTTGTAGTAGTATTTTTATCTTTAAAAAGATATGTGGATGTCTTATGACCGGACGCGGGCCATACGGGTGGTCCACTATAAGTGTCGACTTGGTTACCTGATACTACGCTAGAGAGAGTAGTTGTGGTTATTGCTAGATAATCATGACCATCATGTAATACACTATCAAATGAAGCAATTGTTTGTGCGCTAGTATTTTGAAAATCAGTTGTTAGATTAATAGGAGTAGTCCATTTAGAGTTAGGACCAACTCCCGGATGGTTTATTTTTCCTGTACCAAAATCTAACCTAGTTATAGGAGTATCTAAGGCTGTTTTATATAGTTTATATATATTTCTATTACTGGCTATATATAAAATATTTTTTGAGGATTTACTATTAACTATCTTTTTAAAATTACTTCCTTCAGGTTTATATAATTTTTGCTGAGCAATTGTCGAAGCAGGTCTCGCCTCAGGAAATACATAAATTTCATATGGTAAATATGATTCAAATATTGATACAGGGTCTCCTATAACTCTCGTAACTGGATCATATTCAAATATTCTACCTTTATTAGTAAGTATATACCCACGAGAATTTGTATTCGTATTAGATAGCTCATCTACAACAATTGAAACTGGTTCCTCTGGTAACAAGCCTACGGGGAATGTAAACAAATCACCGTGTTTAATTTCTTCAATATAATTAAAATTTAAATCATATATTTTAATACTACGAGCACCATTATCTAAAATATATATTTTTTCTTTATGAATACTAAAATCAACAGGATCAACTAGTCTGTTTTTTACTTGAGTATATTGAGTACCACCTAATGTTTTTAGTAAAATACGGCCCGGTTTTTCATCTACCCTAGATACTTTAGCTGTTGTTCGTTTAACAGCAACATCATTAGTTAAAAGACCAGAGGCCTCGAACTTAAATAACGTCTTATGACCTCGATCTAAAACAAATAAAAACTCATCAACAATATCTACACCCGCAACTCGTTTAAATTTAAATGCATTTTTATCATCTCGACTATATTCAACAAAATTTCCTGATAATATTGTTGAAAGAGAAAGAGTTCTAAAACCAGTGCTACTCTCCAGTACTGCTGACTCTCCTTTAGAATATAAAAAGTACACAAATTCATCACTATCAAGTTTTTTTGTTATATGCGTTTGAACATGACCGTACATAGAAGACAAACTATTACCAGAAGCTGGATTAAGGTCTGTTGAAACAAATGTGGGAAGGAAATTATTATCAATGTTAATATAATAAGGATGCGCTGATGTAGGGTATTGAGATGTTACCATTTCTGCGTTAGCAATTAACCATAAATAATTCCGATAAAGTTTACGAATGCTGTCATTATATACTTCTGTCACGGCAAAGTCATTATGACTAATTTTAATATCTTCTAAAGAATATGGTAAGCTAATAGCAGGAGTATCAAGCGACCCTAGCACTCTGTTTGTAGGATAGCCAATACCAGTTACTGCAGTAACCTCATTGTATAGTGTATGAGCCATTATTAATTATTTAACGTTTTTGCCTTGATTTAACAGATTGAAGTTACAAAGACATTTGTAAATATTTATAATGCCACGGAAAAAAGTAAAAAAAGAAAAACACAAAATAACTCCTGATCTTATTTTAGATTTATACAAACACACTAAAACATTACCTGATCCAGAAAAAGAAGAAACAGTTGAAAAAGTAAAAGATCTTGTAAAATATATAGGCAGTGAAATTAGTATAGATTTACATGACATCAAAAATTAAATTATCTTGGGAGAGTATTGAGCAAGACGTATCTTTATTAACAAAAAAAGCAAAAGATTTTCATCCTACATGTATTCTCGGTGTTGCAAACGGTGGGATGATTCCTGCGACTCTCTTAGCAAAACTATTAAAAGTTGATAAATTACTCTCATGTAACTTAAAATCATATCAAGACGATGCACCTCGGAGCGGGCCTCATAATATAAATGATGTAGTAAAACAAATCTCCTTTCCAACACAAGATGAATTAATGAGAGAGAGAGTTTTAGTAGTCGACGATCTTGTTGATACAGGATTAACTCTACAAAAAATATATAATAACTTTGTTCTATATAATGATCAATATAATATAAATTGGGATTTTGCTACATTATATTATAAGTCTAAAACATCCTTCATGCCTGATTATACAGTAAGAGAGTTTGAGAATGATGCTTGGATTGTTTTCCCGTGGGAAAAATAATTAACTATATCCGAGCATGGTTAAAGTATGACCGGAGTTAAATACTGAATCAGTCGCATCAAAGGTACCACCAACTTCACCAATCCGAAACTGAAAATGAAGATTACCGGTTGTAGAATTACTACTTAACGGGCAGAAGAACTGTACAACTCCGCCATGTGTTAAACCACCACTACCTTCTGATCTTTCATAAGCAGCTGATAAAGTTGGAGCAGCGTTATTATCAAGAGCACCGTCTCTCACTTCAAGAAGACCATGTTTTTCATTACCCCACGTACTAGCGTGACCTGGCCATAAAAACTGAAATAAACCTGTAGTAGCTGTTTTAGGAACACCAGTCGGGTTTGTATATGTTAGCCAGTTACATGCTGAACCAGCTCCACTATGAGTAGAAATCGTTACAGGTGATGAAAGAAATTTTAAAGTACCATCAGCAATCGCTACAGAGTCTGTAGTAGCGGATAATTGACCACCAGCTGTAACAACAACATTTCTGTTACCAGTTCCTTTAAGACCAACTACAAACGCACTACCACCAGTTACACTGGTTGTTGATACTGTACCACTAAAAGTTACATCACCTGAAACATCACCACCTGAGATATAATCACCTGTAATATCGTCATTTTGGACATCTATATTACCAAAGGGTATACCGGAGTTAATTGATACCCAGCTAGATCCTGCGCTAGCATCTGATCCAGTTAATAACATACAAACTGTAGCACTTGCATGAAGAATGTTGCGAGTTGTTACACCATCAGCGGCTTTATATGCAGAGGCAGGAAATACGGCTAAATCACCAGGCATAGCATAGCCACCTGGACCACCGTCATATGCAGAAGCCTGTACTAGCTTACTATGAAATTGATGACCTTTTGAACCACCACTAACATGAGTAGTAGTTCCTACTGATCTACCACCTGCCGTTGAACCGTCACCAATTACTATTCTATAGGCATCTGTAGAATATCCGAGTTCACCTGCACACAGCGTGGTAAGCTTTCTATCTGTATCAGTACCGCGTCGTAAAAATAATCTAGCCTTCTTAACCTCTGCCATATAAAATATTTAATATCTAGATGTGATTAATACAAGCCTTATTAAATAATTATAATGAACAAAAATGAGACCTATTATGCGTTAGCTACACAACAAGGTAGCTCTGTTAAACTCGAAATTAGAGAAACAGTAAAAGGTAATGTAGTTAAAACTTATAGATACCCGGGAACTCTAGAAGGACAGCCTGTTATTTCTGGAGATACGGTAAACTTTACAGTAGCAATAGGTTCTTATAGGAAAATGATAATCCAAAACATAAAAACCGGGAAGAAAGTAGAACGTCGAATTCAATAGCATAAATACTTATGTTATGAATGATTTATTTAATTACTTAACAAAACCACGGGTAGCAAGATCATACAGTCCTATGTTTGATCTTTTTAATACACTAGAGCAATCATTTACTGGACCATTTGAATCATTTTCAAATGATAATATCCGGTTTAATGAAACTAAAGAAGGGTCAAATGTTGAAATTGATCTTCCGGGTGTAAAGAAAGAAAACCTTAAAGTCACTTACAATGATGATACGGATGTAGCTTATGTTGAAGCAAAACGAACCATTACTACAAAAACTGGTTCTAAAGAAGAAACATATAACCGATCATTTAAAATTGATGGGAGTGATTTTAATGTTGAAGAACTAAAAGCAGAAATCACTGACGGTGTTTTGCGTATTAATGTTCCTAGAGCTGAGCGTAAAGAACAAAAAGTAATTAACGTCGAAGTGGCTTAAACCCTTCTATCTAAAATAGTTACAGGTAGCGAAATATTAAAGTGTTTCGCTACCTTTCTTTTCATGTGATATAGGCTGAGCTTGTGCTCGAATATGACTATTACATTCTTCACCAACACCACGAACACCGTCTTTTTCTTTATATAACTTGAGAGGTAAATTCTTAAACGGATGAGTATGTGGATATAATTCTACTTTGTCATCAGTACTGTTTTTAGTTAAAGTTAACTTTATTTTTCCATGACCTACATTTTTACTAGATCTATTATGCTTCGTTAAATCAAAATCCGCCCATAACGTTAACCCTTCTAATAATTTACCAAACACTACTACTGGTTCTGTTTCCTGTATTTCAACAGGTGCAGAAATATGATGAACACTTAGTTCACCTTCGACATGAGCGCCTCCTTGAACGATAAGGTTTTGAGTAACACCTAAGTTACTGTCTACTAATACTTGTCTACTATGCTTATTGCGTAGAGTTAGCATTTCAGCAGCAATATCAACCCTCTTAGACGACATATTAATTTCATACTCAGAACTTATATTAACTTGCTGACCAGCAATATTTGTTATCGTACCTCCAATATCAACTCCACCCGTAGTCTTAATACTAACGCCTCCACTACCAACTAAAACATTCCATTTATTTCCAATATTTTGTGTATAATCTCCTCCCGGGAAATCATCTTGATGAACATATTCCAATAAAGCTGATTCTTTCTTTGTAGTAGCAACACCTTTTGTAAACACATTTACTTCATAATTTTCTATCTTACCAACTTCGTCTATACGTACTGACGGAAAGTCGTTAGGTTGTAGACCAATATTTTCTATTTTATGCTTTGTGATGTTTACAATCTCACTGCCACCAAGACCTAATTTCTTCTCAATATTAATTATTTTCTGAATCTTTGCTTGTAAATTATCTATCACAACCTTCTCTTTATCAAACGCAACATCCCAATTACCATCTTTACTAGAAGGACTCTGGCCCGTACCTCCGCACACCGGGCAAACCTTTTTACCTAAAAACTGTTTTGGACTAGACGGGTCAATTAAATCGCTAAGAGTATCAGCGTACTTTGAATCAACTTCTGCAGCATGATCAAATGAAGAATTACCGCTATCATATGCAAAATTTTGCGTTACTGATTTAAATGTATATATATTGTCCCATATCTGATCTTTGTGAAAAACATCACTACAAAGCGGACATTGTGCTGGTGTACCAAGTTTTCGCTGAAGTCCTGAAGTCTTTTTTATAAAATCATTAGGATCGTTTACTGGCTCAGTTCTTTGAAGCTCAAATAATTGCTTACCATCGGCAATATCTTCCATAAGATCTCGCCATTCTTTTTGATATTCCCTATTTAAATTACCAATTTTCTTATAATAATCTCCGTTAATAATCTGATCGTAGTCTCTACCAACATAGTCATTTTTAGTTCCATTAATAGTAAAAAACTCATCACCTAAAACTAATTTTTGATTATTCTTTGTTGCAAATTCTATATTAACATCGTTATTAAATTCTTTAAATGAACCAGAATAATGAGTCAATTTTAAAGCTTCTTTAGTGTCAGTACTAACTATTTCTATAGTACCGCCTTTTTGATTAATAACATACTTATTTCTATAAATGTCTGTATTATGATTATATTCAGTACTTATATTTTCATACGAACCGGGATAATCTAAATCAGAATTATATATTGACTTCCATTCGGCGGAGCCATACGTTGTCGCAAAATAAATCGGGTTATTTGGATCCCCTTCCGCAAAAAACACCCACACATGAGCACCTACATTAGGTATACTAAAACTACCTTTTGCACTATTAGAATAAGAAGTTGGAACATAATTATATGAAAATCTATTTACATTATTAAATCTAACTTCATTTTTATCTGAAAATGCATCAGCAACTTTAAGGTCGTGATGCTCATATTTTCTAGACGGCTTTTCACCTATACCGTCTTGGTTTAAATTATACTCACTTTCAATAGACTCCTCCGCAGGAGTCGAACTATTAACGTTATTAGAATCCGATATTGTTGCTGTTTGAGTATATGCGTTATATCTTGCAGGAGCAACACTACCTGCTATCGGAGATGCACACTCTGCCCATGGAACTACTACTTTAAGCTCTTCTATAATATCTGTAATATCACTGTTAATATTTCTTCCGATAAATTTAAATGCTTTATCATTATTATTCTCGTCCCAGTTTTTATAAATTGTAGGTGAGACAGGAGGTACCCATACTTTTATTCTACCTCCTTTATCGGGATCATTGTTTTGTATAACTAGTCCTATATAATTACCGAAATATTTCTCAGTGTCGTTTAATCCTGCATTTGCATTTACATGTATACTACTCATTTTGTTTATTTTAATATCCGGGTGTTGGTGGGTTTGGTAGCACTCTATTACCTTCCGGTAATATTTTCATTCTTAATCCTGCAGCTGTTTCAACAGGTTCATCGGCCTGACGTTTTGATAATTGCATTAATCTAGCACCTCCTTTAAAACGGTGCCTAGACTTCACAATTGAACTAACAGTATTATTACTTACTTTTTGATCTTTTTGTATACTTGTATTAAGAGTACCTACAATTTGATCACTTTTATTCATAATATCTTGTTGTTTTTTATCAGGATTATTTCGCCATTGTACTATTGTTGTCTCAGACACTTTATCTCTTGTTGACGACTCTCCTATACGTTTAGGAGCAGCAGGGTCTAATTCATCTATTTGATTTTTTCTTTCCGCATCTTCAAATTCCTGCTCTCTTTTTCTCTTCCCTTCTTCAAAAGCATCCATAAATTCCTTTACTTCTGCAGAAGAAGCAGGTGTTGCTTCCGGGCATATATCTCTAATCTGTCCATGTAAACGTTGTTTAAATAATGTTAATTGATGTATTTTAATTTTCTGATACATTAAACCACGAAGCTCTGCATCGATTTTCTGTTCTAATTGATTACGAAACTTCCCTAAAATACCATTTAATCTATCTTCAATATTTATCAAGAAATCTATAGTAGGAAATTTATTAAGTAAGTCTCTTACAGCTTTATTAATACAGCCAAGTACTGTCTTCATAAATGTTTGTTTAAGAGCGCTTATCTGTGACGTAATATTATCTAATACTGCACCACCTAAACTACCTAATAAATTATCTTGATCTAAACTAACTCCTGTAAATTTTTCTAAAGTACCCGTTATAGCTTCTTTAGGGGTTAGCTTTAATCCCTGTTTATATGCCACAGCTAGCTGTTTAACTTGTCTAGGTGTAATTGAAGCAATAATGCCTGTCTTTTTGTCTCCTGTTAATTGATCTGATATCTTAGTAGGATCTAAAATATCTGCAACAGCATCAACTTTTTTCTTAATTGCCTCTTTTATTATTTTTCCTGATATTAAAGTATTTTTAGCAATTTCTTTAAACGGTGGAATCGTTGGAATTGCGAATGCTTTTCTAAAAGCCGCTACAGCACCAGCCGCAGTACTTGTAAGAGCCTTTTTAACAGATCCTGGCATATTATAATTATTTATACTTGATCTTTGTAGTAGATATGATATAATACATGTATGACGATTAAGGTGTCTCATGAATCTCCTATTGCTCTACTGCCAGAGTCAATATTATACAACGATTATCAATATTGTTTAGTACATTTAATGGAAGAAGAACCAGAATATAGAGACTGGTTTCTCGGAAAATATAGAGCCGTCAGACCAGATGGTGAAATTTTATTAGATAATTCTATTTTTGAACTTAAGGAAGCGTTTGATTCGGAAAAATATGCACAATGGTGCGAGAAAATAAAACCAAATTATTACATTGTACCAGATGTATTAGAATCAGCATACGGTACAATAGCAAACTTTAAAGCATTTACACAAGATTATAGTGGTCTTCCGGGAGCAACTATCGGTGCAGTTCAAGGTAAAACATGGACGGATGTCGTTGATTGCTATAAGTTTATGTCAGAGAATGCAGATTATATTGCTATGAGTTTTGACTTTAGTATGTATAATGTAACGGGGTTTAATCGATTAATTGATAATGAAAAACTTATGCGACAAACTACAGGAAGACAAAACCTTGTAAAAAGACTTATTGATGAAGGATGGTGGGATTGGGATAAACCACATCACTTGTTAGGTGCTTCATTGGCTAGAGAGTTTAAGTGGTACGTGAATAATAACATTTATAATATTAGAAGTCTTGATACATCTAATCCAGTTGTAGCAGGATTATTAGGTTATCCATATCAAGGAGATTTTGGTCTAAGTCATAAACCTAGTCAATTACTAGCAGATCTGATTCAAGCTCAACCTGATGATGACGCAAAAGAACTTATTAGATACAACACAAAGATGTTTAAAAGTATTATTGGACGATGAAGTGGATTGCATTTTTTAGTCAAACTGGTTCTGAAATTGTTAATATATCTAAGACTATCAATAGATGGCCAGATCTTGTTGTAACTAATAAACAAAACGACGAAAGTACTAATATTGAGCTTGTTCGACGAGTAAACCAACAACTAATTAATATAGTTAGATTACCAAAATGGCCAAAGGAAATGGATTATCTTAGAGCAGCTGATGCTTTAAATTATTCTATTTTAAATGACGATTGGACAAACGATGTATTTGTAACTCTTCATGGGTATCTTAGAATATTACCTCCTGACTTTACTAGATCATCTAATATCTTTAATGGTCATCCAGGAGCTATTCATATCTATCCTGAACTTAAAGGTTTTAATCCACAGAAAAAAGCTTGGGAAGCGAACCATATTCGAGTCGGGTGTGTTATTCATAAAGTAACCCCCGAACTCGATAATGGTCCTATTATAGAAAAGTGTCTTATTAATAATGATTTTGATTCATACGAAGAACTAGAGAAAGCTCTTCACGTTGAATCTACAAAACTTTGGATAAATTTTTTAAATGAAAGATTACGATGAAATTAAAAAAACGGTAGAAGCAGATTACCCTCAAACATGCGCAATGTTGAAGAATTTGCTCGAAGAAGAATATAAATTGTTTATTCAAAAACAATACGATTACGGACCAGGTAACATTTCAGTTGGTCAAGACGTATCGAAACCAGAAGGACAAGTAGTCGCAAAAACAGGACTAGTGTTTCGGATTCATGATAAAGTACAAAGATTGATTAATCTTATCATTGTGAAACGTACTGACGAAGCTGCCAATGAACCAATTATCGATGCTTGGAAAGATTCAAGTTTATATTGCAAAATTGCTCAGATAGTCGATAATGGTACTTGGGGCAAATAATGTTAATATCTTTTACAGGAGCTCAATCTTCAGGTAAGACGACGTTACTCAATCATTGGACTGATTGCAGGAATCACTGGAAAGTAGTTCCGGAAGTTACTCGTAAGTTAAAAAGACAAGGGTTTGAGATAAACGACGATAGTAGTAACTACGTCGATACTCAAATCGCAATATTAGCTGATCATCTAAATAATATATTTTTATACTCTGATACAGAGCCAACCGGAATAGCTGTAGATACTATTTTGGATAGATGTATTATTGATGGCTTTATTTATACACGATACTTTCGACGAGAGGGTAAAGTAGATGAATTTGTAGATAAGATATTTACTTATATGCTGAAAAAGTATATTGAGAAATATGATTATATCTTTTATACTAGCCCATATGATGTAGCTCTAATTAATGACGGAGAAAGATCTATGAGCGAGAGCTTTCGCAATAAGATTATAAAATTATATGAAGAATTAATCTTAGATAAGTATCCGAATGTTTATGTACTTGAAGGGAGCGTTGAGAGTCGCTATAATAAGATGATAGAGATAATATATAATGAGTAAACTCGATAATAAAAACATAAGTAAGCACCTAGGTAAAACTAGCAAATATAAATCTCAATACGATCCGAGTCTTCTCGTAAGAGAGCCTAGATCCAGTAACCGCAAACATCTTGATATTAAAGAGAAAGATCTACCTTTTGTAGGATACGATGTATGGAACGGTTATGAAGTATCAGGACTATTAAATAACGGTGTTCCTATTAGTGCAGTTGCTAAAGTAGTATATCCATGTGATAGTAAATATATCGTCGAATCTAAATCTATGAAACTATATTGGAATAGTTTTAATATGACTAAGCTCGGAGATACAATAGAAGAAACAGTGAGCGCTATGGAGAAGATGGCTACTGAAGATCTTAGTACGTTATTACAAACAGAAGTTAAAGTTAAATTATTCTCTTGCGATACTGATTTAAAAGGAGTTTCTAATCCATTCTTAGAATCATATGATGCTACTCCAAATTCTTTAGCGATTGTATCAACTAAAAAATATGTAAGGTTGGAGCACTACTTGACAACTGGATGGCGGTCAAAGGAGAAGATTGAGATTACTAAGTATAATGAAGATCCTTCTATATTTGATACTAAATATACCTCTGTATCTCAGCCGAATAATCTAAATGTAATGTCTTCATTACTTAAAAGTAATTGCCGAGTTACGTCGCAACCTGATTGGGGAGATGTATTTATTCATATAGAAGGACAATGGTTGCCTGGTGTAAGAGAATTACTTGAATATATTATTTCGTTTAGAGACGAAAACCACTTCCATGAAGAAATATGTGAAACTATATATAAACGCTTGTATGATAGGTTCTCCCCGCGGGAATTAATGATTGCGTGTCTATACGCACGAAGAGGTGGATGGGATATTAATCCAGTTAGAGCTAATAAAATAGAATTAATCGATAATATTATGTGGGATGAAACCATTCCATGGATTAAGACTATTAGACAATAAAAAAAGGGCGCTCTTTCGAGCGCCCTTCGATAATAAACAATATTCGACTTACTGGAATACCGTAGATTGTGCTGCAGCAGCACCACTGTTGAACTGCAAGCCGAGACCAGCAACAAACACAACATGGTAGTAGTTAGCTGCACCAAAGAGGTGATCAACTACACCATAACGTGTTAACATACCGACCTTCGGATAGAAGCTATTCGGATCAACCGAACGCTGTACCATAACCGGAATATAAGGACAGTAAATGATACCAGTATCATAATACTCTGGCCCTTTATAACCAAGCAATGCATACTCAACCCTTGTGGAGGCGCCTGTATAACCTGTTCCCAAGTTATATGTAGCTTCGGTACGTGTATCGCGATAAACGTTAAAACGTCCACCAACGTTACCAACCTTAGCAACACCAACCGGTTGTGTGTTAACATTACCGTTAACGGTCATCCAAGAGAACTCAGGAAGCATCTCAAGAATGGCGCAAACACTAGGTGTTGCAACAACAAAGTTAGCAGCACCACGACGGTTGCGAACAGCCATCCTATTAGCCTCAACGATCAACTTCTGATAGAAGTCGCGATTTCTCTCACCCTGCCAGCGAGCATCAGCAGCTGATACCTTGTATGTGGAATAGCCAGTGTTATGACCACCACCGATAGCAGCTTGAACCATGCGAATAATCATCTCACGGTCGATTTCAGCTTGAATCTCATATGACATAGCATTTGTCAACTCAGCGTCAACATCAATACCATTCATATTCTTAAGATCCTGCTCGAGCTCAACTGACCAACGAGCGTTCAGCCTACGAGTACCAGCTTCAACAGCTGTCTTCTCGAAACTCAACTCGACGGTAGGAGCTGACTTAGCCTTATCAAGCTCGAAAGCAGACAAAGCAGCAGCAAAACCTTCGTCCTGTGAATCAAGACCAGCTGACAACCAGTGCGCTGTACCAATACCAGCAAGTGTACCAACTGACGCAGCAGCTTGAGTACCCGCTTGAACGGTCGAGCTACTTACACCAGTAAATGATGTACCTAAGTAGTTGTGACCCAACTCACCGTTAGGTGCGCCAGCAGAACCAGCAGCAGCTGTTCCTGCATTATTCACTGCATCAGTGACATCACCGATATGTGAAGCAGCACTTGTATCAGCAGCAGCTGTATTATCAATAGTATCAGCGCTGTACTTATAACGAAGAGCAAATGCGAGACCAACCGGACCACTCATCGGCTGAACACCAACGATCTCGTTAGTAATCAACTCAGGGAATGTACGGCGAATCATCGGAATAAGAATCTTCGGTAAACGTGCGTCGTTAGATGCATATGTATCCCCAGATCCATATGTACCACCGGCCTGACCAGCACCATGACCAACGCTCGAACCAAACGAGCCTTGATTATTTGCGGCATTACCAGATGTGTTACCCTCTCTCAAACACCATTCCTCTTGGTTCTCAAGGAGAATGGCAGTGTTCATCCGCGTATGCGGATTCTCAATAGGCGAAACTTTGTCAGAGGTATAGTCCAGAACTGGACTCCACTTCTCCAACAATTGCTCCGCTCTATTATTGTCAATATAATTAGTATTTGGACGTGTTTCTGTTTCGTTCATAATAGTAATATCCTTTCATTTATATAATAATAGTTTCCGTTGCATTGGAGAATCAGGTAGTATATACCTCAACATTTAAAATGGATTTTATAATCTCATATTAGCTAATTCTTGAGCATAATGACTAGCTACGGTTTTGGGTTGCTCTACTTTCTCTTCAACAACCTCAACCTTAGCTTCTTTAGTCTTAGACTCTGTCATAGCCTCTTCTTTTAACAAATCAAGAGATTCTTGAGCTTTCTTGTCAAAAATATTGACTGTGTACTCAAAGTTCTCTTCAATAAACGCAAGATCTTTATCTTCAAAAGTCTTTCTTACGAAATTCATTTTCTTTTCATCAAAACCAGTAAGCTTCTTCTCTAAATAGAGATCCTTTTTAAGACTTTCTAGTTCTTCTGAAACTGCATTATGGGATTCAGTGAGCTCATTAAGTTCTTTCTTCTGAGCATCAATAGTCTCTTTCCCGTCTTTAACTGCATCCCTAACAGACTCAGTAGCTAATGCCATATCAACTGAAAGCATCTTGCGAATGTCGCTTAATAAAGTAAATGCTCTCTTATTTGTTGTAGCTTCCTCAATTGTCTTAGTAGGAATAGCTTCATCTATATATGAATCAAGATAATCTGAAACTGACTCAACAACAGTGTCTTTCAATGACCCAGCTTCCTCATTAATAGCGGTACGGTATCGTTGAACAACATTCTTTAATTTACGTGCACGATCTTGATCTACTGCCTCAACAACTTTAGTGAGTTTTTTAGTGTGATCCTTATCTATAGCTTCCAGGAGCTGTTCTAACTTCTTAGAGTGCTCTTCATCTTGAGTTGTAAGGGCCGCTTCTGTCGCGATTTGAGCACGGTCATCGGCCTTTTTTTCAACTGCTTCATTGAACACTGTTTCAATTTGTTTAAGACTGTCTTCTGTGAGAACGTCTTTACCTACTTGTTTAAGTAAATCAGATATATTGCTCATGTTTAAAATAAATCCTTTTTAGTTGCTTTCGCTATTTTTTGTTTAAGTTTTTCTGCTACAACCGATTTTAGATCTGCAGTAGCATTGGCGTAGTTTTTATCAATAATATTACCGATAAACGATTTGATCTGTTTATTTTGATCCATCATAATTATTTAAGTAATTTATACAATTTTTTTAAAAGTTTTGAATTAGTTCAATGAACTTATTCTTAAAGTATTCATCGACATCCTTACGTGGTAAGTTGTTTAAACTCTCTTCAAACCTATCAAAATGCTCTTCAAATTGTCCGCTATGATTTAAAATCCATTGCTTCGACTCTAATATACCGTTAACAAAGGCATCTGAATAAGAAGGATCTGCAACACAATCAATCGCAACTAACTTCATTTCAGTAACATGACCAACATCACTATCAGGTTCTTGATCAATCTTACCTAATGCCCTTGATGACATACCAACTCTCACACCATCTGTTACTAATTGTTTTACTATAGTACCACATGGTGTTTGTAGGACTTTACTCTTACCATAAAAAATGTTACCGTCTTGTTTCATTTCGGTAACTATATGACATGCTCTTTCTAAGTCGACCTCAGCTGTAGTAGGATGGTTTAATTCACCCATGGCTCGGTCTGTCTTAATCATTTCTTTTTGATACCGAGATACTTCTTGAACCATATTATCTAAATCGTATACTCGTTTATTCTTATTAACCTCAGAAGCCATCATATATGGTCCTTTAATGTATAATCTAGATTCAGATTTATTATTTTTTTCCTCTACGATGTATTCAAACTCGGTTGGGTCCGTTTTCTCTACTAGCAATTTAAAGGCCATAGCGCTATAAAATATTTATTGTTTATCTTACTTTTTTCCGTTAAATAATTCCTTTTCTGTAAGAATTAGAAAATTATATCCATGATCATCAGCCCATTTTTTTGCTGCTTTCCACTTAGATTGATTAACATCATATGTAGCTTGTTCATGTAAAAATGTACTTCGCTTCTTTCTCCCTCTCATAACCGGGCGTTGAGTCTGACTATATGGCTTTATTTCTACTAAGTATTTTACCTTTTTATTCCTCTCTTGTAATACTAAAGTATTATCGACATAATATCTATGTGTTCGAGAATCTAAAGGACTTATATAAGGAACTATAACACACTCGCTAGTCCATTCAAGTACATTTGGATTATAATCACACCACTTAAAAAAATGTAATTCCCAAGAACTTTTATATTGAGGATATTTCTTGCCAAGAAATTTTTTATTATTAATAGGCCTATATACACCCTGTTTAAATGCGCCTTTTTTATGAGGAGCCATTAGCCTACGAAGAACATTGGAGGGTCTGAATCTCCAAAACCAGCTGTAGCACCGGTAAAGAGCCTTTCTTCTAATTCTTTCTTTTCCTCTAACCCTTCCTGTAAAATACCAGCATCTAACCCTGTACCACCGAACAACTGAGCGTTACCGAACTTACCTCTTACTCTGCCTAATGTGATTTTAGTTAATGCGGTAGCATATTGATACACCCATGGCTCTTTAATTAAGTCTCTGAGAGATTTTTCTACATAGCAACTCAATACACCATAAAACTTTTCTCCAGTTTTAGGTTCCGGTATCATAAGTAACCGTTGCCTAACATCATCAAATTTAAAATAGCGTTTCGTTGAGAGCATTTTTTCACGCGTCTCTAACCATTGCTTTAATATGTACCAGCTAATTAAATCAAACCCATAGTTACCCATTGCATAGCTGAAATAAGTTTGTTGCGCTAAAGTCTGCTCAATTGTAAATAACGTATTTAAACTACTACTGGTCGATTCATCATAACTAAAAACGTCTATTACCTTTCTATGCTGTCTAGTAAGACCGTCAAAGTATCCTATATTACAACTCCTTGCTGTAAGGGCATCTCTAGTAGTAGTGTCACTCAACATACTCTTCCGGGTAGCAGTAACTAGCGCATTTGTATACTCGTTACCTCTCGTAGTAAGACCAATTTGTACGACGTTGGATCCAGAAGCTGAAAGCGAGCTTACAGCGGATACTATTGTTTGTGCTGTTGTATATACATCCCCGTATTGAGTTATACTAACACTGGCAGGACCACCGCTGGCCGAAGTACATGTAATTAAAGATTTTACTACATGAACTGATTCAGGTTCACCAGACAATGTAACTACAAATGTATATTCAGATGGATAAGTCGGAATCTCACCACAATCAAATTTAAATACTGATGTAAATTTTCCTCCATATGTATCATAACCAGCACCAGAAATAGTAGCTGTTGTAAGTGTGGGTAATAGTGTAGTTTCTCCAGCTGATGTTTTTACGTCAGCTTTACCATCAGTAGGAAATGAATAATTAGCAGACAATTCATTTGTAAGAAGAAATAATTCACTAAGATCTAATCCTTTACCTCGAGTGTATTTAGAACTATCAACAACTAAATGCTCTAAAGTATACCCAGCAAACTTAGAAAACATTTCTATCGATTGAGCTATATGAGTAAAAATCTGATTACCATGTAACTCGAGATTTATAGTAGGATAGCCTAAACCATAGGTTATCCTATCGGCTAGCTCTTGATAGGTATCAACTGAATTAGCAAGATATGTAGAGTATAGGTGACTTCCTGCGTCTAAATAAGTGTCTGTCCATGTACTAGTGGCCACATAATTATTTATGTCGGCAACGCTGAAGTTTCGCCACCAGCAGTAGGTTCAGGAGTAGGTGCTTCAGTATCTCCACCACCAGCAGCAGGCGCACCAGTACCAATTTCCGGTGGAATATCATCACCAGGACCTGGTGCTCCAGGAGCTCCTGGAGCGGGCATCGGCGCACCTCCAGCAGCTGGAGCAGGACCGCCACCGACAGCCCAGTCAGGACCGCCACCTCTGATTTGATCTAGTTCAAACTGTAAGGCTGCATCCTTTCTAAGCCACTCTCTATTAGCTTTAATTTGCTCATCTGTCCATCCGAGATATTCTTTTTGACCAAATCCTTGTGATATAGATTCATTAGCAACAACATTAGTAAAATTGTTGAGCTTGAGATCCATTATTTGTTGCCTACGTAATTCAAAATAATTACGTGGCGGTGTAAATGTCAAATCAAATATGTTTTCTCTTAAATCAAAATCTTTCCATATACGTTTTAATTTAAGATGAGTAATAAATGCATCTTTTAAGCCAATAGCAAATTGATGTTGAAGTCGGACGATAAAATTAGCAAACTTTAATTCCTCTCTCAAAACAGTCGCGTCGGCACTATATTGAGATGTTTCAGAATCAACTCGATTAGTAGGTACCTTAAGAGCCTTATATAACTTTTTAACGAAATAGTTTAAATCATCTAATTCGCCTAAATTTTGACCTCCGGGTAGTGTTTTAACTTCTGTTCCATTACTACCTTCTCTCTTCGGGAACCAATAGGCATCTAAAATAGACTGTGGATTAAATGAATCCACTCTTTTATTATCATCTAAGCTAAATGTTTTCTTACTCCAATAATTTTGCATTAACCGTCGAATATATCCTTCAGCTTTTGGAGCGCTCATATTACCAACATCAACATTAAACACTAACCGTTCTGGAGCACGAACTAATCGATATATAATAATTGAATCTTCAATTAAAGATAACTGTCTATATGCTCGACGGGCATTCTCAATAAACGGAATTCTAAAAGTTTTATTTTCATTCCACGTACCAGAATTTATATATGTAATCTGATTTTTTTCCATCGGAATAAAATCTTTATCACCATGAGAATTAAATTGTTCTTCTGCATCCTTATGATGTTTAGCCTTTCTAAGTAAATATGCTTTAATGTGCATATTTTGATAGTTATCATACACTGGATCTATCGCTTGAGTAGGAACATTTATAACACCTAATATTCCTTCTTTAACATGCTTCTCATGAATAATATTTTCAAAATAAAGCTCACCGTCAACTAACATCGACCTCACATATTCCCAACCACGTTCTTTAATATCAAATAAATTAATAAATTTACCAAACTCATCATTAAGTTGCTTTTTTACTAACGGATCAAAATCTACTACATCTCTTAATTCTAAATTAATTATATTTCCGTGTTCATCTTCATTGAGAAAATCATCACAGATTTCATCTAATGCATCTGCTACCTCAGCAAACTGAGCCATTGTCCTATAATCTCGTAAACGCCTGTACTTATCTACATCGAGTGTAGCATACATTAATTCATTATACATCCTATCTGCTAGGAACGAGCCTACAGGATGAGACGACTCCGGAGCCTTAGGAGCAAGAATAGAATGCTGGGCTAATAATTCTTTACGTAATGACCCAGCCTTATAGAAGTCTTTAAATTTAGGATTCTCTTCTGTTACGTCATCTATAATTGCCGCAGGAGATCTGTAGGGTAAATTATTTTGTATAAATTTTTGTAACCCTCTACCGAATGTTCCTTTTCTTCCGTCGTCAGCCATATTAATTAATTGTTATTGTTGTGTTTATATCTGTTAATAATGTCGCAAACCCTGCTTGATTAATTGGTACTACATCTACAATACCAGTTGCAGTTATTGTCGGGAACGTAACAGACATAACGTTATAATTATTTAATGTATAAGTGCCTCCTGTTCCAGCTTCAACTGATTGGGATAGGAAAAAACCAGTTAGTGCCGGACTAATTGTTGCTCCTCCGGAAAGATAAGAAAGAGAAGAAACAGTACTAGACACAGCAATATTTAAAGAACCTAATCCAAGGATATCTAACCCCCCGATTGTGCTTAACATCACTCCTTCTAAAGAGTCAAAATTATAACCTTCAAAATACCTAGTACCGGAAAACCCACAAGCAAGAGTTATATATGTATTACCAGCAGTAAATGTCGGACGACCAGATAACTCTCTGTGATCGTAGGTAGTACCTCCAGTTAAAGCACTAGTCAATGTCTCATTATATGTAATAAATTTACTCATTTCTATCTATACGTAAGAGGTGGCACCCCACGACCGTTCGCTGGGTTATGCCGAGCAACCTTGTCATTAGTAGACCCTGCTTGCCAATACATATTACCACCTATAGTTGCTGTTACTGCATCACTCCTACTATTTACAACTTTTATATCAACATTTTTATATCCTATATCTAAATCTTCACCCCTATATGCAGATAACCTAAACATCTCTGATATATTATCTATTCTATTTGCAACAGCGAACCTTCCACTACCACTATCACCTCCAGCAAAATTAAGACCAATAACCTTCCATGCAGATAAAGAGGAATTACCTTCATTAAATAAGGCATACCAGAAAGAACCGGAATCACCATCTTCAGTAGCTACTGGTTGATTGTCTTTACCTCTTATCTTTAATTGGTTAACAAATCCAAGCTTCGCGATCTTTTCGCCGTATCCTACAGTAGCTGAATATACTACATCCGCAACACTTAACTGACAAACAGCTGTTGTATTTGCGCTACCTGGATACCCTATAGGGCCTGTAGTTCTACCGGATTTAAAAACCGGTGCTCCTTCATTTACACCACCGGCTTTTAAACTATCTATTTCTGCAGTAGTTGCAAAGCCCATTGCAGAAACTCCTTGAACAGAGTCAGCCATATCTTCATCTTGTCTTGCTAAATTTAATTGCTTCCAGCTTTTATCTTTATCAAATAATGTATTGACAAAATTATTACCATTAACCACATCTGGGTCCTCGATAAGATGTACCTTTGTTATTATTAATTCATCGTCAGTGCTGCCACTATCTGTGTTTAAATAAATTCTTAACCCTTCGCTTGTATTACTCTGCACAGTAATTCTCGCTTCATATACATACCATTTACCTGCTGCCTGGACTAAACCGTCTCTTGAGTAAGGGAGGTTCACTGATGGATATACTAGGTCTGGGGCGACAGATTCTCCCCCAAGCGTTACTTTACCTTTCTCTGATTTAGAAATCCATTTATACCAAAACGACACTTTATAACTAGTAGATGCTTTAAGCGCACCAGGTACAAAATGTGAAGGAGCTAGTTCAACATACTGATTCGTTGTTCCGCCTGATTTAACATTAAGAACAGTATACCATGAAGCTCTCTGCGAAACAGCTCCTCCATCAGCTTCACGCCACTCGTCATCTGTTGTAGTATATGTAAGAGTAGTATTCGAAGATCCTTTGCTCCAATTACTACCCGAAGAAATCATACGTGTATTAGCTCCTGAAATATATGGTCCCCAATTATGTATTACCACAGTATTATTATCGGGTTGTTCAAGGGCAAAAATAGCAACATCTATTTTATTATTAATAAGTGAGAGAGGATAAACTCGCTTTACTGTACCTATCTTGTATTTATCAATTTCAGATTTTTGCTTTCCTGTACCGTTAAACTCAAAAACGTCCGTTGCCGCATATGGTTGGTATAAGTAGTGATGCGCCTTCCAATTATCAGCAAATGATCGCTGATAAACCGGGTATCTTGTTTCATTGGGTGACGGTGTAGTGTCATTAGCACAAAGAAACGAATAATAAGTCAACCCTTCATTACTAGTATATGCTGCATGAGGCTCATCATTTTCTATATTATCCGTATTCATATTACCGATTAACATCATTTTACCGATAACATGATTATTAGAAATTCCTACCACAGTATTATCATCCCTATCTATACATAGTCCTCCTAAAGTACCAGTACCATGGCTCATTTTTTTATAATCGTTTAAAAAGCTATAACCGTGAGGCGGTATAGTGCCTAATGATATACCACCAACTACCGGTCTATGAATACCTTTATGCGCACTTACAGGCAGAAGCCATGAATCTTCCCGGAATCTATTAAACCACTGGTGAGGAAAATGATGACAAAATTCTTTGTCATTAAAACCCCTAATCTTTGTAAGCTCATCCTCTTCGTGAATACATGCTCTAACATTAGTAACACCTTCTTGAACATCTGTTTTTACTGGTTCACTCACACCAGGTATAGTAATACTCTGCGGGAATACATCACTACCTTTAATCTCATTTAAAGGTAGTTTTTTTTCTACTATTAATGTAATACCTACATCTCCGGTCCGCTCACCGTTTGTGTACTTATACTGCCAGCCCATCGCTTTCCAATTTGGATTAGAATTCGACAAATCAGCGATTTTCTTTTTAATGAGTTGGAATTCTTGATGACTATAACTCATGACCAATACCTCACATATAATTGATTTGGATGATTTTTAGTAGTAACATCCAATTGTATACTATCAAGACTAATTGGGTTCATTATTATAACGTTAACGTAACACAATTCAGTAAACACTGGAAGAGAAACAGATATATGTTTATCATCTATTAACCGATACGTTCCAACATTATGTTCAACATTAGTCTTAGCAGTTTCACTTAACTGCCAAGTAAGGAGCGCCGGACTAATAGTCGCTCCACCATTATGCCACGTAAAACTAGTCTTATCTGTTGCTTTATAAAGTAAACTAGGAGTTGTCGGACCATAATCGATAGTTGGTACATCCCACACCGCATCACCTGTTGGAAATCCTTCACCATCTACTGTACTTAACAATACTGTACGTACGGAGCTAAAATTATGACCTTCTAGTGTTATCTGATTTTTATAAAGCTGATGCTCATAATATGTTATTGATGGTGAAACAGTAGTATCCTCCCATTCGAATCTTTGATTTTTATGAACACCGGGTTTTCCACAAAGTACTTCAATCTCAGTAGACGTTGAAGTTATAACAATACCGCCGGT